ATGAACGAAGACCTCCCAGAAGTTCCACCGGAAGCAGTCGCGGCCATCGGCCAGATGATGACCACGACCGGGCAGCAGACGATCGCCAAGTTGGCCCCGGACGAGGGTATAAAGAACACTCCATCACTGATCGAAGGCCTGAAGAACGGCAGGGTGCCAGGTACGGCAATAGTGGAATGGCGCGACGAGAAGGGGCCGCTCCAGGTGAACGTCATTGACTTCCTCATGCAGCCCATCCTACGCGCCACGGACCCAGCAAGCGGACAGACCGTGCGCGTAAAGTCCTCAGCAGTCCCCGACGGCACATGGAGATGCCTGCATTGAGGCCGCTAGACCCAAACGAAGCCCTACAGTTGGCTGCGGAGAGGTTCGAAACCGCATGCAAGCAGCATGGTCTATTCTACGACCTCACCTCGGACGAGGCGAACGAACAGGGCTTCCTGCTTAAGGACAAGAACGGAGCAGAAGACGTCTACAGGGACGTCCTCGGACTCATCGACGGCCTCAACGTCCACCTGGACGTCGACCGCAACCGCAAGGATGGAGTCCTCTTCCTCTTCACTCCAGAAGCCATACAGGACGGATACTGGAAGAAGCCAAGGAAGAAAATAGACTACAGTATCTTCGCCAACGATGATGACGCCAAGGCCGTAAGACAGGGACGCGCCATCGGCATGAAGAACCACCCCGCCATGAAGCACAGGTCCAGGAGGTCCAACGAAGAACTCATGGACCGCATAGACCTCGCCATGTCCGAAGGGCAGTACAAGTCCCCGACAACCAAGCACCTACGCTCCCAGAGCGGGTTCCGCAGTTCCTTCGGAAAGACGAAGTCCTTCGGAGGAATGACCGAAGGCGGCCCCTATACAGGAGCCGGATCCGGCAGCTCAATACCGCCTACCATCGAAAAGACCGGCAACCCCGGAGTCTCCGGCTACGCCAGGACCAACGACTGGCTCGGCAAGGGCAACGGCGAAGGACCCATCACGAGGCCCTACAACAAGCGTAGAAACGCCAGGAGCAACCCCAAGACAATAGGCGGGCCGACCGTCAAGGAACAGGGCCTCCTGAACGCCATAGACGCCGCCATAAACGAACGGACCATACCCAGACAGGTCGCAACCGTCGGACGGACCAACGACCCCCGACCACGGCGCAAGGGCAGCAAGAAAGTCCCCGGACCAGCCAAGTTCGGCGGAACAGAAGGCCCAGAAGAGCTGCTCGGCGAACCAGACAGGAATCCAAGGGCAGACAACAAGCTCGGGAAAGACCCAAAGGTCGTCCACAACGAGCCAAACCCCATGCTGACCACCAAGAGGCGGAACATGGCCAGACCACTCGGCGTGTTCGGACCGTCAGACCGCAGCAAGCCGGCCGGAGGCACCGCCTACGACCAGGAAGGAAGCAGGGGCAGCAACGTTAGGGTGCAGCACCCACCGGACAGAAGCTTCGATGCCTCATCACCAAAGATCTCCGTCGGAAAGTCCAGAAACGACCCGCCAGCCAAGGACAGCAACCTAGTCCAGCTGGGACGCCTTGAAAAGTACGACCCCGTCTACGAAAGCGTCTACCGTCCAGAGGACGGCTACGAGTTCATGCAGCTGCTGGTACGCGAACTTGGCCTTCTCACCGCCCCAAGGAAAGTCGTGCTCCCCGACTCGGAGTTCGTCAAGGCCTGCGACGGAGACGTCCGCCTGGAGTTCACGGAGGGGACCGGAGACAAGAGAAGGTCCGGAACCCTCACCGTATATAGACGTGGCCGCAGGTTGTCCACGATGGACGTCGACCTGGAGGACGGAACGACCGTCGACGCAGCCACGAAGAAGATCCTGGAGAGACTCTAGTGGCTGTCCCCGAAAAGGACAACAGGATAAGGCTCTTCCCCACGGAGGTAGACTTCGACCAAGAGGTCGGGGTGACCGGCCAGGCGCACGACGGATTCCCTGCGCCGGGACAGCAGCCAAGGTTCGACTGGATGCGGTCGTTCCTAATAGGTCTCCTGGCGAACCAGTCCTCCGACGCGGAGCCGTTCGAACACAGGACCGGAACCCTGTGGTTCAAGCGCGCCGGCGAGGACGCCATGAAGGTCTTCGACGGCAGCACATGGAACGACCTCTCGCAGCACGTCGTCCTGGAGGACGTGGATGGAAGGAGACTGTCACTGTCGGAGTGGTTCGACGAAGCTAGTCCCGTCCTTGACCGGATACAGCCCGAGGTGACCTTCAGCGGATCGGCAGTGCTGGCCACGACCGAGATAGCCGTTCCCGACGAGCTGACCAGCTCCATCGGACGCACCATGAGGCCCTTCGTGCACGTCAACGGGCTGCTCCTGGACCCACGAACCGTCAGCCTGTCGGGAACCGGTCCCTTCAAGGTAGTCCTGACGGAACCGATGTCCGCAGGGGACAGGTTCACGGTGATCATCGAGCCGGTGGCCGTCTTCGTCGAGGAAGACGTCATAGCCAGATAGGGAGGGGCAGGATGAAAAGGATCACCACGCTGCAGGAAGCCTATGCGGCGTTCTTCCCACACGACGACCACCACCAGGGTGGTCCAGACAAGGGTGCACACGGCATCATCCAGTTCGTGATAAGGGACCGGAACGGCAACGTCCTGCGAAGACACTTCGAACCCAACATAGTGAAGATATTCGCCAAGGAGATGCTCGCGCACCGCCTACCCTCCAGCGAAGTCTGGGACCCACAAGCAGACAGCGGCACTGGAAACTGGATAGCGTCCGGGATAGACCCGACAGAGGAGTTCGCCGCACGGTACGTCCTGTTCGGCGCGTCCTTCGACACGGCAGGCCTCCCGCTTGACCAGGACGACAGCAGGTTCTACGTGGACGACCCGGTCACCGGCAAGAAGGTACCGGTCAGGCTCGGCCCCGGGGCTGAGTTCGACGGCGGACTGATCAACGCCATACCCTTCTCCGAGCCCGACAGATCCCTGAAGAAGGTTGAAGTCACCTCGTTCCAGGCCACCTTCCAGCCAGCCGGCAGCCCCCTCCAGCAGGACGACGTCCGCGGCGTCAGGAACATCGTCCAGCTGCAGACCACCCTCAGGCTGGACGAGTATAACGGCTTCGGCCTGACCGACGCCGACTTCTTCACCATCACCGAGGTCGCCCTGGCGGGCGGACGAAAGATCGGGCTGGTGGACCAGTGCGACTGCACCCCGAGGGAACTATTCCTGGAGGGCGCGGCTGGCACGGCCACCGGGACCTCACCGACCAGCACCGGTGGGACCGGCGGCAGCCTAGTCCCGATCCCGGCCACGGCCAACGGAGGCGACGTCGTCACCCTGGACAATTCCTTCACCGACGTCGACCTGATCAAGATAGGAGATCAGGTCAGGCTGGCCGGACGCTCCGACGGACCCACCGAGGACTCATTCGGGCAGGTCACCCCCTTCTACCTGGTCATAAACAAGCTGCCTGGGGGCCGCGACGTCCAACTGGACAGGGACGTGGTCGACGGAGCGAACGACCCCATCACTGGCTCCGTGGGCCTATTCCGCGACACTCTCCGGATCTTCTCCCACAGGATCCTGTCCGTGCCGCTAAAGAAGTCCTCAGACTTCGAGATAGACGTCATCTGGTCCATAATCTTCAATTGACGACATGGTCCATGCCGATATTGTGCAGACATGGATAGGCGCGAACGCGACCAACTAATATGGGAACATAAGTGGATCGCTGAATACCTCGTAAACAGGCTGCGTGCGCGTGGCCTGGGACGCGACATCTGGCAGGAGGCCATGCTCGGTCTCCTGATGGCTGCGGAACGGTATGACAAGAAAAGGGGTAAGTTCGTCAAGTACGCATTTCCCTACGTTCATGGGCACGTCATGAACGCCATAAACAAGACCATGACCGGACACATATGCAAGATTCCATACGAAAGGCTATGGTACTACGTCCAGGTCAATAACTGCCGGACCATATTCGAAAGAGAAGGGCCGGAACAGCTAGCTGACTTCGACCACAGGCTACGGACCACGATGCCGAGGAACGTCTTTATAGGATGGCTCACGTACAAGGCAATGAAGGAAGAGCTGGACGAGCATCAGCACGAGGGTCGGCATGAAGGCAGGGCCTGCGACGTACTGGAGGCCATCCTCAACGAGGAGCTCAGGGAGGCAACCAGGACAGCACTGGACGAGTTGGAGGGCAAGCATAAAGCACAGGCGCAGGTTCTACGGATGCGGTACGGCATCGGATACGCAGAGATGTCCCTGCAGGCCATCTCCGAGAAGCTCGGATGCACCAGGCAGAACGTGCACATCCACCAAGGCAAGGCAGAAAAGGCCATGCGCCCCCTGCTCATAAAGCACCTGTCAAAGGTTTACGGGGACTGGTGGTGCGGTACTGATCCCCAGAAGGGAGGCGCGGATGACCGAAGAACAGCTAGTAGAGCACATCACAGAAGGACTCAAGGAGTCAATAAAGGAACAGGCAAGCAAAGAAGGCATATCCATACAGCACGCAAGGACGGAGCTGATGAAGGGACTACTCGAAATCTACGTTCCAAAAGGGAGCGTGCAGTCTGACAGGATCGGATATTGCGGGAAATGCGACGCTGCGATATTGGACGGTGAATGCGGCTGCAGCTAGCGGGCATGCTTTCTTGGCCTCGTCATGACGCCGAACGAGATGTCCGGAAAGAGCCTGGACGAGACTCCACGCTTCTTCATCTTCTCCTGCTGCCGAAGGACGTTCGACGGAACGCTCCTCACTACCCGATAGGGTTCAGGCAACCCCTCCCTGCCCGCCTCCGGTTCGCCAATGGACGACCTGCCTGCTGATATCCTCGGCACCTCCTCTAGCCGCTTGACCAGCTCAGCCTGGTTCTCCTCGCTGCCCTCTTCCTCTGGCTCCTGTATCAGGTCCGCCATCGGGAGTGCGTCGACTATTGCATCCACAAGCTCCTGCATCGTTCCTCCATGACCACGGCGCGCCGTGACCGGACTAATCCTTAGCAACGCCTGCCTCACCACCTCCGGCCCAACCTGACCACTCTGCCTAACGTCCTGCGGAATCCTCCTTACGAGATCCTGCAGGGCCCTCTGCACTATCCTACGCTGCCTTACGGTTAGCTCAAGGAGTAGACCAGAGAGGCTCTCGCACAGCCGCTCCTCAGTCACTAGGAGCCCGCAGCCGGAGAAAACCTCGGCTAGTTCGGCAAGCAGCAGGGAACGGTGCCCAAGGACCATATCAAGGTCTTCAATCAAGCTCATGCCGTATCTTTGCACTCCTGCTGCCGGACCTCACCTCGTACCTACCAGGATCTATTGAATTACTGTCGCTGTACCTGTCGGAGCTATTCGAAAAGCCACTCCCCTGGTTCACGCGCAGGAGAACCCTCGTCGGGAACTTGAAGATCTCCATGATGGGACTGCGCAGCCTAGATAGATACACGGTCACAGCTCCCTCGCATAGGCCATAATTAGGCCTGACCATCGTTCCCGCGAAGATAGTCTGGCAACGATTGTCCAACAAACTTGCGTATAAACTCCTCCTGTACTGGCATGGACAGACCATACTTCCTGGCTTCAGCGATCGCACGCTCCACATTCCAGCCCTGTGAGATCCTGTAGCACGCCACGAACGTCCCCGTGCGCCCCCTGCCAGCCTCGCAGTGAACGAAGAAGCGTCCCGCATCATGATTGCGCAGGACCCGCAGAAACTGCCATACCTGCGACATGGTAGGAGCCGTGTTGTCGATGACCGGAATGCGCAGGTTCCCCATACTTAGTTCCCTACTAGCCTCTCGGTCAATGTCCCTCTCGGCAGCAAGGTTAATACACGTCCTGACACCCATCTTGGCCAACGCCCTGTAGTCAGCCATGTTCCTAGGCCGCGATCCACGAACTAGGTCGCTGGATACCTCGGCCACATAATGTCTGACAGGATACCATAATCCGAGAAACTCAAGAAGCCCAATAAGCTTCCCTATAACGTTCTTGACGTAGTCAAACATGGTCCATTGCTCCTTAACCTGGACTGAATAGGCTAAGTCCTACAGGCTGATCCAGGCGTTGCCGGTGAAGAACTTCAGCAGAGTACCATCGAACCAGAAGTCACTGAACTCAGGGTTTCGCCCAAGGAGGCAGGTCAGTCTTGGAAGGATGTGCGTCTCATAGTCCATGTTGTCCGCAGAGAGGCCCTCCGCGTCCACCACTAGCTTGACGATCGGATGCACCAGGCCGCCAACATAGCCAACCGGCTCTATATGCGGATTCTCGCGCAACTCGTCCGGGAAGCCGGGCTTGGTGCGGAAGTCTATTGCATCGCCCAGGCCGTCGTCCTTCTCGGTCACGTAGCGGTTGTCGTCCGACGGATTTACCGGAACCTCGCGGCGCGCGGTGGAACCGGCCAGCGCACTGAACTGGTCCCTCGTGGGCGACCACCTCGGAGATCGGTCCACCGAGAGGAAGGACAGGATCCCGGCGTCCTGGGTGAAGGTAGCGAGCGGCGGCACGTCCAATATGGCAAGGAAGCTATTGAAGAAGTTGTCGACCTCGTCCGTGGTAGCTCCCCACAGGCTGCTCAGGACGACGTGACCCGACCCGAAGCCCTGCATGAACGACTCAGACTCGGTCCCTACGCGCCCAAGAAGATCGTCCGACGGCACTATGTCTACGACCGTGCCCGGTGCCATGCTCCGTTCCAGGGTGAGGGTTCCGAACTCCACGTCCTTCGGAACTCCTGCTGGATCTATCGAGTGGGTAGAGAAAGTGATCTTCAGGCTGCTGGCAAGGTCATCCAGCCGCTCTATGCTGGAGAGCCAGACCGGGAAGTTCTGCCTGGTATCGTCGTCGCTCGCCTCATCCCTCTCGGGAGCGGTGATGCTCATCTCTGTGAAGAGGATCTTCGGAACGGTTATGCCGTTGACTGCCGTCCTGCTGGCCCCGATCCGGAACGGGAAGTTAGTAGCCTCCAGCCACGAGTTGACGTTGGCGTTCTGGTCCGGGATGGCGTTCCAGGCACTGTCCACCAGAATTCCGGTCCCATGATCGAGGGCGGCCTCGAGGAAGTCATCCGGCGTGGTGATGCCACCAGGACCAGTGCCTACCATCTCGTACACAGCCGGAACGTCGAAGATGCCGTCGCTGTCGCTGTCGGTGGCCCCGTCGGGCGGTGCGAGCTTCTTGAAGAAGTCCTGGACCGCAGCGTCCGCGAGGTTCTGCGTGCGGAAGGTGACGAAACCGTCCACGGTGGTCGCCTCGCCCGGATCGATCGGGTTCGGCTCCTCTGCAGAGTCGGCTATCGTGATGCGATTGAGCTGATAGGTGAACACGCTGTCGATGAGGTAGTCGACGAAGAACATCGCCACCTCGGAGGCGGACCCCTTCTGTTGGGCGCTGAAGACAAGCCTGAGCTTTCCGGTTATCGCGTCCCCGGCACTGCCGCCAATGTTGGTCCCGCTGATGCGCTTGATCTTCATGAGACGCAGCAGCTCCCACTTCGCGGGGAGGCTGACGTGCATGTCCCATATCCACGAGAGGGGCAGGACGGTCTCCTCCGTGCCGGTCTTCACCTTTGGAGTGACCAGGAACGGGAAGAGGGACTGATGGCTGAGCCTCAGCTCGATCTGGTCGACCGCCTTGGCGAGGATCAGCTGCCGGACCACGATGTCGACGTCGGGCCTGTTCAGGACTTCGAAGAACACTGGGTCGAGCGCCGTGAGCCACCGTATATTCAGCGAGGCGTCCGTCGTGAACCTGTCGAAGAGGTTGCCTGGAGTTATCGTCGGTATCAGGCTGGCGTTTACGGTAGGCATCTAGTGCTCTCCATGGAATGTCTCCGTTAGGTTTGACCGCGCACTCTGTCTAGTCAAGGTCCAGGGCACGCCTCCCAATGCCGTCCTCGGTACGCTGCTCCGCCTCGCCACGTTCTCTTCCGGCTTCCTGTTCTGCAACGTGCCCATGCCCGCGTTCGGGCAATAACTCCGAGAGCCGCTTGAGATCAGGTCGTCGTTCCTCCCTATCAGAGTTCAGACTTGGATGATCCAGATCCTCCGCACGCAGCGCATCGTTCCTCACATACATGTCGGGCAGCGCATTGTTCCTCATCACATACATGTCGGGCATCTGAGGACCGGCATTGTCCGACGCCGTCAATCTCCAGCCAATGGCGCTGGTCATTGGTCACCTCCTGTAATGATCGCTGCACACTGGGCAGCCAGAACCATCCTTCACGAAGACGTTCAACGCCACAAGGTCACTTGACCGTACGAACGCAAAAGGACTCCCATCACGGCCATTGTATCCAACCTCCACCCTTATCTTTCCCGACACTATCCTCTCCTGCAGCATACAAGTCCTGATAAGGCAGAAGGAATGCAGGTCGCTGCCACCGCCATGATATCCGGCCAGAAGCATGTGAGTCAGCACCTCAGGCTCCGCTCTGATACAGGCCCACGGTATGACCATCGACGGATGTCCTAAGACCGTCGTACCGAGCCTACTGCCATGCCTGACGAAGTTCTCGTGGCTGCCGACGACGATCCCGACCGACCACCGGTGCCGGACCGAGTCCACGTCCTCGGTCATCAGCATAGCATCACCGCCGGACCTCTCTAGACCGACGAAGCCATCTATCCTCGCCAGTGCCTCTTCAATGGTCATACAGCACCTCGGACGGATTGAGCAACACAGGACTAGTTACCAGGACGGGGCCGAAAGACCTGACCACCCCCATACACGAACCGACTATCTCTGTGCTATCCGGATCCATCGTCCCGCCGTCGCCGGACATGACAAGCGTCACTGCGCCCCCGCGCATCTGTACAGTAGCGACGCCCGCGCGACCCTCAGACTGCACAAGGATAGGCCGTCCAGACCTGACGTCATTGGGTTCGTCCAGCAGCAGCAGGTCTCCCCGCCTGACTCCGCGGTCAGGATCCACGTCGCTGCCCTCCACGCGCAGGGCGAACGGATCCAGCCCGCCAAGGTCCGCGTCCAGCCTGGTCATCCTAGCCCCTGGAGGCTCCCAGAATAAGCCCCCGGATGACACGGACCCACGAACCAGGAGCTTCCTGCGCTCGCCGTGCAGGAAGCTCCTGTCCGCTATGACGTACACCTGTCCTCTATTCGACCTCGGAGTCCTGGACAGCACTCCTGCGGACACCATCTCCTCCATCTCCTCGGCAACCTGCTTGTTGGACGAGCGCATCAGCAAAGCCACTGCTGAAGCCGTCGGTGCTACACCGTCCCTGCGGATGCAATCCCACACGATGTTCAGAATAACCGTCTGCCGGCCCGTCAGCACGGCCCCGCGCCTGAGATGCCGGTTGGGCATTGACCCCTTCAGCGCATCCAGGACCTCTCCTGCAGCAACGCCCAGGATGGACGCTATCTGAACGACCGGAATACCGTCCGAGGCCAGGCGCGAGACCACCACGTCAAGACCTGGACCCTCCTCAATAAGGCCCGCCATGGAGAGATGATATTCTATCACCTCCCTGCGCATACAGAGGCGGGACATTATTGTGCCGACCGGCATGCCGTCCCGGTGCATTGAGGCGATGGTGTCAGTCAGGTCCATACCTAGTTTCAATCCGCGCTCCCACCGGAGCCACGACGTCCGGCTCCTCCCTCAGCACGCACAGGAAGTACCGCGCCGACAGGCGACCGCCGTCCCTGGACCACTCGGTCACGCACACCATGGACGGACAGGCCGCGCCTATAAACCCGTACGTCATCTGGTCTACGCGACGATCTCCGTCCGTCCCAGACATGGAGCAGGTAGCCAGCTCATGTCCATGCGCACCCAGCAGCGCAGAGAATGCATCAAGGGACGTCTCTATCAGGCCATACTTCATATGAACATCCTCCAGTCCTATGTATCGTAGATATGAAAGGAGGCCAGCACCATGATCACGATAATGACCGTGAACCACGACACTCCAAAGTTCATCGAACTGTGCATCAGGGCGGTCCACCTCCGCACGAACATACCATACCGACACCTGATCATCGACAACGGCTCCCGCCCAGCAACGAAGACCCTGCTCCGGGAGTTCAAGGGAATGGGATGGATAGACCTGTTAGAGAGAAAGGCCGCCAAGGGAAGCTGGGGGCACGCCGAAGCTCTTGACCAGGTTCTGAAGAAGGAGTTCGGCCTGGTCTGCCTACTGGACTCAGACGCCTACCCAGCGGACCCAACATGGCTCCGCTTCCTCCACGACGGACTGATCAGGAACAAGGCCTCGGCCATAGGATTCCCGCACTTCCGGGACGCCACGCTGCTGCATCCAGCCTGTATGCTCTTCAGGCACAGCGACTTCGTCGCCGCAGGCAGGCCAAGCTTCAGGATCAAGGGCTCTCTCCGAACCAAGTTCTGGGACACCGGCATGATAGTCTGCAGGGAGATGCGCCGCAAGGGCAAGCTGGTCCCCTGCGACGAGAAGGAGCTCGGAAGGATGGTCAAACACAGATGGAGAGCAACAAGGGCCGAGGTCGCAACGCACCGCAGGCAGAACGTGCTCGACGAAACGCCGCTCATCAAGTATGCCAGGAAAAGCAGAGACTGGTTCAAGGACCCATCCGCAATGGAAGCTCTCGACCATCATTAACGCGGCAACGGACAGGGAGGCACATACAGGACCTCACCAGGAACGTCGTCCCCACCCATCACGTAGTGCCTAACTTCGCACAGGTGATAATGATAGCATTTCACCTCATGGCACGGATTTATGACGTCATATTGTTTCGACAGCAGGAACGCTATCCTGTTGTCGCACCTCATCTTCCCCATGTAGAAGTCCGCCTTGACGTCAGGAAAGCCGCCACGCACGATCCAGGCGTCCTGGCTGTGCTGGTTGCTACACGGCACTGGGTCCATTAGACAACCGTCCCGATAATCCCACCGTGAGAGCGCAAGACAATAGTTGCGCCAGTTCCATCCCTTAAGCAGGACCATGGACCCAGCATCCAGGACGATATCGGAATTCGCCACGGCATTTACATCGCCACCATGCTCCCTGGTCAACCTGAAGTAGTCCCTGTACGTCGGGCGGCCTTCCATGACGACAGTATGTAGCCTCGACCAGTTAGCATACCCGAACTCGCTCTTCAGATGGTCCAGGCGTTTGGCGTCCTTGCCGTTCGCCAGGACCACCACCAGGTCAAGCTCTGGATTGCACAGGTTCTCCACCAGGCAATAGTCGAGCTCGGTCTGCCGCCTGGGCTTGGCATCCACGTAGTAGTTGATGAATAGATTGGCCTTCATGCGATACCCTGCTCACTCCGCATCAGGAGGGATGATCCCGGCGGCCTCTATGTCCTCTAGACTATATACCTTCCTTCCACCGGCCATGCCGACCGGCTTACAACGCTTCTCGATCTCCCTGACGTACTCCCTCCAGTCCTTCGGCTTAACGTCCTCTGGGCCATCCCACCAGTGCACGCAATGGACGCCATCCTTCCTTTCCGGGCAGGGCGTCTCCTCCAGACCGGTATAGCCACAACCACAGCATCTGCCCATGACGGGATCGCCCATGGTTAGATCTCCAGTGTTCAGCGGCCAATCCTCAACCACAGCAAGAACCTGTACTTCGGAGGCTCCCTCACGCGCCTCAGACAGTTCAGTTCAGAATATTCGCGCTCCGACATGGAACACCGCCTGGCCCTGTCGTAGACCGTCTTCTTGTGCACGGACGAACCATCCACGGCGACATAATGATAGCTGGGAGAGGTCATCCCGTCGGCCAACCAGTTGGCGGCAAGATAGATCGTCCCGGAGTGTCCCTGCGCAGGATCTGCGAACGACGTCAACAGCCTGACCTCAGGATTCTCCCGACCATACCTGGAGACAGCCCTGGACAACAACCACGACGCGAAGTTCTTCCGCTGATAGTCCGGGTGAAGGCAGAACCTCACTAGCTCCCGGACCTCGGACTGCTCAAGGCCATGCCTGGACGCCATCTCCGCGCGCACCACCGGACCGACCGTCACCGCCCCGACCAGCGTTCCACCAAGGCGCGCACCGACCGTCCAGCCACGCCTGCCGGACCTACCCAGATAGTGGAAGGCCCCATAGAAGTCAAGGTACTCACTGGCCGGAACCGTCTCAAGACGGACCTCGTCGAACGAGAACTCCATCGGCGACATGGCGAGCCCGATCCTCCGCTCCAACTCACCCAGGTCGTCGCCGACCACCATGAACCTGTCCCGGTAGCGGGCGAATCCCGCCATTATCTTCTCCCGCTCCTTCGGCTTCCTGGCAAGCCACTCGGACTTGGTCTCCACCACGAGGAACTCACCGTTCGACAACCAGATCCGGAAGTCAGGGACGAAGTGTCTCTCCCTTCCCCCCGAACTCATACGGCACGAGGTCAAAGTCCCTCTCCAGACGGACGACACGCCCGTCGGAGTCACACGCCTCTATCAGCCGGAGCTCGTACGACGAGTCATGGTTAAGCTCGCCGAACCTCGTGGACACCGTACCGCGCCTTGACCGGACCAGTCCGCGCCTTCGCAGGTCCGAGATCAGCAGCGACTGTCTACGCCTCCTGTCCAGGTCTGACCACAGCTCCGACTGCTTCCTCCGGACGACCTCGACGTACTCCGGATGGTCCTCCCAGAACTTCCTTCCAAAGACGGCACCGACCTCGGCGCAGTACCTCCTCGTCTCCTCGACGTGCCTGCGTCCATGAAACGGATTGCCACCGCCAGAGAACATCTCGGACACAGCATCCGGCCTCACGCCCTCCCCGACCAGGATCCGCTTGACTGCCTCGACGGTACAGCCGAACCTTGCCGCAACCCTGCTCATGGAGCCGACCGCACGATACGCACCGAGCACGGCCCCACGGTCGAGCCGCTGGTTCCTCCTCGAGATCGAAACCTTCTCTATCCCGTACTTTCTCAATCTATAGTCGACGAAGCCCACTCCCCTGCCGATGAACGAGGCTATCGCCGGCATGCCGTATCTGCAATATGCGTTCCTGAACCACTCCTCCGTGTCCTCATATGGCGGCAGGTCGGTCGGTACGGACTCACTGCGACGCTTGCGCACCATCCGGGGCTTCCGGACCGGCACTCCGCCCTCCACGAGGACCTTTCTCACGACATAGGTGGACACGCCATGCCTGCTGGCCACCACGTGCATGCTGTCGCCGGACCCATACTCCCTGCAGATGACCGCGCGGTCAATGCCGTCCACGGCCACCTTCACTTCATGCTTCTTGAGCACGCGACCGACCGCAGCGACTGACCTGTCGGTATCCTCGGCTATCCTGGAGACCGTCAACCCACGCCCCCGGAGCGAGACCACCCTCCTCACGAACTCCGGATCGAACCTAGACCTCTGAGCACCTGACCTAGATCGAGACAGGCCAAGATGTCTGAACAGCTTCCCGACCGTGCGCCGCGGAACGCCAAGCAGGACACCTATCTCCGCCTGAGTCTTGCCCTCGCCGAACCACGCCCTCACGCGCTCCTTGTCGGACTTGGAGAACGTCTCGTGAACAGGAACCGGAACAGAACCCATGAATTACCTTCTCCCGAGCACCTCTACGAAGAACTCAACCGGAGACCTCACCCTGTTCCTGGAGCGTAGCGGCACCACCCTGGCACGGAACCGGGAACACACGAAGTCCCTAAGCCTTCCATCAAGGTGCAGCACCGTCCTTCCGACCTCCAGGGCACGCCCTATCAGGCCCACGACGAACGACCCAGCCCACTCCTCAAAGCCACCATAATCCACGCCGTCCAGATAGTCCTCCTTGTTCCAGAACGGCGGAGAAGTGAACACGAATCCATCACCCGGCCACCCCGCATCCTCCCACCTAGAGTTCAACAGGACGGCGGAACTGCCTAGATAGTCACGGAGCCCAACGAGCCCAGGAAAGCAGATCCCCGGATCAGTGCCCCAGTAGTCCAGCCCCAGCACGTGTGACGCAAGTAATCTGTTGCCCCAGCCGGCACAGGGATCGACCCACCGGCCCGACAGGTCTAGCGTCCTGACCGCAGCCATCACGGCAGGACACCCGAGCAGGGAAGCTCTGGACATCCCGACGAACATCATTTCCCTCAATAGCCTCCTCGGACCTATCCTCGAACCAGGGTTTAGAAATAGGCGCTCAACGCCCTTGCGCACCAGGTCAGAGCGCAGGCCAGCAACTGGCGGTTGCCCGTTCAAGGAGACCCTCCAGACGTCCGGCTGAAAGCTACAGACAACCTCGTTGCCTGCGGAGTGCAGGTTCCTTATGGACTGGCCGTCCATGAACTGCCCAAGATCAGTCCCACGCAGTCTCTCAAGGTCACCCTCCCTGTCGAACCATCCCGGAGCGGACCAGCCCTCCTCAAGTACGAGACCGGTAACGCGGTCAACGACCTCATGGACGTCGGTCCTATGCCGCACGTCGCCCTGCGGAATGCACAACTCAAAGTCATGCATCGACCTCCACCGCAGGACCTCCCTGCCCCAGAACTCGTCATATCTGGCATGCTTCCTGTCCAGGAAGACGGTTGCTCCATCATAGAGCCAATCGAGCAGGACAGCCAGTCTACTTCCACCATTCCACTTCAGCTCGTGCACGGACCCACGGCGGCGGACCGCTCCGGACAGGCCGATTGCCGAATGGACCCGCTCGTCCATGGACCGCAGCGGGCCGGCATGGCGGCAGACGATGTTGACGTACCATGAGGACGTCTTGCCGGACCACCTGGACAGGCACCCGTCACCGTCAAAATAACCACGCAGGAAATGACGGAACGAGCAGTCCGGGACATGTCCTATGATGGAAGGATCGCCATTCTCCTTGTACCGCTGCCAGCCAAGGCCGAGCAATCTCCTGGACATGCCGGTTGAGTTGAAGACGAGCCCCTTCCTTGGGTGTTCACGGTCATCCGCGACAAGCCTGCCCCGATGTCCTATGGCGGCCTGCAGTTTCTTGAGGTGACCGCCGTCGGATTCCTTCAGGAAGACGCGCACAGCACGCCTGGTTCCTGCCGACTTGGCCAGGCATCCGTCGGCAAGCAGGAATCCGAGCCAATAGGATGGCTTTTCTGCCTCAAGGTCGCCAAAGAAGTCTTCTCGGAGCCTGAACTTCCTTGTTCCGGTAGACCTTCCCTTGAGGCCGAGCCTGCGCCAGTAACGACGCACCGTGGTTATTCCACAGCCGAGCTCTACCGCCATTCTTCTCTGCGTGAAGCCGTCTGCATGGAGCTTTATGATGACATTTTCGTCCATTGATAGAAGTATCCAGTAGAAGTATCCAACAGTATGTTTGTATCGGACAAGCTGTTCAAATAAACTATCTCAACACCAACTGGCGACTTAGATGAGATGTCTTCCTATAAAAAGAGGCCCCGGAGGATGTGCTCTCCGGGGCCTCTTATGCCCGTGCCTATTATGACAAGGTGCGGAAACTACAGGTTGGAGACTGTCACAACACCGTAGTAAAGTCCGCCGTCCTCGATGAGTTTCTTGCCGTATCGGGTCATGATGCCCTTGGAAGGCGTGAAACTGTTCGGATCGAGGACCGTGGGGGTGCTCAGGAGCGGTATGTACGGCGCGTAGAAGTACCCGCTGTCGAGCACCGAGTTGCCCTTGAAGCCGAGCAGGATCTTGCAGTTGGGGAAGAGCGGATCCTTGTAGAGCCGCAGCTTGCCCTGGATCGTTCCGGCGGAGGTGATGCCGATGTCGATCCCGTCCTGGGCGAGGGCGTCGGAACCACGGAAGTCATTCAACTGCTCGAACTTGGAGGCGATGTCGGCAGAGGTCACCATCCAGTTGGCCGGCCCGCGGAGGGTCGTCCTGTGGATGATGTTGGAGACTTCCAGCACCTTGTAGAGCAGGGCGATGTTCCGATCGGTGAAGTTGACCGAAGCTCCTGCCGCCGTTCCGAAGTTGTGGGTGGTCCTGATCGAACTGGCGATGATCAGGTCGTTGATGATTTCGCGGTCGATCTCGGCGACCATCTCGTCGGCCATGAGGTCGGTGAGGGTCCCTTCCGCGTCGATGTTGTGGACGCTCTTGAGGTCCTGGGCCGCTTCGAGGGACCAGGAGGTCTTGAGCTTCCGGGTGATCGCGCTGACCGTGTCACTGTCGATCGAGAGCGTGATCTCGGGCTGGAAGGGGTTGTTCTCCAGGTCGAACTCGTAGTCAGCCCTGGCGATCGCTCCTGCCGGGAACGAGCCGGACGAGAGGGTGATCTTGAGGCTGGCATCGGTGTGGTCGAACTTGGTCGCTCCTGGAGTGGTCGTGTCGACTGTGACCGTGGGACAGGCCGTCGAGTCGCTGACCAGGACCTGGTCCGGGTCGCCGTTCGAGTCGAAGCTGATCTGCAGGCAGGGCTCTGGCGACTCGCAATTGTCGGCATCGGAGAGGAAGACGTTGACGGTGAGGGTACCGCCGAGCACGGGCTTGTGGAGCAGGCCAGAGCTGGTGATGAGGGTACCGGCGGTGTCGATGGTGAGATCTTCGTCCTTGACGGTCTGGGAGCTGTAATAGGGGTCGAGCGCCCATCCGTTCTGCCGTGCGAACTGCTGGGCGGTGTTCTGCCTCATGATCTGGGTTCCGGCGACCGTCTGGCCCTTGCTGATGGCGTAGCGGTATCGGATGTAGAAGATGAGGCTGGCTGGGCTGCTCATGGGTTGGACGCCGACGAGGTTGTCCGCGATCAGCCGGGGGTAGGACTTCCGGATGAGGGGAAGGGCGAACCTGGTGAAGTCGGCGATGTTGCCGGTGGTGGTCGCTTCCTCGAAGAGGGGGGACCCTTTCCGGTCGCTGTGGGCGTGCTGGTTCTCGAGCATGGCGGCCATGAGGTCGAACTTGCCTGCCTTGACCTCGGCGCATTTCTTGAGCACGGGTGCCCATTTCTTGACGAGCTTGTTGCGGCGTGCTTCCATCATGAGGTGGGCGTCGCGCCGTTTGTTGTCCTCGGTAATGGTGCCGGCCCTGGGGGTTCCGCTTCGCATCTTCGTTCTCCTGTCAGTGGTTGAGATCCTTGGCTTAGTCGACTATGACGGCTGGCTTGCCGTCGAGCGACTCGGCGATGGCCATGACTTCGGGATGGTCGGACTTGGTCAGCTGTTCGTTGGTCCTTGCTGGCTTCCGCTCTTCGAGGGCCTTTCCACGCTTCCTGGTGGTCTTGGGGGTCGCGGCCTGTTCCTGGAGGACCTTGAGCTCCTTGACGGCGTTCTTGCCGCCGGTCCTCTTGGACTCCGTGACGGACCTTGCCCTGGGGGCCTTCTCGAGCTTGGCTTCCAGCTTGGTCTCAAGAATGCGTTGCCGTTCGATCAGCTTGCGGGCGATCTTGTTGGCGTGGCCGTTCTTGACGATCAGCTGCTGGCATCTTTCCTGTAGTTGTCCAACCTTGGCTCGAAGCTTCTTGGTCTCTTCCGCTGTCTGGAGGTCGGGCAGTTCCAAATTGACGCCTTCAAGGAGGCTCTTGACGCCTCTGAGCGTCTTGGATGCTTCGGACTCGCCAATCGCGGCCTGCTTCGATGCTTCTCGGTTGATGGTGTTCACTCTTGCTTCAAGGAAGACTTCGACGCGGCGGGCGAGGTCCTCCTTGTATCTCGTGGTCTCGGCCAGGCATGCTTGCTTGGCCTTCTGGAGGCGCTTGACGTAGTCCGCCTGGAACTGTTCGTGGATCGCCTCCTCGGAGGCCTTCTTCCAGGCCCTCATTTCGGAGACGAACCTGTTGGCCAGCTCGTCAGTGGCACCCATCTTCTTGAGAATCTCGAGCATCTTGTTCATGAATCCCTCTCCTGATGGTAACTTTGCCCAGAGACTATCTGGCCAACATTTCCCTGAACTGCCTGAGGAGGACTTCCTCCGTGATCTTCTTGACGTCCCGGTGGGGCGTGCCCCTGGTCAATGACTCCATGACGCTCAGCTGTGCGGTACTGACGGAGGGCTCGGCGACTGCGTCGAAGGTCACGATCGCGTAGCCGTCCTGGACCTCGTATACCTCGTCGCCCTCCTTGACGGTCAGGTCCATGTCTCCGACGCCCCTGCTGCTGACGCCGACCTGGATCTTCCTGTCAAGGAGGCATTCTAGCATTGCTCCGCACGGCATCCTGTCGTCGTTGATGACCTCGGCCTCGCCGTAGACGACGTCGCCCTCCATCCAGAGCTTGGTCATGAGGTGGGAGACGCGGTCCATGTGAATCTTGGCGTCACAGTTTCCAGTCCAGTACGAGTGGCCTTTGTGCTCCATGTAGAAGCTGCCATGCTCCGTGGTCAGGCAATAGATGCGGCCCTTGTGTTGCCGCTCCTCGATCTGTATGGCGTCTGGGCAAAGAGATATGCTCTCAACATCTCCACCGTCCTCGACGCTGCGTGGTATGGAATGTCCGGCGAAGTTGGCCCTGTCCTCATAGATGGTCCTAGCAGTTGCAATGACCTGGTGCATCGTTCCGCTGCGGTCAACGTCCATGATAATCTTGTGCGGGCCAGTGAAGACATCGTCTATCCTCCTTCCAACGAAGGAGTATACTGGCCCTTCATATTCCTCATTGATCACGGACGTAACCTTCGACTCGACCATATGCCCATCGACCCGTGAAAACACAACAGTTCCTACTGTAACATCGCTGAATGCCTTCCAGCCCTTCACGGTCAGAACGCGGAAGTCATCGTCTATCCGGCATGGATGGTCGAACTCGCCCATGACGCGGCGTTCCTTGATCGCCTTCTGCATGGACTTCACGGCGTTCTCGAGGACCTTCTTGGGGTAGACTCTGCCGTTCTGGTTCTTCTCGTTGGCCTTCTGGAATATGCCGGTGACGCGCATGACCGGCGTGCCGCGCCTGCCTGTCGGGGAGTCCTCCTTGAGGACTCCCTTCTTCATGTCGAGCAGCTTGAGCGGCCTGGTGTCCCTGATAAGGCTTAGGCCATCCGGGACGTGTCCCGAGATGGCCATTTCCCGTAGTTCCATGATGGTCGGCATCTGGTCGTTCGCTCCCAGCCTCTACTTGCTAGAACGTGCAGGTTTGCCCCGGGACCCAGCGAGGTCGTCCTCGGTCCACTTCGGCTTCGGCTTCATCGTTCCGCCGTCGCCGTCCTTGCGGGCAGCCTGTTCACTGTTGTAGTCGGGATCGGTCGGCTTTCCGATGTCGTTGTCCTCGGTGACGCACGTGCAGGGGTTCTTGCCACATTTCTCGCAACCGCAGTCGCACTCACCCTTTGCCTTGCCGCACGTCTTGCACTTTTCGGTCGCCTCGCCGAGCTTGCCGAGCTTGCCGAGCTTGCCGAATCCGAAATCCTCTTCCTCATCTTCGGCCTCCTCTTCCTCCTCCTCCTCGGCTGCCTCCTCGGCGTCCTCTTCAGCCTCCTCGGCGTCCTCCTCAGCCTCCTCGGCGTCCTCCTCAGCCTCCTCGGCGTCCTCCAGTTCAGAGGCCTCCTCAGCCTCCTCGGAGCCCATGCCACCCTGCTCCTCCTCGGCCTCCTCGGAGCCCATACCACCCTGCTCCTCCTCTGCCTCCTCGGAGCCCATGTAGTCCATGTCGTCCATATCGTTCATGTCAGGAGGCATCCCACCCTCGCCACCCTCGCCACCGGACGGCAGTTCGGATGTCAGAGCCGCGATCTTGGACACGATCTCGTCATAAGGCTCGCTCGTGTCGATGTTCATGTCGAGGCTCTTGCCGTCGTCGTTCACCGAGACGTTCACGCTCGCCTCGTTGACTGCGGCACCGCCCCTCTTACGGCCTTCTTCCGTCTTGTTTATGGTGGCCCGCCCCTTGACCGGCATCGCCAACCTGCGACGCCTGGTCGGATCCTTGTACTGATCCTCGTCGGTGGTCCCAAGGTTCTTGTCGGCAACGCCGGAGCCTTCCTGCTCAGGATTGTCGCTCTTGCCGCCGCCAGCCTTGCGCCCATCGCTCGACGACGAGCTGCGCCCCGTGATGCCAGTGCCGCCCTTGGAGCCCATCTTGTCCTTGGCGCCACCGGCCGAGCGTCCATCGCTCTTGTCCAGGCTCGGCGTCAGGACTCCACCGGAGTCGCCACCGTCCCGGTCCATGCCGACCGCGCTGCCCACCTCCTCGTAGACGTCATACCCGCATCCGGGGCAGACCGCGCCCTGGTCCGTCAGGCATTCGACGATGCTCGTTCTGGTTCCGCAGTCAGGGCAGACTATCGAGTCCGCGAGCATTCCCTTCCGGCTTCCCTTGAGGACCGCACCGGGATGCCCGTCCGGGCTGACGTTCATGTTCTCCGGGCTGGACTGACTGCCCATGGCCTTGCCGCGGGACCTTGCCTGGTCCTTGCCGCCCTCCTGTCCGCCAGGCTTGACCTGCTTCATCTTCTCGGGCCAGGTGGTGTGGTCCTCCTCGATTCCATAGTCCTTGTTGATCCGGACCTCGCAGCTCACGTCATAGGCGTATGGTTCGGTCTGCACGCCTTCGAGGTTGACCTTGGAGTTCTCGGCGATGATGCCGGCGAACGCCCTGGCAAGGACGTCGTCCCTGAGCTGACGCGCCCTATCCCGCAGTGCCCCGAGCACCATCCGCGCCGTGCCTGGATCGTCCGCGAAGGCAGTCGCAGACTCCCTCTTCCAGGCCTTCAATTCCTTCCGTAGGAGGTTCCTGTCGAGCCTGGAGACGTCCTCACGGAGTCTCCGGACAAGGGATTCGGTCGGGCCGTAGCCGCATTCGCAGACGTCACCCTCCATCATGGCTCCGCAGTCGGGACACTTACCCTTCTTGCCTGCATCCTCCATGGCGTAGCCACACTCGCACATGTCGCCTTCCATCATGGCTCCGCACTTGGGGCACTTGCCCTTCTTGCCTGCATCCTCCATGGCGTAGCCACACTCGCACATGTCGCCTTCCATCATGGCTCCGCACTTGGGGCACTTGCCCTTCTTGCCTTCCCTGATGGTACGTCCGCGACGGCTTCGCGACTCGAGGGCCGAAAGGAGGTCGTTGCCTTCCTCTTCGCCCCCTTCGCCCCCTTCTTCTTCGCCGAACGGGAGGGCACCTTCCTCTCCTTCACCCTCCTCTTCACCCTCTCCCTCTTCGCCGCCGAGGTCCTGATCGCCGAAGGGCTCTGGTTCCTCGAGTTCCGGAATGCGGTCGTAGTCGGCGAGGCTGTCGATGTCGTTCAGGAGGTTCTCGGAAGTCGAGGCGACCAGTTCCTCAACCTCCATGAGGGTCGCGTCGTCGACGTCGTCCTTGGTGCCCTCGAGGCGGACGATGTATTCGTCTAGGGCGTCGGTGAGGTCCTTGTCGTTGCTGCCGGAGACTACGTCCCGCATGTTCTTGAGGGCGGTGAGGTACATCCTGGCCTTGGCGGACTTGGTGCTGACGTCCTCGGTGAAGACGACGTCAAGGAACCTGTCGTAGGCATCCTCGAAGTCCTTCGCCTCGTCCAGGAGCCGCACGTTCTCAACGAGCGGTGCGTGCTCTGCCATCCGGGCGACCTTCTTCCACTCGTTGACGATCACGTCCCGGTTGACGAAGCAGTTCGTCCTATACACGACCTTGGACACGTCCTCGATGAGCCTATCGTTGAAGCACAGCTTGGTGGCCAGGACGTTCTTGACGAGCTCTCTGGTAGAGTGCCTGTCAAGCAGGGAGAACTCCTGCTCCTCGGAAAGGAAGGCCGCAAGGTTCTTGACGGCGTCCTCTACCTTGCCCTCGCTGATCAGCGCGGCAACGTGCCCGAGACGCTTCTGGAAGCCGTCGGCCAGGTAGGCCTTCTCTGCGATCCTACACATGCTGCGGGCCACGACCCTGCGCCTGGTCAGCTCGCTCACTGGCAGCAGGAAGGGCTTGTCGTTGAAGGTCGCCTCGACGATGCGCCCGCGCTGCACCTTGACGGTATCGGACAGTGCATCGACGACGCGGCGGACGATATCTCGCCTGGAGTCCTCGGAGACGATCGACTCCTCCACGGGCACACGCCGGGTGACGCCGTCCCTGGTGGTCACCAAACCGTTCGGCGGAACCACTCGGGACCTGAACCGGTGCCGGGTTATCTTGCTGAAGCAGGAGTCGGCCTTGCGGACGTCCTCATCCTGGACGGCCTCGACCAGGTCCAGGACGTCCTCGTGGAAGTTGTGTGGCTTCTCGGACTCTACGATGCGGATGCGCCTCGGATCGGAGATCCTGACGCGGCCCTTGCCGAGGTGCTTAACGCCGGCAACGTAGTAGTTGCCGTCGTCCTGGTCCTCGAAGACGACCGAGCTCCTGTCGAGCGATGCGAGCCGCCAGCGGCGGTTGACCTTCTCGCCCATCTGCTGGATGCGTTCGCTGAATAGGGCCGTCTGGCTCTGAGCACCGGAGTTTATGGTCCTCAGAAACTTGCGGGCGTCCATCGTGACGACGTGCTCCGCACCATTCCTGCTCTTCGTGGATTGCCTCATGTCAGGGCCGCTCCAATGACGGGTACCGGATTACCAATCGAACCTATTTTTGCCGACGGTGCACCGTTCTCGATGGCGGACGCCGGGCTAGTCTGGCATGGACTCCGCCGCCTCGCTGACGTACTCGGGCATCTCCTCGTCGACCGCCTCCAGAAGGACCTTAGTCTTCCTCTTGGATTCGTTCGTCAGGTCGCTGTCCACCACGCTCTCGAGGACATCACTCCCTACCTTCAGTCCATACAGCTCGTTCGAGTTCACGTAATGCTTCAGGGGCGGAGTGATCCTCTTCGAGTCGTCGTACTGTCCGAGCAGGGAGTCCGTGCTACTGGTCCTGCTGAAGTCCTCGATCAGGAGCCTGTCCTCGTCGTCCACGGCGTCCTCGGTGCTCAGTTTGGCGTTCCTACGGTCCTTCATCATGCGGATCTCGTCCGGAGTCATGTCCGTAAAGCGCTCCACTATCCACTCCTCTGGGAAGAAGCCAAGATCCTTGAGGTTGCCCATGATCTCCGTACGGGTGTTCCACGTCTCGATACGGTACAGCTCATCTATCGCGGAGGAGGCAGTCATCGACAGATCGAACTTACTGATCTCGGAGACCGGATAGTTCCGCATGGCAAGGTGCACTATCACCAGCTTCTTCAGGCCCGCCACGACCTCCCTCTGGATCCACTGGATCGCCTTGGCGAACTCTGGAGAAACTGAGGCCAGGGACTTTCCGTCCATGTCCGCAGCCTCTCCGATGCCGACCCGGTTGAACGGAATCTTGAGCCCGGTAACCATCTTCTTCTTGAAGTACTCTATGTCCGCTATCTGGTCCAGGTTCTCGGCGCCAGGCAGGGTGTCAATCGTCGGGCCGGTGCCGTCCGCGCGCTTCGGAAGGAAGAAGTCGTCCTCCTGTATGAGCGGGTTCCAGCGCTCATTGACCTTACCGGTGGCCGGGTCGACGAACTTGTGCTTCTTCATCTGCCTGGCGATGAGCTCCATGTACTGCGGAACCTCCTTCGGAGGGATGTTCCCCACCGGGATCGAGAAGATCCTCTTCTCCGGAGCCCTCGTGATCCTGTAGACCAGTGCAGCGTCCTCCATCAAGCGCAGGCGCTTATAGTCCTTGCGGCCACCGTCCAGAATGGACCGACCATAGGGAGCATAGACCGTCTCGAACGACGAGAGCCGCAGGTGCATGACCTGCCAGGGATGCAGGAACCTGGGCTCGCTGCCGAAGGCATCCTGGAAGTAGAAGCCGACGAGGTCCCCGAACTTGGTCTGGACCCGCGTCACGTTGTACACGTTCAGGAACTTGAAGTCAGCCACCCCGTCGCGGGACTGCGTCGGAACGATCTCCGAAAGGAAATCCCCATACTTGCACAGGTACCTGATCAGAGGCCTAACCCGGCTGTCGATCAGTACCGTGTCGTATAGGAAGTCCTCGATCGCCTTCTGGAGAGGCCTGGACGCGGCCCGGACGATGACCGTGTGCTTGCGCTCGGAGTCTATCAGTGACGACTCGTCGCTGTAGATGTCGAGGGCAGCGGAGACCTCACCCACCTCGTCCATCATGTCATAGTCCTTGTAGCGTTCCAGGCGGTTTATCTGCAGGTTCGTCTGCTCAAGCAGGGCGGACTGCTTGGCGAAGTTCAGGAACTGCCCACCCTGCGTGATCCTCGACAGGTCACTCTGGTCCTGATAGAGCGAATCGGAACGGTACAGGTTGGCCCTGCGCATATAGGCCCGGACCCTGTCCCATAGCTGCCACTTAGGTAAGGCCATCCGCACACCTCCAGACAGGGTCAGTCTCTCACGAAGATATATTTTTTGAGAGGCGGCAGACGCACCTTCCTATAGCCGAACCTCCGCGCAAACTGCGCCTCGGTCATGTGGCTGGACCTAGCCCGGTTATAGAGCGTCTTCTTGTGCAGCTTCCACCCGTCCTCCCCCACGTAGAAGTAAGTCCCTGCAGTCTCGCCCATAAAGGACCAGTTTGAGGCGAGATATATCGTGCCGAGATGACCGTCCCCCGGACTGGCGTAGCTTATGACCGCACGGCACTTCTCCGGCAGCATCCTGACGAACCTCGACAGGGCACGGCTTGGCAGGTTGCGGCAGGACACCCCGCTCGATATGCAGAACCTAGTCAGCTCAAGGACCTCCCCATGTCCGAAACCGGTGCCCAGGCACGACTCGTTCCTGGTCGGATGGGCGAACACCGCTCCGCAGACCAGCTCGTCCCCGACGAACCCGCCAAGCTGCACACCGGCACGCCCCATCGAGCCGAGATAATGGTTCGAGGACATGAACGCACGCATGGCACCGAGGTCGACCACGCCGAACCGGACGTCGCGCAGCCTGACCTTCCTGACCGTCGAACCAAGGCCAAGCCACCTCTCCACGGCACTCCTCACCCTTGCCGGATCATAGAGCTGATGCTCCCACACCACCCTAAGCTCGTAGCCCGGAAGGCCGGCTACGTAGGACGCCTTCGCCTCGTCCCTGCGGATCACGTACGGACGCGTGTGCCAGTAGTTGCCGTGCACCTCTATCAGGACGGTCTTCTCTCCACGGTCGACGGCCACGTCGAACGAGTACGGCCCCACGGCGACCTCCGTGCGGTACTCGACCCCCATCGACCCCAGTACGTCATGAAAGCGGACCTCCGTACCGGATACCCTTCCAGACTGCTGTGACCTGGCGACGGCATGGGCCCGGCGGTACTCCTCGCTCCTCCAGGCCCTGGCTGCAGCCTCCGAACACTTCCTGCGGCTAGACTGGTCGGACACGGCTATGGCATGTCGTCTGCGGTACTCCGGATCGGACCAGAGCCTGGTCGAGGCGTCCTTTCTATGTCTGCGGTATTCTGTATCGGCCCATCGCCTCGAGGCGGCCGTGGACAGACGCTGCCTGGTGCCGGAGCCTCTCGATGCGCACGATGGGCACCACCAGTCCATCTGTCCATCCCTTATCCTGGACTTGACGCGCACGGTGATGGCCCTGATCGTTCCACAGCCGTCGCAGCGGACCATGACCCTGGGCCTGTATGTTGACATGTCGGTGCCACCGAGTTCTCTTGCGGTCAGGTCCCAGTCTATCATGGCATATCTACCGCGATGGACGCCTAATGACCGGCCGGACGGCCTGGTCGAACTTGACCTGCTTGGCCTTTCTCTGCAGGAAGGGAACCTGCTCGGAGCTCATCGTGATGCCGCCCATGGACGCCGCGAACCTGCGCAGCTCGTCGCCTGGCATTGCGGTCTCGGCTCCTCCTCCGGGAATGAGCGGAAGCATCGCCTGCGCTCCGCCGGCCTGCAGCATCCTGCCCATGCGCGCAGTATCCCCTGCCGTAAGGAGGGGCTCGTCCTCTGACTTGTTTGCCTGCATCGGAACCAGCGACGATGGGTCGGCGATGGAGGCGTTCTTGATTCCGACGCAGGCGAGGGCCAGCGCGATGGTCAGGTCGTCGTGATTACCAGGACCCTCTACGCACCCGGTGCGCTTCGATCCCAGATGGACATAGATGTGGAGCTGCTCCACGATCCGCTTACTCAAGACCGTCACTCCGTCCTCGCCGAGATAGTCCATTAGGGCCTTGTTTAACATGGGCTTGTGGACCGGACTGGTCGGGAAGCCAACTTTCCTGCTCGGCCGTCCGCTCGGCATAGGCATACGGAAGATGTTGGAGTAGGCGAAGTCGTTGTACAGGGAGGTGCAGATGGGCTGCCCTATGCCCGTGCGCTCGGGGACGCAGAAGGAGTTGTTGTACCACCTACCGATGTAGTCGATCATCATGACGAGGGTGGTCGGCAGGACGCGTATGAGCATCTCGGCCACCTGTTCCAAGGTGTTGCAGTCAACTACCACGATCGCCGAGTAGTCAGACGCCTCTCCGCTGGAGATGTCGACTCCGACAGAATAAGCGTGCCCGGAGGCTCCCGGCCTGATGATCCGACCGTTCTCCATGACGTCTGGCTCTGGCTTGACCGGCGGCTTCCATATGCGGAGCTGCCTCTGGAAGTCCAGAATGTGCCTGGCCCCGGTAGTCGGGTGGATATAGGGAACGGGCTCGGCGATGAAGTATTTGTCGCTGACTGCCGTGTCCAGGTGAACGAGCACGTCCCGGGGAACGACCGTCTGCCCGGTTCCTATGAACTCTGCGAGGACTTCCTGCCTAAACTTGTGGGACTCGCCCTTCTGTTGGAGGGCCCGGTACTGCTCCTCTAGCCATGGGCTCCAGTATGGACCCCATTTCTCCCTTTCTCCCTTGGTGACGCATTCCCTTATTCCGTCAGTGGGACAGATCCTGTTCACCTCTCCGGTAAAGTCGTCTCGGTACTCGATCGCCCAGTCCATGTCCCACCACATGATCTCGATTGGGTTGAACTCGTTGCTCTTGCTTGCAGCATCCTCCCAGGTGGTGTGGTACCAGTTTCCCACGCCGTTGACGGTGGAGATGACCACGACGGAGCCGCCGTGGATCAAGGTATTGTGGCTCACGAAGCCGTTTGCAATATAGGTGTTGTTCGTCGGCACGCTTAGGTCTGCCGTAAGCGTGCTATCGTTCTCTATGCTGACGATCTTGTCGAACACCAGGCCCTTATCCAGCAACCGCCCCAGCTTGGTAGTGCCGTCGCTTATCTCCAGTGCTCTTTGATAGGGGATCCGGCACGTCCTCCTATAGCCATAGATCCTCGCCCTCTGCTTCTTGTCCGTCGTTGTCCTCAATGCCGCGTCGCAAAGCTCTTCGACGACAGGATGTTCTATGCAGAGCCCATTTTCCTGTTTCGGATCCTGAAGTACGACACTGTTCTTTCCGTTGGACAGGAAACCGATCTTGTTCTGGAATCTCTGACAGTTCCGCCTGTCCAGGACGCCTATAACATAGCCCCCAGAGCTACCTTCAAAGCCGCCAGATCTGGTCACAGAAGTATGTGTTAGAATTCCCAATGACAACAGGGAAGTGCGCACCTGATCGGCCAACGTTGCAGATGACGTTGACAGGGAAATCCTGCCTCCCGTAATAGTGCCGTCGGCTTCGAACAACCCACGCAGGAAAGCACAGAGGATCTGGGGACCGCTCGCAAGGACTGGTGCCGGTATCTGTGCGTCGAAGGCATTCGTCTTGCTGTTCAGCCCCTGTCGGACGAGCCAGTCGACGAAGCTCGCGTTATTGACCCTTACCTCCAGCGTGTCATGTCCTGGCTCTATATAGGAGGAGACACCAACCTTGGCATACCTGTCGACCAGCTTCCTCGGTAGGTCCCCATAGCCGGGATCGCAGCTTAACTTGATCCTCTTTGGTCTCTTCTCAGACAACCAGCCATCGCCGACATAGTAGCCCAGAATCTCTGCTAGTTCCTCGGTCATCCTTTCAGGAGGAACGAAGTCACCGTGATGCGCGCAAGAAGGACAGACATAATGTCCGGAATCGTCTCTAAAGCGTCGAAGCGAGACAACCCTTCTGGTGAAGGATTTGTGACATCTCTTACAGGAGACGTCTATCTGGTCCTTGTCGCTGCATCCATCAAGACAGACAAGGGCCGGTTCCGGATCTGCAAGGCTGACTGGCTCACCCACGCAGGTGTTCAACATTAGACACGCCAGGTTACCGTTCTGAACGCAGCTCAGCCTCTTCCAGGCATAGTCCTCGTCCAAGACTTTGATCCGATGTCTTGAAGTAGCCTCGAACTCGTATCCGAGAGAAGTCCTGATCCTGATGGTCCTGCAGTATCCGTTGTTCCAGATCGCATTGCTCGACTGTGGCCCTGCATCGGTCGGAAGCACTATGTCCTGAGGGGCGTACGTCTTTGCGCCCGGGCTGCCTGCTTCCTCGAGCATCTTGTCGATGCGCTTCAGGCCGCGGCCGGTCGACACTACCGTGCCGTAGGCGCAGCAGGGCTGGGCGCCGGCCCACATGTCGTCCATGCTGGGCATGAAGGCGGCCTCGTCGATGATGTTCAGGGAGGCCGACTCGGACCGCATGGTGTCCTTGCTGGAGGTCAGGGACTTTATGACGGAGCCGTTAGAGAAGCCGACGGAGTGCTCGTTATAGAGATCCGGCGGATCGCCGTAGATGTCCTTGTATAGCCTTGGCAGGTGGTCGTAGACGAACTTGACGTTCTTCTTCAGGAACTCCTTGGCGTCCTCGTCGCGCTTGGAGACAATGAGCACCTTCTTGTTGGAGAAGAACATGGCGTACCATAGCGCGAACGCGCCGGTCAGGGTCGATATCCCGCAGTTATGCACAACTGCGCCGTCCACGATATAGTTGTGCGAGGACGGAACGTTAAGGTCAAATACCCTGTCCGTGCGGTCCAGCGGACGCACCGACTTCACGGCACCCTTGACGAACGAGAGCGTCTCCCTGGAGACTTCGACGAGCACGTCGTCCCGGACAAGCCCAGAGACACTCTTCCAGTCGCCCTCTGTCAGGAACTCGTGATCGGCGGTACAGACCGATCTGTGGCCGGTCTCCGTGCACACCTCCATGAGGTCATCCGCCAGCCCGTTGTCATAGACCTCCTTTACCGGAGCGGTCGTCACTCGACCTTCCGTCACCGTATAAACCAAGTCTCCCGGCTGTAGAGTCTCGATTGCCTTTGGTCCACTTGGCGTCCACACCATGGTGCCGGCCACGAAGCATTGACGGCACTTCCTGTAGATGTTGTAGCGGTTCTTGAGGTACATCTGCAGGGATCTGCGCTGATAATTGAACAGGTTAAACGGGATAATTCCGGCCTTTGGATGCTTGACCTTGCAGAAGTTGCTGACGAAGAATATTGGACTCTTCTGACAGCGCTTGAGGAGCCTGGGTACGAGAGCACCACCAGTCTTCCTGCTCAAGTCTCGTCCTCCGCCGGCGGCTGCCTCAACAGGGCCTCAAGGTCGAGACCATCCAGGGACGGGCCGCTGCTGTTGAGCGACAATATCACGTCGTTGGACTTGCTCGCAGACAGCAGCTTGGCTATGGAGTCAAGAGCACGCGAGGAGTTGCTGTTTATGTCTGCCTTGGTCTGTAGAAGCCTGGCCAGCGCATCCAGGAAGGGTCCCATTCCGCGGACCTCTCCGCCCTGCAGGCGCTGCCTGACATAATCGCCAAGCAAGGTAGCCATCGAGGACACCTCGCGGCGGTCCTCGGCCTGGTTGTGTACGATCTGCTCCACCGAACCGCTGAAGAGAGACAGCAAGTTCTTGACCCTTCTGGACATCTCGGCGTCGTCGCCGTCGCCGTCCATCAGCCTGGCAGGCTCCATGTCGTCCTGGGGTGCCGCTAGGTCGGGATCAGGCACCAGGGCCTGGGCAGTCTCCTCTGCAGGAGCTGAGTCCACCCTGCTGGCAGTGCTCGGAAGGATGCCGAGGGCCTCGCTGGCGTTCCTTGGACCGATCACTGCAGGGACGCCCTCCGTGGGGGCTTCGGCCGGCCCTCCCCTGAGCATGTGGATTATGTCTGCGTCATTCTCTGCGGTCATCGATCATGCTCCTGACCTCCAGGAACCAGTCCAGGTCGAACGGTGCCCTCTGTCCAGAATATCTGCTTACAAGCCGGTCCTCCTGAAGCGACCAATGTGCCGGAGAGGCCGTTCTTCCGGATTCGTTGACGAACTCGCCGCCGCGTTCACGCCAGCCTCCGAGCCGCACCGCTACGACGTGCGACACTAGGCTGTGGAGGCCGTCTAGGTCCCTTACTACGTCCAGGGCCTCTGACAGTCCAGCCCCGGACTTGCCTAGATTGTCGCGGACGAACTCGACAGCCTCCGTGGCATTTGCTTTATCCATGTGCGTCCGGTTCCCGGTCCTGCCTGGATCGTTGTTGGCGTTCTTCCTTGGCATTATCCGCCCGAGCATGAAGCGGTTCTTGACTCGCTTCTTTCTCGGGCGCACGGTCCTGTGGACGCGCTCCAGGGCTGACTTCGGCATCGACTCGTCTATGTCCTTGTCCTTCTGCATGACGGAGTCGTACAACTTCTTCATGGTCTCGTCCTTCAGGAGATCGTCCAGGTCCGTGCCAGTGGCGGACATATAGGACCATAGGATGTGCCGTAGAAGGTCAGTCGCTTCGTCCGGTATCGTCATCGGCCCGCATCCTGTGCCCGATGGTCTCGTGTTTCTCGTTCAATGGGGAGTCGGTGAACTCGTGACTCCTGAGCCTGATCATGCCGAGCACGGAGTTGACGACGTGCCTTGGCAGGCCAGAACGCTCGACCAGCTTGCCAATGAATCCTTCGTGTGGCTTGTCGTCCTCTCTATAGAGCTCCTCCATTGCGTCCAGCACGCGGACGTGCTCCCTGTTATGTTTGAAGATGTCCCTGGCCTCCGAGACGAACCTCGAGAACACGTCCTGGCGGCCCGTGACGCGGTTGCCGACGTGCTCCTTGAGCATCGGTCCGTTCTTGCGGTCGCGGTTCTCCTTCTTGATGTGAGCCAATATGACCGTACGTGCGATCTGGGACCATAGGTTGAACAGCTTGGACTTCCCGCGGTAGTATATGTTGCCCGCCTCCACCACCTCGCCGGAGTCGTCGTACTCCGGCTTGACCAGCTTCACGCCACAGTGCGGACATGATCTTGTCCCGCTGATGAGTTCGCCCGCGAACAGGAAGTCGCTACAGAGCATGGAGTCTCCGGGACGTAGCTGGTTATAGCAGGACGCGCAATGGGGCCTGGCCTCGTACTTGTACAGCGCGCTCTCTATCTGTATCCACGCAACCTGGAACAGGTCTCCTATGGAGGATTCGTCCTTGCCTGGATAGATCTGGCCGAGGTTGTGCGCCCTGATTATCTGCCGGATCAGCTCGGACGCATGGACCATGATCTGGTCGCGCAGTGTCACGGAGGTGCAGGCCCCGGCCACGTAGCGATATAGGAGACGCTCGACTATCTCATTGTCGAAGTAGTAGTTCGGCCTATACTCTTCGTGACGATGTCCCTTGGAAAGGGATGCGGAACCTGGACTTGATGAACTCCTTGCCGCCAATCTCTGCTCCACCAATCACGACCCTAGTGTCATACCCCATGGAGACGATTGCCTTGAGGTTTTCCCTAGAATGCTTGTAGAGGTATTTATTGCCGAGCATGAAGAAGGAAAATATCCTGGCCCAACCCCTGGTATTCCTGCGCAGCGCCCGGCCCACCTTCTGCTCGAACTCGGACCACAGGCCGCCGCCTCCGATCAGGACGAGGTTCTCTGTGCCGCCAGACAGGTCGAGGCCCCTACGCAGTATCTTGCTGCCGATGAGGCACGTCATCTCCCTCTTCTCGAACTTCTCTACGATGCTGCGCCTAGCCCTGCGGCTCGTCTTGCCATACACGAACCTGGAGCCCGGAATCATCTGCTCAAGGGCCAGGCCAAGCGGGGCTATAGGAGCCGTGTCAACAAGGATCAGGGTTCCCTCGCCGGGAAAGGCTGCAGGGATGGTGGCCACCAAGCGATGAAAGGCCTCGTTCTCTATTATCTCCTCACTGACGGCTATGTCGAAGGCCCGTGAGTCCTTCCTACCCTCCGGATCTCCGAAGCCTATCATCACGCACTTCACCGGAACTATGCGTCCTGCAGCCTGCACCTCCCTGCGGGACACCTCGTAAATGATGTTCCCCAGCTGCTCCCTAAGGAAGAGATTCTGGACTGGCTTCTTGCGGTCGAAGGGCGTACCACTGAAGCCATATTTGCGCCTCCCGTGAAAGTGCTTGACGAACATCTCCTGATATTGCTTGGATGTGGCTAGATCGGCCTCGTCGACGAGCAGAAGGTCGCACCGCCCGACCATCTCCTGTATCTTCCTGGCATTCTCTAGCCTCGTCGCATAGGCAGCCTTGATCCTCTTCTCCTTGACCAGGCTGCAGTACAGGCGGATGCGCTCGAGCCGACCGGGCTCCAGTTCGTCAACAAGGTCCGGACACACGGCGAACCTGTCCGCCTCGCCTGGAAAGATCCTGTCGAGACACTCCTCACCAGCCGTAGCCCATCTGCGGAAGGTCTTGACGGCCTCTTCGGTGTTCACTCTCCATGACGACTGGGTTGGTCTTGATGGCGTAGTCATGGACTGGATGTTGCCGACGATCACCAGTTCGCCTTCCGGCAGGTGTCCCTGACAGAACATACCAACGCCGCCACGGACTACCCCGCGTAGCTGCAGCCTCTCCACTATCTGGTCGAGGACTACAAGCTGTTCCGTCACTATGACGGTAGGGCAGCGGTACATCTTAACGAGCCCGCAGATTATCTCGGTCTTTCCCGCGCCGGTAGTAGCGGACACGAGTCCGATGTCCTTGTCGCAACACCGCCTGAGGCACTCGACCTGGTACTTCTCTAGTATTATGCCGTTCAGGAAGGTCTTGGTTATGTGCTCGGGTTTCGGTGCCGGATATTCAGGCGCGGGGCGGTCGTCCACCACTTCAAGGGGAATGTGGTTCCTCCTGCAGCACTCCTGCAGGTCGTCCAGGAACCCGACCGAGAGCCTCTGCGTCCGTACGTTGAAGCGCCGGTACCAGCCGTCCCATGGCCCACTCAGATAGCGTGCCCTTGGTGTCCTTGCGCTGAACTCCCGGACCAGGATGTCCTCTGCACCGACTATCTGCTCGAGGAGCATGTTGTGGCTGTCGACTATACGGGCGAGCATACTCTTTAAATACTACAGGCCAATTCGGACCGTGTTTATCGCCTATTGGTCTTGCCGGACCCTGTCTTGCCGGACTTGCTGGACTTTGTCTTGCTGTGCTTGCCCTCCACCGGCTTCTGCAGGACGAGTCTCGTCGTGACGAGCATCATAGCGGCCGATCCAGGAATCTGAACCTTGTTCATCTTATCAAGGATGAACGAGACGTGCTCGTCCGACAGTTCAAGGAGCGGATAACCGTCCTTGTCGTTCAACCTCGAAGCGATCTCCAGAACCGTGGTCGCCTCGCTGCCCGATATAGTGACCATCGTCAGGATACTTCCTATTCTGCTGCGGGCGTCCGAATCAAGCTCAAACTTTGGCATCTGCTGGTCTCCGTCCGTGTTCCTGCATATGTACTCATTGACCGAGCAGTCTAGCTATCTGCGCAAAGGCATCGGCCAGCTTCTTCTTGTCCGCAAGCTGGCCGGAATCCTCTAGCTCCTTTCTAGTCGGAAATTCCTTCTTGAGCTGATCCACCTCCTTCTTGAACTTCTTTCCCTTCTCCTTCTCGGCAGCCGCACGGCCCACTCTATCCACGTCAGTGTCCGCTCCCTTTCCCTCTGGTTCCTCCTTCAGCCTGCCTTCCGGCTGTGGGCTCTGCAGTTCAGTCGGCCTTGCGGGCTTCGGTGCCTCCGGCGGCTTCCTCTCCTCTGGTTGCAGATCCTTGTTCGTCTCAGGGACTTCCTTCGTACTTTTCCCATCTGCCTCCTGCGTCTCCTCGGCCCCCTTCCTGTCTTCCATCTCCTTGAAGGCCTTCTCGACCATCTTCTGAACCATTTCCTTGTCGATCGTCTGGGGCAAACCGTCCTTTGGCATCTCGCCCCGGACATCGTCTCCAGTGACCGTAACGGACCCTGGATCGCCTGTTGCCTCGCCCAGGGGAGTACGGACGATAAGCTCGGTGCCGTCCGTCATCACCAGGCAGTCCTCCCCCACGATCAGGCTCTCCGACAGTTCCGGCGCCACCATGCGGAGGTTCCGCAAGAACTTCCTTAAGCCGCGCCTGCCAAGCTGCCTCTTCTCCATCACGTCCCCCGCCTGGCGTAGAACTCTATGGGCCGCTTCCGCTCCCTACCGTCTAGGCAGATCTCCACAATCGAATCTGGAGGCACCTGGCCCAAGCCCTCCATTACCGTTTCGCCGCCCTGATAGAAGACCCTCGACATCCTTCCATCGTCCACTCTTCGCACCATCACGCCCGGCCGTACCATTCCGGCCATGAGAAACATCCTGGAGCCAGTGAACGCGGTCCTCGGCAGGAGGTGCCAGTGAGAGACCCGGATCACGTCGTCGTATCCTATCGGCTGCACAGTGTATTGGACGCGCTCGTCCAGCCCGTGACCACCGACGTCATGGACCTCTACGACCTGGACAGCCGATCCACTGCCGGGATAATAGGTGGTCAGAAAGCCAGACAGGTCCGGTACGCATGCCTCGGCAATGTCTCCTGGCTCCATAGCGAGATAGGTCGGCAGTGCTTCCTTATCGCACCGCCAGAAGCTCTCGGAGATCGTCTGCATCATGACACCTGTAGTATGAAGTCTGGACTAACCCTGGTCTCTCCGTTCGGCAGGCAGACCCGTATCCTGTACTGGTAGCTCCCTACAAGCGGAATCCTGGTCGTGTCCAATAGGTACTGTAGGACAAAGGGATTGCTCCTGAACGTACCCTGGCGAAGCCCTATCTTCATGGGCTCGTCGTCTATTATGGTCTCGCAGTTATGCGTCTTGACCGTTACGAATGCACGTAGTTGAGGTATTATCGGAGCGATCCTGTTGTAGTCGAAGTCGTACAGGGGCTGGGGCATGAGGCCGACCTCGATCGTCCGTATCTCCGGCTTGTGGAGCTTCAGGTCCAGCGGCTCGAAGCTGAACCTGATCGTGCTCAGGCCGGAGTCACACTCGAAGCCGTCCGGGAAGAGCCAGAATTCGTTGCAGCATCTTCTCCAGAGAGACTCGTCGTCAAGGATGGAGGTCCCTGTCACGCTGGTCACGCCGGTCACGCCTGTCGATCCGGCAGTGCCGGTCGGATCGGTCGGAAGGAAACTCCAGACGTCGAAGAAAATGTCTGGGACCACTATCCCGCTGGTCGGAACGTCCCAGAACAGATGGAAAACGCCAGGCTTTATGCCTCCGGAACCGTCATCCTCGCGCTCCAGTGGAGCCGGATATCCGGTGTCGAACGGCGAGAGTATGGGGAACTCGGCGACTAGGTTCTCCGGCTGAACTGCTGACTTGTAGATCTGTATTAATCTAACAGCAAAGGGATCCTCCGGAACACCGTTCCTGAAGAAGGTATTGTTCAGGTCTATGGTCCGCCCGAGACGGCCACTGATCCTGGACATCACGTCAGGTATGGTGCCGGACATTCCCTACTCCTCGACCGCATGCGGTCTGGCAGGCTTTGCGGGTCTGCGCCCGCGCCCGCGCCTAGACTTAGCCCTGGTCCCACCCCCGCTTCCGTCATCCTCCGCGCTACCCGTAGCTGGCTTCGTGTCGGACCCCTGAGTAGCACCCTTCGTGGAACCCTTACTGACTCCTTCCGGAAAGAGGGCTTCGTCCAGGACTTCCTCGAACGTCCTGTGGCCCATGACGGCCCTCCATATGCTAGACGACCATTCCGCGGACCTGGAAGTCGCTCGTCACGAACAGTCCCTCAGCAGTGGTAAAGACGAACTGCGAATAGGGACGGAAGATCATGGGAACCCCGACCTCCTTTGACATGCCCGGATTCAGGACCCATGCTGGCTGGTATATCAGATTGCCGGACAATGCCAATCTCTTAACGAGCCGAACGGTGTTCTGTGGGAGGCGAGACCTCGACCTGGTAAGATGAACTAGGGCTATGCGGTATGCCGGGATGACGAGCCTGCCGTCGATGCAATGCAGGACGAGCTGCTGGTCCTCGAACCACTTGGGCAGGGAGGCAGCCTGTGGGTCGCCGGGACCGTAGATCCTTACCTTCTCGTAGACCACGTCGCCGGACAGGGCGACCCTTTCAGCCTTGATCATAGGTTATTTTTGTTTGCCGAGCATGTCCATGACCATGTCGTTGATCCGCTTCACCTCGTCCGAGAGCCTCTTCTCCAGCCACTGATCGGCCTCGGCCTGGTCCTCCTCCGCCCGCCTGCGGTATTCGTCGGATATCTCGCGCGCCCTTGACAGGTAATATTTCTTCTGTATCATCTAGATCATCCCCTAGCCAAGCTTAGCCAAGCCTGCCGGCACCAGGAGCCGGCAAGGCCCCCTTGGCTGCAGTGCCCGTGGACTCTTCCCTTTCCCTCTTGCGTTCCTTGATTATCCTGTTGAGCCACCAGCTACGCTCCTCGCCGGTCATGTGCTCTACCTCAGTAAGACTGAATCCGCCGTGGTACTTAAGTAGGAAGGACTGTTCCATCAGGTGTTCATACTCGTTCTCTAGTTCCTGGTGACTCCTTTGGACGAAAAAAGTTTTCGGTAATCGGCAAGTCTATCTTGATCTGTTGCTCGCAGTGAGGGCACCTGATCTCGATGTCCGTGTCTATGCCGGGAGCATCGATGTTGATCGTGTCGCGGACGATGGCGATGTCCTTCGAATGCATACGGGCGACCACGGCGGATATCTTCATCTGGTCCGTAACGCCATTGACGCTCACGATGGCCATGTTGAGGTTCTCCTCGATCGTGGAGTCGAGGGACTGGTCGACACCAGGAACTGCAGCCCGCCGGATCTTCATCTTCTTCTCTATCCTGGTAATATCGCGCTGACGGAGAAACTTTACGTCCGCCCAGACGTCACGGCCGAGTAGCTTGGAGAAGTACGGCAGATCTACCCTAATCGGCTCCCTCTGGTACTTCGACGAGCGGACCTTGCCCCACAGCTTGTTCAGATCATATGACTGTGCACTCTGCTGCTTGCAAGCTTCATTACTGCAGGTGACCACGAACTCATAATCGTTGCCGTGCGTTATCCCGCGCAGATAGAACAGGAGGAACGCACGATCGCCGACCAACAGGTCCATGTGATCAAAGCCGTTCGGAAGCCTTACACAATGCTCGTACATCTTCTCCAGGGCCTGACCAGTCTGTGCAAGCCTGGAGGTGGCCATGATCTTGTCTACCTCCAGCGTCATCGGTCGTACCCTGACCTTGCCTTCAGGAATCTTGCCGTCGTAGAATATTCCCTTGCTAGGCAGGATGCAATCCTCCCACGGCACGATCTCGTTCTGCGGTTTGCTGATGAGAAAGTCAACGACGTCTGTAGCAGACGCCCCCTTTGGGAGCTGCTCGTTCAACGGCATATCCTTCTTCGCCGGAGCCTCACTGGCCTTGGCCGGCCCTTCTGCCTTCGCTTGCTTGCCTTTCGGCGGCGCAGGGGCACGGGATGCACTGCCACCCGTCACCGAACCAAGACTGATCTCGCGTTCTGCCATGTCGTTCTCCATAGAAGGTTCAGGACAACCTGCATGACCATATGTACTCTCGAAGAACTACCGGTCTTCGGGTTCCACGGTGAATGCGGCCGGCTTCGGAACTGGAGTAGGGCCACCGCCACCGCCACCGCCACCGCCACCGCCACCGCCACCGCCACCGCCACATCCGGCAGGCTTGCTCTTGTCGCCCATAGGCGGATCTATCTTGGCAAAGTCGTACGCCACTGAGACCCTAAGGAGCTTGATCTCCGAACTCGTATAGGTGACATCCGCCTCGTCTATCTCCTCCGGCCACGCGCCATGCAGCTCTATCCTACGTAGTGAGCCGCCACGTCCATCAAGGAGCTCCAGCTTGACGAGACCCTTGTATCCACCTCCCTCGGACGTAGAAAACTTATGGCCGGAAATGCCCTTGGATAGAGTATAGACCTTGTCCGACCAGGTCCGGATCTGGTCTCCAAGCTTCACCGTGTCATAGAACGCAATGGTCACGTTGTCCCACCGGACCGACTTGGCGAACTTGTACCACAGCAGCCCACCGAGAATCTCCTGGAACTCCATCCTCTGTTTAGGCAGGGTAACGTCGCGCGCCCAGAAGTCCTTGTTCAAGGGACCTGCAGCAGTTATCCGCCACCTATGCTGGAACAGCGGCTCCAGCGTGTTGGACGGAGTGTTCTTGGCGCCCTTTCCGCCTATCATGAAACCCGGCATGGATGCCTCCTGAATATCTTTGGACAAAGATAGGTCATGACCATAGACCAGCTACAGAACGAAGTCCTCAACCTAGCGCACCACATTGAGGACGTCAAGAAGGCAGTCAACAAAATAAAACCACGGGACAAGGAGCAATATGCAGACATCAAGCTGGCGATGTCCGGCATAGACGACATCATAGAGGGCATCGGCAGGATCAAGGACATGCTGCCCACAAAGCAAGCCTCTGAAATTGACAGAATAGCCGGTGAAATCGAAGAACAGCCCTAAGCCGCCCTGTTCGCCCTATCGTACCTCATCGAAACCTCGATCGTCATGATCTCGGTGTCCGTATAGTCCAATTCCTTCCAGTTAACATCCTTTGGCCAGACCCCAAACAGCTCCCAGGACTCGGAGGTTGCACCAGTGCCATTCAGCATCTGAAGCTTGGCGTTTTTCTTGTACTTATTTGGCGCGCTCACCGGAATATTGCCGGTATGGACCCCGACCACGCCGTTCAACCAGTCCCACATTGCCTTCGAAACATCAGGATTCTGCTCTCCATCGTACCACACCAGGCTGATCGGCTCCCAGCCGTGCTTGCCGGCGAAGTAAGCCTTTTCCTGATTGTGGTGCATCTCCGGCTCTTCGAACGAAAATTGCGGTCGACTGGCCTCTCGAAGTATCAAGAGAACGTTCGAAGCCAACGTGCCACCGGCCGTACCGATCGTCTCGAACGTCCAACGATGCTTTCTGCGGGTCTCGGTCAGGTTGCTCGGACCATCACCAACTCCGCCAATCGTAAAGCCAGGCATGTCAACGTCCTCCTTAGTCCACGGATATCTTTGACCGTATTTGACGGAACATGAAAGACTGGAAGAAAGTCCCGCGAAAACAGGCCAGACAGATAGACGAGAAATGGAACGAACTAAAGGCGTTCGATTGGGACACCGACAAGCTAAAGCCACCGCCGCAGCCGACACCGGACGAATACCTCACCGTGCACGACGCGGCAAGGGAGCACCCAAAAGGAGAACCGGCCAAGGAGCGCGTCAGGAGAATGCTGTGCCAGCTGCGCAGGACGACGCTAGCATGCAGCATGTGCCACCTGGGGCGCAGGCTACACCAGCGCGACCATTACCTGTTCGATCCGCATGTCTTCCACGGAGGCCAGCCCGCCAGATGGGTTGTCGTCGGACAGAATCCAGGACTGGATGAGTGTCTACAGCACGAACCGTTCGTCGGACCATCCGGCAAGTTCTTCAACGAACAGATCGAGAGACATGGCCTGTCAAGGAATAACTTCTACATCACCAACGCGGTCAAGTGCTGCACGAGGGATAACGCAACCCCGTCCGCCGAGAACATCGCAAGGTGCGCCCCCATACTGCAGATGGAACTTACCATATTGAACCCGATACTGGTCATAACCCTAGGGGCGATTGCGCTGAAGGTTCTTTGCCCTGGAGCCAGGCTGGACACAGACCTTGGCAGGATAATTGAGTCTGAACGGTTCGGGGTCAAGGTTTTCTCAACCTACCACCCATCACCAAGGAACATGGTAATAGAGTCCAGGAAACAGGCATTCGTGCGGAACATAAGAACCATATGCAGGATATATAGGGCCATGGCCAGTGAAGACCAATGAAGGCCATGGCTCGATCTCGAGCCTGCCCCAGCTGATGAGGCCGGGTGGCCGTCATAAAGCTTCCAAAGAGAACTTGGATAGAGAACATCAATATTAAACTGCGGCTGCATAGCCTCCCGTGGTTCGCGACCATAGGTGCTATCGATACTTCGGCTTGACCACCGCCTCCATGACCGGACGCGGACTGCGGATCACGCCGTCGGAGGCAACCTTGCCCTTGCCCTTGCGCGGAGAAGGGACTCTGGAGCCCTTGGCCTTCAGGCCCTTTTTGTGGCCCTTCATGAGGTTCACCCTCGCCACACGCTTCTTCTTCTCGGCTGGACCCTTGGCGGCGTCGATGTAGCTCTGCAACTCAGCCTCTGTTGCGCTCATGGCAGGCTTGCCGAGGTCAGCATCGAGCTTGCCCTGCTTCTCGGTGACCTTCTTCCCGCCGATCGTGCTTGTCTTCGTATCGTACTTCTCGGTGATACCGAAGCCGGCAAAGCCCTGCCCAAAGACGACTCGTGGAGCCTTCATCTCTCTTCCTCCCTTGTGCCAGTAAACCTACCGGCCTATATTTGACGACGGGAGCCAACAGGCACTCTGCACGCCTCCTGACGGTCCCCGCCCGGAGACCACTCCCTCCAGGACCGGAGAACGTCCGGATGATAGCGCTCGATCCTATTGCCCACGGCCCTCGAATGCTTGGTCAGCTTAGGCTGAAGATGGACCGAATCGATCCCACGGAAATGAAGACAGTCGGCGATCATGGACCTATGACACTTCCACCACAGGACCTCACAACACATGATCCCGACGTTCCTGGTCCGCCCGGCCTCCACAAGCTCATCCACACCACCGAGAAACTCCGGCAGCGTCATGAACCACTGAAAATCCCACAGGCCCTGACTATACCAGCTCGGCGACGCAGGATCCGCCTCCTTCTTCCCAGCAATCCGTTGCTTCGGAAACCTCCGCCCGGCATAAGCCTCGAGGTCGACCTCACGGTCCCTGAACTGTTCCTTGAGCGGCAGATGCTTCTCACGCCAGCCGCCAAGCTCAGGAACCCACCGATAGGAAGGGAGCCAGTTCTCGAGGAACTCCTTGTTGAACTGCGGCCACTTCGAACCCGGATGCGACCGGACGTCCCACACCTCGTCAATGTTCGCTATCAGCGACTCGAACGACTCCTGGTCAAGCTTCGAATGCCCTATCGTAAAGATCATGAATCCTCTCCTTTCGACCACTCCATATCGCAGCACCGGCCATGTGCAAGTCCATAAAGCGTCCTCGCCAGGACTCGAACCTGGAACCTGCGGATTAGGAATCCACCGCTCTATCCATTGAGCTACGAGGACACTGAACCCACCATAGCAGCCCGCCTACGCACTACCGAACACACGTGAGCCACCTGCTCATCGGTCAACCTGGGCGAAGACGGTAACACCACACACTCCCTGTTCAACCTAGAACTGTTGGCCTCCCCCAGGGGATTGACGAACTTCAGAAGATGAGCATGCGCCGACATTGGATAGAACATCGGACGTACCTCAATCCCGGCCTCCGAATAGTACCGCTCCGCAGACACAAAGTCATCCCCCAGCACTCTGATGCCTACAAGCCAGCACAAAGAATGCAAGGACCGTTCCTGCATGGCCACGCCAGGGATCCCGGTCAGGCCCCTACGATATCCATCATAGACCCTCTTCTTAGCGGCAAGGATCCCGTCAAGCCTCCCAAGCTGGGAATAGAGAAGCGCAGCGTGCAGGTTCGACATCCGATAGTTGTAGCCCAGGCAGCCGTGCACGAACCTAAGCGGTGACTGGGCCTGGGCGTGCAACAGGTAGAGATGCAGCATCAGCTCAGGGTCTCCCGACAGCACAGCCCCACCCTCCCCGCACGTGACTGTCTTGTTGCCATAGAAGGACACCGAAGACGCCAGACACGCTGTCCCAGTGAGACCGCCATGGGGACCATAACGTCCGAGGAAGCCCTCGCAGTTGTCCTCCACTATGACGTAGCCCGGCAGCCTAGACGCCAGAGCCGGCACGTCCACCGGATTGCCGAGGGCGTGGACGACGAGGACCGCAGCCTCCTCTGGGCCAAGTCCTGAAGCAACCTGGACGACCTCGTCAAGGTCGAAGTTCCAGGTGTCCAGGTCAGAACGCACAGGGATCAGGTCGAACTCCGGACCATACCTGAAGGCGTTGTATGCCGCAACGTACGCATTGTCCGGCACGATCATCTTCCGGACGGACGGTCTAGCCCACGCCACTGCGTGTGCGAGAAGATGCGTCGCCGCAGTGCCGGAGCTGACAAGCAGGACATTCCTCACGGAGCTACGGGCACGCAGACGCTCTGCTGCCAGCTCCTTGTAGGCACCGAGCGAGGATACCCATCCGGACCTGACGGCGTCCGTTACCGCCAGGACATCCTCTTCAGTGACGTCTGGTTCGTAGACCGGTATCATCAGTATGTCTTGTGCTTCCTCTGAACGTGCCGTCCGTCGTCCAGGTCCCGCCCAGCCACCGCGTCCCGGACGATCTCGAGCACCTTCTCGTCCAGCTCGTCGATCAGGGCACTGCGCTGGACGTTCAGGTCACAGCACTTCTTTACGCTCTCATAGAGGTCACGCAGCCCGTCACTGCTGCCGAACCTATTCCTGAACTCGTCGAACGACATCCTGCGGACCTCGTATAGGAACTCCTGGTTGTTCCACATCTTCATGTCGACGGTCACCAGCTTGTCGACCAGACCGCCAAGCGTGTCGGCCATTCTTCACCTCCTAAGCATATGTACATCGCAGGAGATCAGGACAGGTCCTGAAGAATGTCACTGCTCACCAGGGTAAACTGCCTGCTCCCAAGCTCCACATAGGCCCCGCCATGCGGCGGGCACCAGAACGCACGCACCTTCCTCTCGACCAGCTCCACTGAATCGCCAGGAGCCACGCGACGGTGCTCCTCCATCGCCCTCCGACCGTAGTATCTTCCCCTGGCCTGCGGCCGACACGGCAGGCGTCCACCGGGACGCTCCATAGCCATGCCCATCACGCCAGCCAGGAGCGAAGGTAGGTGCCCGCGCGCAAGGTCGCGCAACCCCTTTGCGGTGATCCTCTCCGGATCCGGGACGTCGAACCTCCTCGTCATTATCACCGGCCCAGTGTCGAATCCCTCGTCCACATAGTGAGCCGTGCAGCCCCATCGCGTCTCTCCGTTCAGGATGCCGAAGTTATAGACCGCGAGCCCACGGTATTCGGGGAGCGGTGCGGGGTGAAGGTTAACCGTGCCCATGGGCAGTTCAATGAACTGCTCCGGAATACGCCGGTGATAGCAATAGGACACGGCCACGTCGCCCTCCGGTCTCTCGGGCAGCACGTCGTCCTCGGTCACCGCCTGCACCGAGTAGCCCAGGGACTCCAGGACGTCCGAGGCCTCACTGGCCAGTCTCCCCGGAGCAAGCAGAGTCACCATCATGGAGCCATCTCCTGCGCGCGTCAGCTGCCTATGTATCCACAGCATTTACCTCGGCACCATTTCCGATATGGCAGGACCGAAAGGAGAACGACGATGCCGGTCACCGTCAAGGCTTCCCGCAGCAAGCTCATAGTACCGTCCGGGTTCAACAACTATGACCTGTGCCTCAACCCATACGTCGGGTGCGGATTCGGATGCACCTACTGCTACGTCAGGTTCTTCGTCAAGGACAAGAACCACGGCTGGGGAGGATTCGTCCGGACCAGGGACCACGTCCACGACAAGCTCGAAAAGGAGCTCACCAAGGCCAACGGACACGAAGGCAAGAGGATCGTCATCGGAACCATGACCGACCCCTACCAGCCGCAGGAACGCCGCTCCAGGCTCACACGGTCGGCCCTCAAGACGATCCTGGAGCACGGACGCTTCTCCAAGGTCGGCATCTTCACGAGGTCACCCATAGTCCTGGACGACATCGACCTGATCGCCCGCCTCCCAAAGGCCAGAGTCCACTACACCATCACCCCCTTCCGGAACGACGTGCTGAGGCTGCTTGAACCGGTGCCCATACGCACCGAAAGACGGTTCGACGCCGTCAAGAAGCTCATCGACGCCGGAATCAGGGTACACCTGAACGTGAGCCCGATCCTTCCAACGTGGAGCGAACCATTTATCGTCCCGTTCACCATGAAGATCTCCGGACTGGGCGTCTCGGAGTTCTTCGTCGACCCAATGCAGCCATACAGGGAAAGCTTCAACGCGGTATTCGACGCAGTAAGCCACCTAGAGGAATGGCCGACCATACGGGACTTGATGCTGGACAAGGACCGGTACAACGAATGGAAGGACGGACAGGGACGGGCCTGGACGGACGCATGGCGGCGTCACGGTGACGAGGACACCCTGGCCATATGGTGCGACCACCAGCGCAAGATCTGGCGCAACATGTCGACCGGCCAGCAGATGGACCACAGGCTATATGGGGACGACCTCTAACGCCTGAAACGTACATAGATCCGGAAACGATTACGGACTGAAACAAAACTAAGACAGATCTCCTCCCTGCCCAAACCCCCCACGGGCAGAGCGCCGGGCGGCCTTGCGACCGCCCGGCGCAGATATGTTGCCGACCCGCCACGCGAAACGACACAGATGCCAGGAAGACACGAAGAGATAGAAGGAGACGCCACCAAGCCGGACCGCTACGACCCCGGTGCCATGGTCATCCTCCCGCACGTATGCAACGACGAATGTCGCTGCTGGACGGTCTGAGCCCAGCACTATGTTCTGCGATGGTGCGGGGAAGGAGCGAGGCCTTCTCCGCCTATTGCATGATATGGAGACCGGACCTGATCAAGGACGTGGACGTGCCACGGAGATACGCTGACCAAGCACCGGCGAGAGACGGTGCGTTAAGGAACGTTCCTCCCCTGGTTGAGCTCTTCCATAGGGAGACGTCCGAACATCTGCACCAAACGGCGACACGATGGTCTGGAACGCTTGATACACGTCACTTCCAGAGGACCCCTCGTACGTCAAAGGCCATAACCAATGCCGATAGTCTTGAACGCAACAAACGTGTTACTGCTATTAGAGGACATCGCCTCGAACTGACCATCTGCGCCGATCCTCACGACTCCAAAGTTCCACCCCGCAGTAGCCCCCGCACGCGTGATCCTCAAGTCCCATGCTCCAGACCCATTTGGAGCCACCACCGCATTGTTCACGTCGCCTACGTTTCCGGTTATCCTACATGTCGCCATGAAGGCAGTCTCCCACGGCTTCCTGCCTGCATTGACGTCCCACGGGGTTGTATGCGCAGCACCATTCGTGCTGACCGTACGGACCGTCGCGACCGTGTTAAAGTCAGCAGTGCTGTTGTTTGTTCCAACGTTCCCGAACGCAGTCATGGACGGCCTCGCCACGAAAGACAGCCTTCGCAACGCCGAATCAGTAGGAACGGCCATCGGGCGCGACAGAAAATAGTCGACCCCGCTCCCGGACATCTCCATACCGATGCTGAATTGCGTCGCGTCCAAAGGAATGGACCTGGACACGATCAGCCGCTCCCAGTTGGTATTCGCTTCATGATCCAGACTGCTGGTTGTGCCTCCGCCAGTCCCATTGCTCGTTATGAACAGCCTCACGGCATTCGATGCCACAATGGACATCTTAACCTCAGCAGAGAAAGTGAGCGTCAGACCAAGCGTTCCAAACAGCATGGAGTCAATCGTGCTCGACTCACCCTTGACGTATGGAATCTCCACGATAGGATCACTGGACCCGACACTGATCACGGACACCTTCAACGACATCCCGGCTCCACCCGGAACCGTAGTCGAATCCCCGGACACGAGAATGTTCGGAGACCCAGGCCCGACCGTAGACCGCCACCCCACGACCTCATGATTCTTTGAGGACGAAGCGACGTTGTTCCGCTGGATCGTGGTCGTATGCGTGCCCATGAGCACGCCTAGTCCAGGATTTATGACAATATTGCTCTGAGGCCTAACGGCGCCCTGTCCAAACACTATAGCCATACAGTATGTTTGATATTACAGGTCCAACAGGAACCTCCTCTTCCGACCGCCAAACACCCTCCGGAAACCACCGGCCTCCGCATACTCCCGCTCAGTCAACGACATCTTCCTGGCATGCTGATACAGCGTCTTCTTATGCAGAACATAGCCCTCACCATCCACATACCAATAGTCCGGCTGCACGAACCCATCCAAGCGCCAGTTCGAAGCAGAATAGATCGTCCCCACATGATTATACGTCTCATCGCTGAACGAAACAAGACGCCGCACCACAGGACGCAGCTCACGGACCAGCCGCACCGCCCTAGACAGGAACCACGAAGCAAGGTTCTTCCTACGGAACGCAGGACGGATACAGAACCTAGAAAGCTCAAGCACCTCCCGCACCGACATCCCCATCCTCGAAGCAACCTCCCTACGGACCACTGGCGCAAACACCGCAACCGCAGCCAAGTCCCCGCCACGGAAACACCCCACCTTCACCCCACCCCGCCCGATGCACCCAGCATAGTGATGCCTCGCCACGAACGCAGAAGCCTCCACCATCCCGATCTCCCGCACCGACAGCTCATCGAACGAAAAGTCAACCGCATCCTCCACGGCAAGGCCCGTCCAATACCGCACCAGGTCAAGGACCCTACCGCGAGCATGGAACTCATGCTCCCACACATGCTTCACCCGATACTGCGGAAAGTACCTCGCCACGTACGTCGCCTTCGCACGGTCCCTCGCGGCCACCGAGCGCAGACCATGCCAATAGTCGCCCTGAACCTCCACCAGAAGACCATGCTCCGGCAGGAAAAAGTCGAACACATAGAACCCCACGCGAAACTGCTGAACATACTCGATCCCCAGCTCATCCAGGAACGAAGAAAAGAGCACCTCCACGCTCGACATCCTACCGGACTGCGAAGAACGGATCACCGCCATCCGCTCCCGGAACTCAGGATCAGCCCATGCCCTCCTCGATATGGCTGACATCTTCGCCCGGAACTCGTCCGAGGAGAAGACCTCCATCATCCGCTCCCGGAATTCAGGATCCTCCCACGCCCTACGGGCAGACTCCGAAGCCTTCGCCCGGAACTCATCCGAAGAGAAGACCTCCATCATGCGCCTACGGAATTCAGGATCCGCCCACATCTCCCTGGAAGATTCAGCACACTTCGCACGAAACTCATCCGAGGAGAAGACCTCCATCATCTTAGAACGGAACTCAGGGTCTTCCCACCTCCTCCTGATTGCTTCTGTCATCCGCTCACGGGATTCTGGATTGACCCATTTCTGTCTAGCGACCTCAATCATCCTGGAACGGAACTCGGGATCCGTCCACTTCTCGCCGACCAGCCCTGACATCTTCTCCCGAAACTCGTCAGAGGAGAAGACCTCTGCCATCCGCCTGCGGAATTCAGGATCCGCCCATCTCCCTCTGACCAGCCCGGACATCTTCTCCCGAAACTCATCCGACGAGAAGACCTCCATCATCCTAGAACGGAACCCTGGATCCTCCCACATCTCCCTAGAAGATTCAGCACACTTCGCACGAAACTCATCCGAGGAGAAGACCTCCATCATCTTAGAACGGAACTCAGGGTCTTCCCACCTCCTCCTGATTGCTTCTGTCATCCGCTCACGGGATTCAAGATCCTCCCACGCCCTACGGGCAGACTCCGAAGCCTTCGCCCGGAACTCGTCCGAAGAGAAGACCTCCATCATCCGCTCCCGGAATTCAGGATCCGCCCACGCCCTACGGGCAGACTCCGAAGCCTTCGCCCGGAACTCATCCGAAGAGAAGACCTCCATCATCCGCTCCCGGAATTCAGGATCCGCCCACCTCTCCCTGGAAGATTCAGCACACTTCGCACGAAACTCGTCAGAGGAAAAGACTTCCACCATCTTAGAACGGAACTCAGGGTCTTCCCACCTCTCCCTGACGAGTCCAGACATCTTCTCCCTAAACTCGTCAGAGGAAAAGACCTCCACCATCCTAGAACGGAACTCAGGGTCCTCCCACCTCTCCTTGGAAGCTGCGGACGCCGCCTTTCTCCGAACAGGATCGTCCCATGTCCTTGCTGAAGCCCTGCCTACGGACTGCCTGTATTCCTCGGAAGCGAAGATCTCGAGCATCCTGGACCTGAAACCATCGTCCGCCCACAGCCGCCTAGATGTCTCCGACATCCTGCGCACGACCTCAGGATCGGAATAACGGGCAGCAAGCGAACTTACTACCCTCTCGCGGAACCCATCCTCCCTCCAGAGGTTCCTGATGGTCTCGGACATCCGGGCCCTCCTGTCCGGATCTGACCAGACATCACGGGACACCAGCCGCATCCTCTCCCTGAACGCCTCCGACGAGAAGACAGCCATCATCTTCTCCCGAAACTCCGGATCCGCCCACCTCTCCCTAGAGATCCTAGACATCTTCTCCCGGAACTCGTCCGATGAGAAGACCTCCATCATCCTAGAACGGAACTCAGGATCCTCCCACAGGTTCCTTGACCTTTCAGACATCATCCTGCGGAACTCATCCGAGGAAAAGACCTCCATCATCTTAGAACGGAACTCAGGGTCTTCCCATCTCTTCCTGACCAGCTCAGACATTTTCGCCCTGTTCGCAGGATCAGACCAATGCCTAGAGACTGCACTCGACACCCGTTCACGGTATCCAGGATCCTTCCAAGCATTGCTTGCCGCCGAAGACAGTCTCCTACGACGCTCTGGGTCCGCCCACAGCTGCTCCATTCTGTCACGAAAGGCAACGGTCCACGCACGACGACCGAATTCGGACATTAGGCTCCTATGCTCGTCGCTGGCCATCCGCTTCTCGGCAGCAGCACGGCGCTCCGGGGTCCACGCACACCGCCCGCACTCGGCCATTCGCCGCCTGAATTCCTCTGAGCTGCGCAATTCAGAGACACGCTCACGGAACTCAGAATCCCTCCACATCTCCACCGAACGCGCCGACGCCCTCCTGATATACTCCGGATCATGCCACAGCTCTGCCATCCGCTCCCGGAACTCAGGAGTCCACGCACGCCGCCCATCCTCCGCAGCACGGGCCGTCTTCATCTCCCTGAACCCAGGCTTCAACCACGCCTCCCGACCAGCCGCAGACGCCTTCTCCCTGAACTCAGAAGAATCCCACACCGCACGCATCCGCTCACGGAACGCAGGATCCGCCCACATCCTCCTGGAACGCTCTGACATCCTCCCAAGGAACCCAGGATCCCCCCACAGCTCCGCCATCCGCTCCCGAAACTCAGGAGTCCACGCGCGCTTCCCGAACTCGCTCATCCGACGCCTGAACTCATCATCCACCATCCGCTCGCGCCACCACCCCCTAGCCTCGCGCCAGAACTCCTCCGAAGCAGACCTAAGCTGCCTCCGGAACTCGTCGGTATAGATCCCGTCGAACTTCCCGTCACGATGAGCATGTGAAAGGCCACAGGCATTGCAGCGGAACCTTCCATCGTTCCTGCGGCGGTTCGCACGCACGTTCCTCAGCCTGGCCCGCACCTCCTTGCCGCAGAAGTCGCACTTCTCCGACACCATCGAACTGGACGGAGTCCCATGCCTCTCACGGGCCCTGGCACGGATCTTCTCCCGGTACTCGTCCGTATGCACATACCCGTTCACCACGCACCGCCGGCACACAAACTGACCATCGTTCCTCTTCTGGTTGTTCAGATAGGAACCATACTTGACCTCCTGCTCCACACCACACCGGTCACAGGAGACCATCACCCTGTCGGAACGCCTATGCTTGCCCTTAGTCAAGACCATGACAAAGCCCCACAACAGCCCTCGATTACATATCCGACACGGCAACATTGACAACCAAGTACAGATACGCAGATGGCCCAGGATTACTCCTGGGCCATCTGCACTGAACCATCGATGGTCAAGTCCTACTGGACAGTACTGGTGACTACACCGCCAGCCTGCAGAACCTCATCCGAGGAGAACGAAGCGTCAGTCCTGAGAACAACCAGATTGAGCTGTATGAACTCCGCTGTCCTTGTGGGCTTCAGGAAGAAAGCAACGTGAAGCTCATTCCGATCGATGCGCTCAGGCGTATTGTTCCGTTCGTCGCTCACCACCAGGAATCCGTTCAGCCCTCTCCTGGCCTGTATGTCGGCAAGGAAGGATTCGCTGACGTTCACCACGCGTGCCCGGGTGATCTCGTCGTTTGGCTCGAAGACGAACTGCCGGAGGAAGTTGATCGCGTTCTTCTTGATGAAGATCAGGAGCATCCTGACGTTCACCCGGTCTAGGGCAGACTGCTTGCGCTGGAGCGTCCGCTGTCCAAAGACCGTTATCCCGTCCTGTGGGAAGTTGACGATCGGATTGACCGCGTTCCCAAAGCCGTACATCAGGTCGCGCTCGCCCTGGGTGAGGTCGACCTCAGTGTCGAGCGGGGTGAGGAGCCTGCCCCTGGTGGTGCCGGCTGGGGCGAACCAGATCTCTGCATCGCGCTCGGTCCTAGCATAGACGCTACTGACCTGCCCACTGGGCGGGACGAAGATGGTCTCGCCGCTGAACTGGTCGAAGATCTTGAGCCAGGGATGGTAGAGTGCTCCGTAGCTGGAGTCGATGGAGTTGGCCAGGTCGCTGAAGAGTATGCCATTGTGCCAGTCGACGACCTGCTGGGCGCGGAGTCCGAATGGGCTGTCGACGATGAAGAGGCAGTCTCCGCGCCGTTCACACATCTGGAGGGCCTGCCCGATGACGGCTCCGGAGGTGACTCCGGGGATGACCAGGAGGGTGATGTCGAAGACCTCGGGATTCTGGAAGGCGAAGATTCCGGTCTCGAGGTTGGGGTTGCCTATGATGGCCCTGTCCAGCTCCGAAGAGAAAGCGGGGTCGGTTGGGATGCCGTTGGCCGCGCCGGTGAAGCCGCTCCTGTTGAACTCTCCGGGCACTCGGACCTCGAAGGAGGCGAGGTCGTTGACCGGGTCGTTGGCGAGGAAGGCTGGTCTCGGGATCCATTGGATGAAGGCGTTGCCGTTGGGGCCTCCGAACCTGGATCCGGCGTTGATCACGTTGCCGACGTAGCGTTCCTCTCTGGGGTCGAAGGAGACATCGTCCACGGCGTCGACGGTGAGGTTGTTCTTGTCCTCGATGACGATGCGGAACCTTCCCGCAGCGTCGGTGCCGCCTCCTGTCTGGGTGAAGACCTGGAGGGTGACCTTGAAGTCGTCGATCCAGGTGCCTGCGCTCTTCGAGACGAACCAGCCCACTACGTTTTCATAGTAGATCGAGTCGGCGAGGCATTCGTCGCTGGAGGGGTCGACCTCGCAGGAGAGTGGCGAGGAGGGAGTGATGGTTCCGGACTCCGGGAGCAGGACGCGGGGGTCGTTGAAGACCTGGAACTCCCTGGTGTAGGGGAAGAGGATACCGAGCTCCTCGGCGAAACGGAGTGTCTTGAAGTGGGATCCGTCGGCCTGCATCTTGATGCGGTCGAAGCGGTTGTCGGAGGTGGTCTCGATGACGATCTGGACTTCGCCACCGGGGATGATGACGGTGAAGGCGTTCCAGAACCTGGTTCCGCCGTCGATTCCACCAAGGTGTATGGCGGAGGCTATCGCGGTGGAGGACTGGGCGAGCCCGACGGGGACGCTGAACTCGATCTCGGTGGTAGACTGCTGCCCGATGACCTCGACGTTGACCCTGTTGTTGCTGGTGGTGATGTCGTAGGGGCCTGCGGTGGTGGTGAGCAGGTGGCTGCGGGGGATGTCGAAGGCCCACAGAACCTGTCCGACCTCGAGAGCGAAGGCCTCGGTCCCGGTCAACTGGATGCTCTCTCCGGCGATCCTCGTGGTGAAGCAGACGGTCCCGTCCGCTTCTGCGACGGCGAGGTATGGGTCGGAGTCCGGGACGAGGGCGTTGACCGCGTCTGCGAAGGTGGTCGCGTCGGTGAAGGAGGACCCGTCGGCGAGGGAGTAGGTGGTTGCTCCTGCTCCGGCGACGAGGTCTGCCTCGACGGCGAACGAGAGGTTGTCCGGTCGTACGGTGAAGGTGAAGGTGTCGTTGGCGGCGATGGGGACGGTCCCCGTGACGACGACCTTGAACAGGAGCCCCTGTCCGGCGTCGATCACTTCAGACTCGCCTGGGGTGGCGGACTCGACTAGGACGTCGGTGAGGACGGTGGCTCCGTCGGAGTTGCGGATGACGTCGAAGGTGGCTCCGTCAAGGAGGGAGCCGCCGGTGGTGGGGACGTCGCTGGTGATCAGGACGGTGAAGCTGTCGTCAATCGGTCCGGTGTAGCCGGCGAGGTCCACGAAGGTGAGGGTGGCTGAGGCCGGTCCGTCGGTTGGGGTGATCTCGACGTCGTTGTAGTCGATGTCGGTGACGAGGGCGGCGTGGAACTCGAGGGGATCGTCTGCGGTGATTACCCTGGTGCAGATCTTGCCGTTGTCGATGCCGGAGAAGACGGCTATACGCCCCCAGCCCTTGCCGCGGGCTCCGCTGTTGTCGATGCAGACGCTGGAGAGTTCCTCTGGCTGTCCGTCCTCGCACTCTACGCCGACCCGCATGATCCAGGCGCGGTTTCCCTCCTCGAAGTAGGAGAGGGCGGCGTATCCGAGGAAGGACTCGGGAAAGGGTTCGCCGAAGACGTCGATGTACTGCTGGGCGTTGCTGACGAAGGTCGGCTCCTGAACCGGACCCTTCTTTGCAGTGCCGATGAAGGCCGGTGTGAGCGCTCCGGTGGCCGCTGGGACGATGCTGAGGTCGATCTCGCGGGGGAACACTCCGGGCGAAAGGAAGACGGGCATTTGTTTATCTCCTCGTTCCGGCATTTGGCATTCAGCGTCTGCTGTCCGCCGAGACATCCTATATTTGACGCGGCGGGCGCGCCACGGAACGGGAGAACGGACACCTCGGAGCGTGCCCTAAGGTGCCAATGTCTGGTACGGAAGGATTGTCCGTGGAGACCGTCTATTCCTGCTTGCTCCTGCCTACTATACGTATGCGCCCCTGCTTCTGGAGCCTGGTGATCTGGGAGCTCCAGATCCTGTCGGCGTCGAACAGATGATCCTGGCCGGGGCCAAGCCGGACGTCCTGTGCTCCGACGTAGAAGTCGGTGCGGTCGCCGTCCTGCTTCCTGGGCGGCTTGAGGTGAATGGGGACCAGCTGCTTGGAGACGTTCAGTATGCGAATCGTCTCCTTCTTCCTCGGTGCTCTGCGGGCCTTGATCTCGTCGACGGTCGGCGGTCTCTTCCTGGCCATCCTCTAGGCTCCTGTCCTCACGGAGACGACTGGAAGGTCGGACCTACCGGAGACGGTCTCCAGCAGCGCACCCGAGGTCTCCTTCAGACTAGTTACTGTTCCGAGGATCGAGGGAACGACCTTCTCGGGCAGGGGCAGCCAGGCCTCCATCGAGACGCTGAAGTCCATGCGCTTGTTGGCGCGCTGGTCCGCCGGCACCTCGTCGTCCACGGCGACCGTCTCGCCGTTATACTTGAGGAAGACCGAGCCGCGAAGGTGCTCGTCCTCCACCATGAACTCAGCGGCGGGATGGAACCTCCGGCGGACCTGATAGTTGACGTACTCGAGGTCCCTCTTGTGCTCGCCCCATACGGACAGGGTATAGTTCACCAGGGCGGCCACCGGCCTGAAGGCCAGGGCGATCCTGCTGCAGTCGGAGTCGAGGAACCTCCTGGACATCCAGTGGAAGTGGGCAGGGCTGAACTTCTCCGGGTTGTGTGCGTCGTCGACCCTCTTTATGGACATGACGGGCAGGGTCACCCTTCCTAACCTGAGGTCCTGCGCCCAGACCAGGTATGGCCTATCCCCACCGGCAACCCGTACCTGCATGATCCTGGTCCCGTCCCTGGTGGGGACGGGCATTCCGGCGAAGTAGTTCTTGAGCCCCCTGTCCATGGTCCGGTAGCCGACCGGCAGAATCTCCCGGACCTCCTGGGAGACGTCCACGTTCTGACGCTCGAACCATATGTCGTCCCTGGGGAGGGCCTCCTTGCCCAGGTCTCCGCGCTGCAGGATGGCTGGCCTCTGCTCCGGCCTTTCCTTTCCGTCGCGGGGGTCGAGGCGCTGGTCGGTCTCCCTCTGTGGGGTTCCGTTGTGCTGGAAGTTGAAGTCGTGTATGGGCATTCCTACTCGCTTCCGCCGATGATCAGGTCGACCACGTGCTCAGGGTCGGACACCTTGGCGACTGCCTTCTCGACGGCGTGCGTCTCGTCCTCTATCTGCCTGGCGAGCGCGCCGTCCGGATCGTCCTGGGTCAGGGGGACCCCTGCAACGAATCCGTTCGGGCGGTAGGCCGTCCGTACGGGGAGCCTGTTGCCGGACTCCTTGACGACCTCGGAGGCGAACTCATCGGCTACCCCAGTGATGATGGCCCTCTTGAGGCGGCGGATATGCTCCCTGCCGAGGTCGAACATCTGCTGGGCGTTGTTGAGCTCGATGGCCATCAGCTGTTCTCCTTGCGGAACTCGACGTCGACGGTGAGGTCTCCGGTCAGGTTCTCGACGACGCAGGACCAGTACAGCCAGCGGTACTTGAAGCTACCCGTGTCCGAGGGCCTGAGGACCCGGTACCGGTCGATCCTGTTCGACGGACCCTCGCGGAGGTCGGTCTCCTGCACGGCGAGGAGAGTATTGTGCGGGACTATCAGGACGTCTCCCTCGGAGACCATCCTCTTTCCGAAGGTGCGGAACACGAGCGACCTGGAGAAGTGGACTATGGTCTGGTTTGGTGTGTCCAGGCCCCACTTGGTGAGCTGGGACTCAGCGGGCTTGGGCACGAAGTAGCCCTTGATCTTGACGCCGTTCTCGTAGGTCGGGTCGGCGTCCTCGTCCCAGACCTCGTCGGCGTTGCCGCGGTTGCGCGTCCTGCGGTAGACGGTAATCATGGCACCGGAGATGTTGCAGATCTCCTCCGAAAGGAGCTCGGCGTAGGCCAGCTCCGGCTGTCCATGGTCGAAGACGGACAGCGGTGTGAAGACCTGCTCGGCCTCGGTGCGCAGGTCGTCCCCGGCCTGGGCGGACACGAACTTCTGTCTGTAGTCGAAGTCGTGCAGGGGCATCTCGTTCAAGCGTCTCCAGTCTGCTACCCATGTAGGTTTGAGGCCGCACGGAACGGACCATCGCGCTCCGGGCAGCCGGGTCGACCAGAAACCGTCCTTGGCGGACATCAGCGACATCACTTGCTCAAGTACGCACGGACACTGACCATGGCGTCCTGAAGCCGTTTCTCCCGCCCGTACTGGAACGTCCCGTCCGGTCGCCGGGAGGACCACAGGACGGTGCGTTCCTTGAACTCCAGTCTGAACTCTCGCCCGTCCGGTGCGCTCCACCACAGATGCACCGACCCGTCCCCGCATGGGCTCATGAACGGGAAGGGGAGCCCCAGCCTGCGGCTCTCGTTGCACAGGCTCCATGCACGTTGCCATTCGAAGGGCGGGATGGCCACTCCGCCTTCGTCGTCCCAATTGTCCCGCTGCGTATCGCGGGCAAGGTGCCGTAGACGGTTCCCTACGGCAAGGAATCCATGACCATCCCAACTCCCTGCGCTTCCATCCACCTGGAAGGAGCAAAGCCACTTGGACGACACCGCGACAGTGAAGTGCAGCATTCCACGCGCTTGACCCCTTCTATAGAAAAAGGTGGTAGCCGTCTGAGCGTGGTCTCTGCAAACGTCCTCTTCCGTGGCCACCTGTAGATGACGTGCCAAGCTCCCGTTCATGCCATCTCCTTTCAGCGACTGTGCCGTAAAGCCATGCGGGACAAACCATCTTTCCGGAACCCGGCGTACGATATCGTTGGGCCGGACTGAGAAAAGGAAAATGAGCATCGTCCGTGACAGCCTATACTTCAGGAGGCTCAGGCGCGAGCTGGAGCATGCCGGTGCGGACGAGATCAGGCAACTGGTCGATGACCTGGCCGGCCTGCACGGCACGGAGAATCTGAGCAGCAAGCCCGTCCTCACCGGCCCGGAACAGTTCCTGCGGGCCTTCATTGACGGCTGGTTGCCTAGGGCAGGTCCAAGGATCGCCAGGGTCAAGTCTGGAATCCTGCTCCGCATGGCGATCATGGACTGCATATCCACGACGTCCTGGTTGTTCTGGGAACACTGGAACGGAAAGGGCATCCTGTCAAGGAAGAACGTCGCGTTCTCCATGCTCGTCGACGGCCAGTGCCTGCACAAGGTACCCCGCAGACTGCGGGACGAGGACATCGAGGCCCTGGCTAGGATGTCGTCCATGCTGAAGACCTGGAAGGTACTAGTGCGCACTGCACGGACTCATGGCAAGTGGGAGGAGTGCGTCTGCATGGTGCCCTTCGACTGCGAGAAGGCATTATGGATCCTATCTAGCCACGAGATGTTCAGGAAGCAGTCTGGAGGTGATACGCCCGGACCATGGCCCGTGTGCGTCGATCCAGTACAGGGAACGGCATCATGGGGTTATTCATAGAAGAGCTTCATCGTATCGGACGTGCCGGACAGGATCCTGCCGATCTCGGCGTCCGTCAGCCTACGCTTCCAGCAGTCGACGACCTCGCGGCTATTGCGGACGAACTCGTTCCTGCCGTCCGGCTCCGCCGGATTGTGCGGACCAGACGTCTCGAGGATGCGCGCCTCCACCGCTGGCGTGAACTCTAGCTTGATACGACCATATATCTTCCTGTACTCCTCGACAGGGTTCAGGGAAAGATCCTCGTGCCTGACGAACGTCCACTCAGGATGCTTCCTCCTGTATCCGTCTACCACGTGATAGATGCAGTTGTACAGCAATATGCCCTGCGAGACTATGTCCTGCTTGCTGGAAGCGTGCCTCCTTATGTCGTCCTCGAACTTCTTCAGGAGGTGTTCCATCAGCAGCGGTTGCCTGATGAAGCCTGTAAAGTCATGCTGCCAGCCCTTCACCTTCAAGCTAGAGCAGAACGCCGCAGGGTGCCTGATCATGACCAGCACGTCCATCCCGAACGTCCTGGACAGCCAATCAGCCGAGAATATGGCTATGGGATCCTTCATGATGGGCGTGAGGCCCCTTGCCATGACCGGAGCCAGGGTCCTACGGATGAACTCCTTGTACTTGTGCTCGTTGTCCCTGCAGACGTACTGGAACCAGTTCTCGAAGGGGTTCATGACGGCACTTGGTCGGCGGCCTGGCCGGTGGGTCCTCGCCCGTGACCGCCTATCCGACATGCCGAGCTTGAACGGCTCCTGAACATAGGACGTCCCAGGAGCGACTGCCAGCATCCTGCCTGCCCACGTGGTGCCAGACCTGTGTGCACCGGTGACCAGGATAGGTCTTGTGCCTCTCACCGACGCCATAGGAATGTCAATCCAGGACCGGTGCCTCGTTGAATACCGTATCTATCGTGCGCCGCCCACGGACGTCCAATATCTCCAGGGCGTCCCCGTTCGGACGCAGGGAGGGGTCCTTGGTCGTATGGAACTCGTCACGCTGCGTCACGCACCCCGAGAAATCGAAGCCGGAACAGACGTCGCCGTCCGAGAACCCGCTGCGATCGTTCTGGGGCCTGGTCCTCGCGTTATCCTTCATGATGCGGTAGAAGTCAGCAATGCTGCTCCCAGGGCACTTGTCGCCGTCCGGTGGAGGACCGGCCGGCAGCTCCAGGAACCTACCCGTGCCGTTCGTCCCGGCAGGGAAGAAGGCCCGGACGACCCTGGCCCCGGGAATAAGGCGTAGGACGTCCTCGACCGGAATGACGGAGGACTTGCAGTCGATGTTCTGGAGCAGGGTAGTACCGGTGAGCGAGCTTATTGGCTCACAACCAGGCACTGACACTACGTTCCCCAGCCTGATCTCTAGCTTGTTTCCGACGTGTATCGCGGGACCCAACCTCGTTCCTCCTACCAGAGGTGAACTCCGAGGGGCTCGCCGAGCAGGATGGCGTCCTGGGCGGCCTTCTCCTTCTCGGTCTGTCCCTCCGTGCGGAGGGCGTCTCCGTTCAGGCTGAGATTGCCTCCGTCCGGAGCCGGGATGTTGCCGTACTTGCTTCGGATGTTGCCGAGCATGATCTTGGCCTCGGCGACCAGGGCGCGCTTGAGGATCTCCCTGGCGGAGGGAGAGCGGAACCTCTGGACTGTCGGGATGTACTCGATCACCACTGGGAAGCTGCCACGCGGGGTTGGGAACAGGCGGATCTTGTTGTCTCCCTTGACCTCCCACTGCCCCTCGGTCCCAAGGATGCGCTGGCTGAACTTCCGATAGTGTTGCAGCAAATGGAAGTCGGTGAGTATGTATTGTATACCGGTGACGTTCCCCACATTAAAAGATATATTGTGAACAACGGAGATGTTTCCTACGTCCAGGCCAGCATACTCCTGCACTCCACCAAGGGCCCGGCATGCCCTGCGCCAAGCGGGACCATGCGTCACGTCGCCGGAGACGAGGTGCGCGAGCTCGTGCCGCAGGACGCCCACGAGACGGTCCAGGCCAAGCCTGGCGGACATGAAGACCGTCCAGTCACGCATGTCCGCCATGCCATGGGAATTCAGGTCAGTCAGGACGATACGCATGCCAACATCCTCCTGAATAGGTTTGTCCGGAAGGAGAGCACAGATGGCCAGGCAGATTGTGCAGATCGACCTAGACGAACTACGGAACGACTACCTGTCCGGAGCATCCATGCGCAGCCTCGCCAGGAAGCACCGGACCACCAGGCCGACCATAGCCAAGAAGCTGCGCAGCATGGGCGTCAAGATCCTATCGTCAAGGGAACGGGTGACCTCCGACCCAGAGGCACACAGAAGGGCGTCCGCAAGGAGGGGGCATAAAAGCACGACGGCCATGCCCGTAAAGGAACGGCTCGCAGCAACGACGAACGAATGGGACAAACAAGGATTGCTTAGGAAGCTCTATGTCGACGAGAAAAGGAGTTGCGCGGAGATAGCGAAGAGATTAGGGTGCCACCGGGAGACGATCAGGTCCCGCCTCCACCGGCACGGTATACCTGTTAGAAGCATCGGCGAGGCAAGCCGCACTGCAGCTGCAAGGCCAGACACCAGGGCCAGGAGATCAAGGGCGTCCTCGTCCAACTGGCTCGACGAGGACTACAGGAAGAGGGTGTCCGGTAAGCTGCGTGGTAAGAGCGTCAAGATGCCTCCGGAGCACTCGAACAACGTCTCTGCGGCAATGACTAGGCACTTCTCGGACCCAGACAACGTGCGCAGGCATGCAGAGAAGATAAGGAGGTCATGGAATAAGCCGACTGAAGCAATGCTGAAGCACCTGGGGAACCTGCACGACGGACTCCGCAACGATGGCGAGATGCGCAGAAAGCTGCTAAGGACGCAGTCTGACAGGTTCCGTGAAGAGAAGCGCGAGCAGGCCTTCAAGCACTGGGCAGACGAAGATTTCCTTAAGAAAGGCCTGCCGACGATGAAGAGAAAGTGCTCCGAGGCCGCGCGGAGGGCGTGGAAGGACCAGGTCTACCGCAGAAAGGTCCTAGACAGCATCTCAAGGAACTCCACCAGCCGCCTGGAGAGGGTGACAACTGGAATCCTGGACGACCTTGGGATCGCCCATTGCAAGAGACGATTCGGCCGCCAGATGTTCGAGTTCGACGTGTGCATAGGAGCCGACGAGCTTCGTCAGGACCGCGGTCTACTGATAGAGGTCAACGGCCTCTACGTCCACAGCCGGAGCAAGCAGATAGAGCGGGACACAAGGAGACATCGGTTCTGGGAAAAGCATCTCTCCGACGAGTGGAGGTTCGAAACCGTCTGGGAGCACGACATGAGCGCATACAGGGTCTTTTTCAACAGGATGGTCTCCATGCTCGGAATCAGGCCGGAACGAAGGAGCGTAAGACTTAGGGATCTTGAGTTGACGCAGATCGAGCACGGGGAGGCGTCGTCCTTCTATGACAAGTATCACTACCTCGGTCGACACAGGCGCGGCGTCCACCTCGGTGCCATGCTCGACGGGTCGCTGGTGGCCTGCTGCGCCTTCGCCGCGCCAACGAGGATGGAGACTGCAGCCCGCCTTGGTCTGGAGTATGGCGAGGTCCGTGAGCTGTCCAGGTTCTGCATCTCTCCCCTGGTCCATGATCCAAACATGGCATCGTTCGTCCTGTCTAGGTGCAGGAAACTGTATTCGTCCGGACATCCAGAGGTGCGGGCCTTCGTAACGTTCGCAGACGGCGAGATGGGGCACCTCGGGACGATGTACCTGGCCTCGAACTGGAAGCTGGACGGGACCACGGCCCCGTCCTATTTCTACGAGATGGATAGCCTGCGATGGCACAAGAAGACCGTCTGGGACCATGCCAGGAGCGTCGGGGCCAGCGAGAGGGAGTTCGCCGAGGCAGTCGGGATGACCAGGGTGCAGACCGGCAGAAAGAGGAGGTTCGTCCTGTTCACATGAGCGAGGTGAGCCCGGAGAGAATCAGACGGTTCCTGGCCGAGAAGAGGACTCCGGTCGACGTCGGCCGGCTCGGCGCGGACTCCCTGTGCATAGTGGTGCCGGTCTATGGCCACGCCAGGTTCATCGGCAGGGCCATCGAGAGCATATCCCGGCAGAGCGTTCCTCCGGACGAGGTGATCTTCGTAGATGACCGCTCGGGCGACGGATCACGTAGGGTAATCACTAGGAGCGTCTCGGGGCTGCGCAGCAGGCATCGGACCATCGTGAACGCGAGAAACATGGGCCAGGCAGCCAGCCTAAACGCGGGGATCGGAGCTTCGGACAGCGACCTGGTCATGGTTCTGAACGATGACGATTATCTGTTCCCGTATGCGGTCGAGGCCATGCTGGAGCTGTTCGCGCGCCATCCGAGGGTCGCATTGATGGGGGCGACGTGCCGTCCGTTCAGGAACGACGCCGTTCTCCGGTCGGCGGAGAGGACGGTGGACCTGGACCGCCTGCGCCTGACGTTCAGGAGCCCGGTGGACGCGAGTGGATACAGGCGGTACAACGATGTCAGCATGACCCACTCCGGAAGCACCTTCTACAGGGCGGCGTGGAGGTCGGTTGGAGGATATAGGCCACGCAGGGGGAGAATAGTTCCGTTCTCGGACCGTGACTTTCAGATCCGGGTGAACCTCCTGTACGAGGTGGCGGTGTCGTACGGCGTGCCGTTCTCGTTCTGGCGCACGGACAGCAGCGTGGACAGGGGCCTCAACTCGTGAGTCACCGACGCATCTGCCTCTTTATGAAGTCTATTATGACGTCTTCCGGAACGGTCATCTTGACGGAATCCATCGCGTGCCGGACGACCCGCCAGCGCAGACCTTCGTCCAATATCTTCGGGGCAGCCAGGAGCAGTGCCTTGTCTTTGAGTAGGTCGTTCAGGGCCTCCGTGGGCTCCATGTCCGGCCTTCTGCGTGCCCTGCGGTAGGCGTTGATGAGGTCGTTCAGCTCTTCAGCGTTGAGCCTGGCCAGGATGGACATCGATTAGCTCCTTGGACAGGACACCCAGGAGACGCGCAAAGTTGAACCCGGCACGCTCTAGCTCGTCATGCCATGCCTGGGTCTCGGAGAAGGTACAGTCCTGCTGGTCCGCAAACGATTCCACCACCGTCCTTAGGCACTGCAAGGCATGGTCATCCTTCAGGGCGGGATCGCTCAGAGCTAGGAGTAGTGCTCCCATGAACTTCCTGGCTGGTGTCTTCATCTCCTTGCGGCGACGATAGGCGCGCCCCCAGTGATTGCCAGCCTCCTGTATAGCATCTTCCCTACATTCACAATGGAGTGCAACGTCAAGCTGTTCCGCCATTTTCCGCAGGTGACCGGCCATGGTATCCACGTTGTCTCCTCCCGTCCCAGCTGCAGGATCTGGGCCCCCTACACCCCTGCCGGCGTCGCCAGAGCATTCTGCGCACTTCCTTTGTACGACGCGCCTCCGCAAATGCGCTCTCTAGAAGCTTTCGTTCCAGATCAACGAGTTCAGCGTTCATGTGCTTCTCCTGTCGTCCATGTTCCGTCGCCTTCATAATCAGCCAACAAGCCTGGGTCGACCGGTATGCGCCCCTTAGCCTGTGGTCTCCGGATCCGCTTCAACTTCCTGGAGCTGCTCTGCGCAATCCCTATGATCATCTCCAGGGCCAGCACGAGATCGTCCCTGTGTTCCCTGGGCAGCTTGTGCAGGAGCCGCAGGGCGTGGCGGTCATGACCTTCTTTCATAGCGAAACCTCTCTTGGATCGGATGATTACATTGGAGCCGTATCCAGAGAATGCCCGCCGTAAATGGTATCAGTCGCCGACCTCCATAACCTCCTCGGCACCCTCCACCGCGATATGGAACAGCTCGTTTGTCACCGTCGGAGGCCATGGCAGCTCGGCCACGATCTCCTCGTAGAACAGCAACGAAAACCTGGCCTGCCTATCTCCGAACGACTCCACAAGCGGCATAAGCGTGAGCCTGGTCGGAAGGTTAATGCCTGCCCGGACCGCAGCAGACCGCACACAGGACCTTATAGCTTCGTCCGTGAACCCGATGTGGTGTCTGTTCGCGACGGCATTCATCCTGTCCAGGACCTTCGCGAACCACATGGGTGTGGCCAGGAAGGATCCTGCCTCGCATCCCGCCTTGTCATAGCACTCGTCGCAGAACGGCCCCTCGCCGTCCACGAACAATGAATCGTCCCTGCGTCCGATCCTTCCGGTCGGGCTTCCACAGCGACAGCAGACCTCGACGTTGGCGCGTCCAATCCTCTTCATCCCATGATCCTCCATCAGAAGGCCCTCACCACCTGCGGGCGCGGAACGTTCCTGGACCACACCAGCTTGGTCGCGCGCCTGATCTCGGTGGCACCTCCCTTCCTGGACCACAGGACGACGTAGGAGCCATTGTCCAGGGCGTTCCTTACGGCCCCGTCCGACACGCCCAGCCTGCCCGCTATCTGATACTGGGACAAACCATCCTTCACTAGCGGCAGAACCTGCTCGGCAGTCACCCTAGGTCTTCGCTTCCGCGTCCTTACTCCCTTCTTCTCCAGGACGGTCCTCCTGATCCGGCCATGCAGCAGCTGCCGGTCCCTCACGACGTGTCCATCCGGCGGCCTGACCTTCTCGTCGACCGTCCAGACGACCTGTCTGAAGGCCTTTGGGTCGATGGACCATATCGAGCAGACCCTAGTAACGTCGAGGTTTCTGATACAGTCCTCTGCGCAGGTTATCTCGTCGGCGCGGATGAATCTCCAGTTCGGAACGACGTTCCTTGCATAGAGGTACTTGTCCTCATGGGTCTGCAGGTGGAGCGGCTGGACCTCGACGTGCTCCACGGCTCCGACCGCGTACTCGCGCTCGCCGTCGAACTCGATGCTGTCGTCAAGTATCACCCGGAACTCGCATAGATATCTGCGTGTCCTCCCCGTGAACCCGTCCTGGTAGTTCGTCCACATGGCGCGGTGTTCCCACCGCTTTACGGAGGGCTTGCTGTCCAGGTAGAGGGCATATCCTAGCTTCAATAAGGACCGGAACCTGACCAGCCTTGGGTGCTTCACGGGCCTGTAGGTCAGAATCATGGTCTGGTCCGCCGGTCTAGTGAGAGAGGTAGAACTCCTTGCCCTTTGCGCCTATGTACATGCTGCCTGTGCGGTTCTGGATCGACCATGTGCCAGACGTCTGCACCTGTTCCTTGCCGATGATCTCGCGCAGCTTGTCCCTGGAGCTCAACAGCTTACCGCCCAGCTGGCACTCGGACGCGGGCACGAACTCGCCGTCGCAGCTGACCGGATGGTTCGGGGAACAGGGCAGGAAGTCATACTCAGTCTGCAGGACAGTTACAGGCTGACTGCGGTCGTTCCACCTCATTCTTGGCCTGGTGGGACGGAAGGGCGTGACTATCTTCTTGCTGGACCCATAGAGGTCCTCTGCAGTGACTGGCCCGTCCACGGACAGTATCTGCGTCCCACCGGGATAGCAGAACAGGAACGACTCGGCGCCGAAGATGTCACCGATCCTCGTCGTGGCCGGATCCCACTTTACGTCCTTGACCCAATAGGCGTCCGCCGGAAGGGGATAGGTGCTGACCAGTGGTTGCGTGTTGAAGAAGGCGTAGCGCTCCTCGAGCGGGAAATATTGCGCCACGAAGTCGCCAGTGGTCCTAATCGCCTGCTCAAGCTGGGCTTCGGTCAACTCGACTCTGACAACCGGGTGGCCAAGCATAGATAGGACTTCAAACTTCATTGGGTCGCTTCGCAGCTTGAGGACCACCGGCAGTTGTTCTGGCCCAATGATAGCCATAGCTATCCTCCAGACCTATCTTTGCAGACGAAACCTGCGGGGAAGAAGAGATGACGAAGCTCGACGATCCAGAATGGTTGCACGACGCCTACGTCGCCAAGGGTATGAGCACCACTGAGATAGCCAAGCTAGTAAACAGGTCGGCTAGACTGGTCAGCATGAAGCTGAAGAAGCACGGCATACCGGCAAGGACAGCCTCCCAGGCCGCGCTCAAGAAGTCCAAGGAGATCTCAGAGCGCACCAGGAATAGATGGCGCGAAGAAGAATACAGGAAGAAGGTCACCGAATCGGTGCGCGACGCCTACCGAAACGACGAACTAAGGACCAGGTGCAGGACGGCCTCCACGGAACACTGGCAAAGCGAGGACTCCAGAATCAAGGCTTCTACCGCCTCCAGGAAGGCCTGGAAGGAATCAGGGAAGGACAGGCGCGAGACGGCATCGAGGAACGCCAGAAAGAACGCCCCCTCCGCAGAGGAGACCAGGGCAAGATGGCAGGATGGCGCGTATAGGAGAAAGGTCAGCGAGGGTGTCCGGAAGGTATGCGAGGACTCCGCGTGGAGAGAAGAAGCGTCCGCAAGAAGCACCAGGCTGTGGGCCGATGAAGCATACCGCAGCAAGGTCTCGAAGTCTCTCGAGAAGGCAAGAAGGAAGCCTGAATATGCCCATAGACTGGCCCTCGGCAGATTGAGGCAGGAGCGTACTTCCTATGAGGAGAGAGTCCTGTCCGCCATCCTGAAGGAGGCCGGAATAGGATCTAGAAAGGTCGTCATTGGACCGCATGAGTTCGACCTACAGGTGGACGTCGATCCCCCGTTGCTGATCGAGGTGCAGGGAGAGTACTGGCACCCTCCTGGCAGGCCGCACGATGCTGCAAAGAGGACCTACTTTCAGAGATACCTCTCTGACAGATATCGCCTGATGTACGTGCACGACTACGAGTTCATGGCCGAGGGGCTCATTGTGCAGAGACTCAGGGAGGCCGGGATCGACCTGACCGTGCGCAGGATCTCCGCCAGACAGCTCTCCTTCAGGACCGTCGAAGCGGAACTGTACCGTGACTTCTATGCCAGATATCACTACATCGGCAACAGGGGCCGATGGGGATTTTCGGTCGGAGGCTTCATGGACGATAGGCTCGTCTGCTGCGTGACCTATGCCGGCTGCACAAGGAAGGAGGCCGCTACCAGGCTGGGTGCCAGGCCCTCGGAGGTGCGTGAACTCGTCCGGCTGTGCCGTCATCCCTTATATCGCTGCCGGAACATGCTGAGCAGGCTCATTGCGGAGTCGATCAGGATGGTCCGTGCCGAACGTCCTGGCCTGAAGTGGCTCATATCGTACGCGGACGGCGATAGGGGCCATTCTGGGACAGTCTATCGCGCCTCCGGCTGGCAGAAGGACGGTACGGTCAGAAGCAGCTACTGCTACATGAAGGATGGCTGTTCCGTACACAAGAAGACGATGTGGGACCGCGCAAGGCGCATGGGGACGTCAGAGAGCGAATATTCCGTGGCGCATGGCTTCAGGAAGGTCCTATGTGGGTCGAAGACGAGATATGTGCTGGACCTTTCTACTAGGAGGCAGCCTGCTTCTTGATGACTGCTATGCCGAGGTTCTGCCTATTCACGTAGATGAGTTCTGCGTCCTGTCTACTGTCCGAGAAGTCGTGGACGCACTGTTCGAGATATGGATGTACGTGGTGTGCAACGTCGTGAATGAGCATAAGGCCTCCTATCTTCAGTAGCCTTATGCTGTCGACCATGTCCATCATGCAGCCGTCATAGCTATGGTCTCCGTCAATGTGCACCATGTCCAGGTTGAGCCCGTCTGGAAGTTTCTTGATCAGGTCGTGCGATGATCCGTCCAGGTAATATACTTCATGCTTTACTCCGTATTGCTCCTCTTTTTCATGTATGAGCTTCAGGATGTGTTCGTGGCTTCCCCTACCTGTTCCGCCGTATTCTTTTCCCCAGGTATCACAGAGATATAGTTGCAGTGGCCTGCTCTTGAGGGCATGTCGCAGGGACTTCCCTTCCTGTACTCCTATCTCGAGGAAGGAGGTCACTTCATTGTTGTCGGTAAGCCATGCTATCATGGCGTGGCACGATACTTTCGGACCTGTCTTCCAGAACTCTTCAAATGATTTGTCGTCAAAGTGCATCGTCAATCTCCGAATCCGTACCTTAGCCTGTCAAGGTCTTCACCATAGATACGCTGGACAAGCACTTTCTCGTCCGGTCCATACATTTCCGCATAATGGCAGGTCCTCTTCACGTTCAGACGCGGCAGCTCCCTTGGCGCAAGTCCGAGCTTTCTTCGAAGCCTCCCATAGTCCTGTTCTATGGTCTCGTAATGTAGAACGTCGTTTACGACTAGCTCGTCGGACTCATCGACTATCTGTGACCATTGTGGGATGCAGTGCCATGCTTGAAAGGCGTCATCGAACTTCCTGTCCGCGACCATCCTTAGGAACTCGTGAAAGCCAAGTCCGCGCCCAACCTCGTGCCAGCTCGAGACTGCCCGGTCGTATGGGTTCCGGACTATGGTGAACGAGTGACGACGGCTCCATGCTTCGGTCCCGAAGCACTCGCGCATGTATGCTCCACGGCCCTTATCTTGGTAGGCCGGAAGCAGGTTCTCTATGTCTCCATCTGGACCCATATATAGCGTGATTTCTTCTTCAAGGGAGCGTCTAACGCTGGTATGCGCAGTCTTTGGTAGTGCCACAAATATTGCCTGTGTCATTGCCGTACCTATATCGGGAAGTGGTATCCGTTTCGGCCATAGATGACGTTAGCCAGCTGTATCCTGTCGACAGTAACTCCAGTGGCCGTCTCTATGTCGTCCTTCATGCTCTTGACCAGGGTGTCAAGTTCCGGATCAAGGACGGTGTTGGAAGCGTTTGCCGCTCCAACCCCGGTCTTGAACTCTCCAGCGTTCACTACGGTCCTGGTTCCGACCGGCGATCCGGTGAAGGACATCTGGACACAGGCGTTTCCGTGGAAGGAGAACCTGGCACCCTTGTTCCCGAACTGTCTGGTATAGGCGACTGGATCGGTCACGTCGAAATCAACTCCAGTCCCACATAGAGACTGGAGCGCGCTAGATATGCGGTCGGCTTCCTTTTCGAGGTCGCGTATGGTCTCAAACCGCCGTCCACGGATGGGCCTGGCACGTAATTGTGCGCTGTACGGCACGAAGCGGTCTAGCGAGGTATGAGGCGGGGACCCCGGAGCCTCTGATAGTCTCTGCATGTCCGGCCCCTAGTTGCGTTGGCCATGGATGTCCGGCCTGCGGGCAAGCATTTGCCCGCAGGCCGGCATTAGGCAGCTTCTAGGCGACGAACGCGTCGGACGGGCAGGCAGCCTGCAGCTCGCCGTAGAGGTCGTCGGCCTTGCTCGCCAGCGTCTTCTGGATCTGCACTTCGCGCGGATTGCCGGGCAGGCGAACCGGGAAGTCCAGGCCGGAAACGCTGCCGTAGACCGTTCCGACGTCGCAGACGGCGCGCTTGGTCACGACCACGGGATGTCCGAACCTGAAGGCGTCCGTGACGAAGGACGTGTCACGAACCTCCACCACCAGGACTTCCTCACCAGGCACGGCGACGATCTCTTCGTCGAAGGGAGTCGTCAGGTGCTTGATGGAGGTATGTCGGCGGTTGTCCCGCACGACACGCACCCTGCGCAGAACGGAAATGTCGGTATTGGCCGGTTGAGCAGCCATGTCTTTCTCCTTTTCTCGGACCAATCAGGCAATCTCGCCTGCCGACATTATTTTTGACAGGAATGGGCCGCGTTGTCAATAGTGGACGTTGGCATGCGACCTGAACACGGCAAGCGCCCATGGTGCAAGCCTGGACATGTTAGACAGACATTCCTCGTCTGCACCACACTCCAGGAGCATGTAGCTATAATCGCCCCGCTCGAACAGGGAACACCGTCTACAGGACATGAAGGACGGCACCGTCTCGTCGCGTATCTCGACGTCGTGCCCGGGGGCAGAGCCATGCTTGACGTCTATAGGCATGATGGCAACCGCCACGTTATCGTCGACGAACAGGTCACCACTCCCTCCGATGACGTCAAGGACCGCCATGGTGGTGCCGACCACGACGGTGAACTCCACGCTGCAGGACATCTCTATCCTCCTGGCCAGCTCTCCACACCGGCCCCGTATCGTCGCGGAGGCATGGACAAGTCAGGACGCTGTCTACTTGCCTATCGGCGGAATCTTAAAGTTACCTGGTTCAAAGAAAAACTTAAGGTCCGTAGAGCCAAGCACTATTATCTCGTTGATACCGATCCCTGCACTGCCGGGCTCCGCGAGCCTATTCGTCTGTATTATGTCGTCCGCCGGCTCAAAGACGTCCACATACCTTACGCCCGGCAGCTCCTGCAGGGCTCCATAGACGTGCGACACGAACAGGCCCGTGCCCATGTCGAAGTTGCGTATGTCGAACAGGCTGTGTATCGCATTCTCGACTGCGACGCGGACTGCCCCCGCGTCAGCGTTCCTGGACATGACTATCGTAGCCTTCACGTTCACGGGCTTGACCGCACCGTCAAACACGCGTACCTCGTCCGTCAGCACGTTCAGGGATTCAAAGAAGGTAACGAGGGCCTTCTTGAGTCCTACGCTCGGAGCGACCGGCACGTTGTCGGGACCGTTCGACAGCGCGAACAGCTCGACTATGTTGCGGTTTATGAACTCGTTCCTGATGATCTGCGCTGCTTCCTCGTCGGAGTCAGCAGCCCTGCACCGGCTGGCCACGCCGTCAACGTCCTGGTCAACGCCCGTCCGCACGACTCCCACGGCCTTGGCCACCGACCCGAACACCGGATGGTTGAACTCCTGAGCCAGCAGGGCATAGTCCTCGCCCGTGACGGCACTGCCCTGCGTGGCGAACTCCCTCGGCGCACGCCGCTTAGCCTGTTCAATTGTCTCCTCGTCCAGGCCTCCGGTCGACGGCTCCGGGTTTGTGAACGTGACCTGCACAGCCGCAGTGGACGGCGGTTCGGGGTTCATCGACCTCGACTCGTTAATGGTCCCGGTGCCTATCCTACCGCGCACACCCCCTCCGGTCCTATATGTGACCGTGATCCTCTGCCCCGCGAGCGGTGCCCTGCCAGCCCTGTCGTCTCCAAACACTATCCTGGTCTCGACGTCCAGATGCCGAACCTCGAACACCGGATCGTCCGCAGAGGCCTTCCCGATCACGTCCGCCCTCCTCCATTGCTCGGACGAGGATCCGGAGGACACGACCACGTCTATAGGCTCGTCCAGGACGTTCGGCAGCCCTATCGTCAAAAACTGATCGGGGCCTCCCTGGGAGACCACCTCGAGGGGAGTCTCGGTGCGCCCCTCTATGGCGAACGCCACGGTGCCGCGCTTGCCAGTGGGGATCACCACCGGAGAAACGAAGTCACCGGGTGCGCGGAAGATCTCGAACGTCAATGGCTGAAGGTCTGGGCCGGCGAGCGTGAACGACGTTCCCGCAGGTATCCTGAGTTCCGTCTGTAGGGGAAGCTCCACAGTGGCTGTCACGTTCACTGTGGCCGGAGTCGCCCGCTGCACCTTCTGCCCGATCAGCTGCAGGTGCTGTATGACGGCCTGCTTGGTCTGGGCGGTCGGAAGGAAGGCCTCGTCTATAAGGACGTCGCCGCGCTGCGACAGGAGGCCAGCCAAGTAGGAGACCAGCTCCAGCGTCATGATGACGCCGTTGCTTGCGAAGAAGTCGTTGAAGTCGTCCGGGAAGTAGGTTCTGATGTACTCTATCCCGGCCCGGCGCATCGAGTCGAAGTCGAGCGCGGAGAAGTCCAGACGGCGCAGCTGCGACGGCGCGAGGGCTACCCCGAGCTCCTCAGGACTGTTCGGCAGGTTGAATATGAACTTACTGGTGTTCTCGGCCACGTCCACCTCACTGTCTATTGCCGGCGGATGCCGTCGGCAGGTTGAGCTCGAGAAGAAGGTCGGTGTTCTCGCCCGCGTTCGGAGCCGAGAAACGGTCCAGCACGAACCTTCCGAAGAGCTTCACCGTAAGTAGCTCCTCATCCGCCGCGATGAACACGTCAGTGAGCTCCACCCGGCTCTCGAAGCTCTCCACTGCCCGCATGATGTCCAGACGTAGTTCGCTCAAGGACGTGCTCGCTATCGACTCGAACAGGAACGAGCGAAGCGGAGTTCCGAAGTCCGGACGCATCACTCTCTCGCCAGGAGCGGTCAACAGAAGCTGTATCATGTCGTTCTTGATCAGCTTCTCGTCCAGCTGTCTGGACATCACCTTCTCGTTACCGCCCGTGAACGGAGCATTGTAGCCGAAGAACCTGGCCATGCCAATGGTCCTCACCGCACCAGCTCGCGGACATCCAGGAGGTCGGCGTATAGCCTACCAGACCTCCCTATCTCCTCATTGAGCCCCGCTATCAGTTCGGAGCGCTCTGCCACCAGCTCACCCTCGCGTTCCTCCAGCAGGAAGACTATCTCGTCGCCGGACCCAGCCAGGGCAACCTTGGCCGCCTCGAGGGCCTTCCTCACCTCGTTCAGTCTGCGCTGGTTCCCTATGACCGCAGCCTTTGCGTCCGCCACCCTATTCTGCGAGGCCTTAAGGTCGGTGATCAGGCGCGCGAACGTCCTCTCTGACCCATCCACCAGTTTCGCGACCTGCTCGTCATCCAGACCAAGGTCAGACAGGTCCAGCTCGTTCGTGTCCTGCTGAAGGGACACCGTCTCCGGAACCTGGTCGTCGACGACCTGCTCGACCTGCTCCTCAGGACCGAACTCCAGGATCTGTCCCGACTCAAACTGCTTGCGCCCGTCCATGGTCTCGGTACGACCACCGGCTGACACGTTGAAGACAAGCTTGCCCAACGAGTTCCTGCGCACCTTCGGCTCATGAATCCTATCAGGTAGACTCCGCAGTTCCTCTCCACGAAACAGTTCAAGGATGACCAACGAAGACCTAGGAGGATCCTCGCTGGAGACAAGGAAGGTAATGCTCTGCCCGTCCTCCGGGGTCCTCGGCAGCTCAGGTAGGTACAATGCAGTCGGAAATCCGATGATCACTGGTTGGCTCCGATGTCGCACGACGTCACTATCTTTTCCTCTATCTCCTTGATCTCCTCGAGTGACTCGGCCCGGTCCTCAGGCTCGCGCTTGCCCTGCTTGACCTCCTCGGGATCGATGACATCGCTACCACCTGGCACCGTCGGAACGTTGAGGAAGAGGGCACCGCTGGTCAGCTTCATCCTACCACCGCCACCGCGCATGTCCACCGACGTCCCTGCATTCAGGCTGATCCTACTGCTGGCCTTGACGGCGACGTCCTCTCCGATCACCTCCACCCTCTTGCTGGAGAATATCTGGACAGGACCGCCCGCCACAGTCTTGATGACTATCGAGCCATTGCCGTCATGGATACAGATGTACTGTTCCGACCCTTCCGCCCCGCGCCACACGCCCATCTTCTCGTTTCGCGAGAACCACATTCCACGGTGATCAATGTCAACCAGCTCGGTCCATGGGCCGTCCGATCCGAACCTGCCGTCCCGCATCTCCACGCCCTGATTAAGGCCTATCTCGGCAGCTTCGAAGGGCTTGGGCTCAGGTCTCCTGCCATTGTCGCCACCAGCTGCAGTCTTCAGGCGGATATAGCCGTTGAACTTGTCCAGCTTGAGGTGATAGGTGTCCTTCTCCGGATCCTCGACCATGGCGGCCTTCAGGGCGAACTCGTTCTCGGCCAGCCCGCGCCAGTTTCTGCACAGGTCTCCCTTCAGGTCGGTGCACATCATGACGTAGTCGAACCGGTCGTTGAGCTCAATCACCTTGGACTTCGGCGAATACCACCTAGTGGTGTTCAGCTCGTCCTTGTCGTTCGCCTCTATGGCGAAGCCTCGCGAGGACTCCCTCTCGCTCGGCTCGCTCTCCCAGGAGCGGACGGACTTGAGCATCCAGCCGTTCCCGCGCGGTGCCTCCTCCGTGTCAGCGTTGCGCGGGTCCGTTCCCCTGTCGTCCAGGACGAACTTTGAGCCCCACCTAGTGACTATCCTGATCTGCCTTGCATCCCTTCCGGTCCAGTCCGAGTCTATCTCCCCGTCCGGCCCAGCACCTAGCTCGTCAATGAGTAGCCTCTTATAGAACTTGTCCTCCTCTGGGTGGAAGCCCATGTCCATAGCCTGGATGAGGTGCCCGCCCTTGGTGCGCAGCTTAACCCATCGTTCGTCCGTATTGTCCCACTTCGACAGGACGCGCGGCTCTCCATATTCACCGTCGCGGGAACGTCCTCCGACGCTGTCGCAGCCGGACATGGCCCCGCCCTTCTGTGCCCAACCAACGTCGCGCATCTCGAACTTGTGCCCGGCCCTGGTCCTGATCTCGTAGCGCCGCTGGTCCCCATCCTCAGAGACCGGGACATCCTCGTTGAACAGCCTAGTGAGGTACTTGTACCTCTTGACCTCGAAGGGCCTATCCTTGTCGAAGTCTCCCTCGAACTCTCCAAGATCCCCGTCCCCACCAGATCCTCCTTCTCCTGCCTTCGACCACCAGTACCCGACGTCGGAGTGGATGGCGTAGGTTCCGTACTTGGACGTCCTGACCATGTACTTCCTGTCGGGATCGTTGACGAGCGGTGATTTCCCCTTCTGAAACTGCTTCATGGAGACGGCGTCGGTCCCGGTCGGGGCTGCCCGGTCGGCGTGTTCGACCGGGAAGAAGCCCACCGAGCTCACCATGTCGAACGACCCGTAGCGGTCACGGGTTCCGAGCGACATGGGCCTGCGGTCCTTGGGAAGGTACTCGACCAGCGCGTCGTCCGGCCTCTCGTCAGCAGTCTCGTCCTCCTTGAGCGCAAGCGGCGGCTCGACGTACAGTCCTTCGAGCGGATATCTCTTGCGGCGCGTGCCCATCGCAAATCCGAACCAGAGGATGTTGTACGGGTGATTCTTCTCGAACTGCACCCAGACGACGTCCCCTATGACTGGATGATACCAGGTTCCGGCGTTCTTTCCTCCGAACCATGGCGCACGCTCCGCCCATGGGCACTGCTCGGGCTTGAGGTCGAAGTCATGCAGCTCCGGGCACTTTACGCGCACCCTGTGCATCTGGAGCGGATCGTTGGTCTCCACGACGAGTGCGCGGTAGAATCCGTGGAACCGGTCTGAAAGTGCCCTTGTGCGCTCGGCGTTGAACTTCTGCCATATGCGTGATATGTTGTCTTCGAACATGTTACTATCTTACCAGGGAGGCGGCTGGAAGGCGTATCGTAGTGCCGGTAAGGGGCCATCCGAGAGGATTCTGTGGGCGGTTGAACATCACGACGACCCATGCCAGCAACGGCGTTCCGTACTGCTGCTGGGCAATTAGGTCCGGACGACCGGCCAGGTCCTGGTCTATGGCGATCTCGAGGACGTCGTCGTCGTCAAGCAGGGATTCGTCGACGAAGGACGGACGCGTCCACAGACCGAAGGTGACGTGGCCGTCCTTGGTGACGATCTGGGTCCCGCTGAACCTGGAGAAAGGCCTGATCTCTATCGCCATGTTATGCCCACTTCGGCTTGAAGGTCTGCAGCTGTCCGCCCTGCTTCACCTTGTTCTTGTCGCCCTTTTTCTTCTTTTTATCGGTTATGGTGAGATTCGTGGCTATCTTCATGGTCAGAGTGCACTTGGAGTACAGCGGATAGGGTTTCGACTGGTGTATCACGAGTTCTGGGCCATACTGTATATTGACGTCCATTAGCCTAAACGGTATTAGCTCGGGCAGTATCTCGCCGTACCTGACCATAACCGTCGGAAACTTCTCCGCGTTGGTCACGAAGTACAGCTTTACCCTGCGCAGCTCCTCCGCTATCTTGGCACCGGTGAAGACGTCGCTGGTCGCTATGTACTCCCATTCCATCTGCACCTGTCTGGCCGTCGCTCCGCGCGCTATCGCCACCGGCTCGCTGGAGAAGACGGCAATCTCGCTCCAGTTGATGCTGTTGCTCTCAGAGATGATCTTGGGTGGGAACTGGAACTTGACCTTGCCTCCACCGGCCCCGAGACCACTCTTCGGCATAATCAGCTCGATGTCACACAGCAGAGCCTTCTCGAATGGAATGAGGTTTTCGTCAGGCATGGTCTAGGTCCACTGGTTCGCGCTGGGAGCGAGGCCCTTGTTGCCCTTCTCCTTGATCTCAGAGAGATGCTCGGCCGAGGCTCCGAGCCACTTCATCAGCTCCCTGCCGTCCGGCATCCTCTCTCCTATGCGGGCTAACATCTCGTTCTGCTCCGTCAGCAGACGCAACTGCGTCTCACCAGGCTTTCCGCCAGGCTTCTCCATCTCCTCGTTGCCGACGAGAGCTGTCTTCATCGGCACGGCCCTGCTACGTGGCCCGCCGCCAAACAGCGAAGCAACTCTACTGAGACTGCCCTTTATGGGCTCCAACGGGATCCTTTTCGCCTGTTCAACCTGATATGCCCTTTTCAGGGCAGCTCTTCGCGCAGCGGCAACGTCCTCAGTCGCTCCCTTCTGGCCCGTAAAGCCCTTAACGAGACCACTAGCTGCGCGCATGATTCCCATTGCCTTCGACAATCCTACACGGGGTCCACGCGCAACCGTGGGCTTACGCCTGGTAACACGCCTAGCAGACCTGCCGGGAGCCATCGCAGTACGAACAGCCTTGCCGATCCGGGCCCCAACCGCTGGGTGGACAGCATGTCCTACAATGCTGCTCTCGATCCTTGCAAGCCTGCCGTCTATGCTCGCTAATCCCTTGTTTATCTCTCCCAACCCGGCCAGGACCTTTCCGTCACTGTTTGCCACCATGCCTGTACCGGTCCTCCCGGCGTGCTTAGCAAGGAATTTACTGAGCACTGAGCTAGCAGTCCCCTTCTTTTTCTTCTCGACGTTAGCGGCAGACGCTACCTTGGCCCGCTTCTGCTCGGCCTTAGCGGCGTCTACGGTCTTTTTGTGGACGTCCGCCACGGCCTTGGCCCGCTTCTGCTCGGCCTTGGCCGACCCGACCGTGGCCACGTGCGACTTCTTGACCTCCTTGCCGATCCTCGCCTCCGCTGACGCCCCCTTTGCCCTTTCCTTGTTGGCCGCAGCGACCGCCTTGTGCTGCTTTGCCTCCCTCGCGGACATTTCGGCAGTCAGCTTATCAATCTGTGCTGCAACCTTTCTGCGTTCCTTGATATCCTTTCCGGCCAGGCTCTTCTTGAGCTGCGCGATCTTCTTCTCGGTCGCGTTCTTTTCTACTGCAGCGAACTTCTTCCGCATCTTGATTGCGTGCCTATCCTGCTCTCCCTCGGCACTGAAGAGATTCTTCACCCATCGATAGGCCTTGACCGCCTTGGATCCGAGCCAGGTGAAGGCCTTGCCAATGCCGGTAATCTTGTCTATCCACTTCCCGATCTTCCATCCAATGAAGGCAGCTCCTATAAGGGCTATTGCCTCACCTGCCACAACCAACACGCCAGTCAAGCCTGCAGCACCAACAGCTCCGACAACACCCATGACGGCCTCTGCGACCACAGGCAGGACGGTTTCAGCAAAGATGCCGAACAGGCTAAAGACGGTAGAGGCGATGCCAAACAGCGAGCTAAGGCCGCCAATGATGGCACCTGCCGCAGCGACGGCAATGATGCGCCAGTCGCCGAATATATCCATGAAGCCTGACTTCCTTAGCATCTCCACTAGCTTTCCGACCTCGTCCTGAACGCCCTGGAGGCTGATCTGGACCTTGGCCACGGCCTGGCCGACGGTCAGTGCGAGTTTACGGTAGGTATTCTCCGTATCCTTGGCCCCCTCCTTAAGCTTATCTGTAGCTGCCTTTGTATGGTCAGGAGCCTTCGATATGCCATTGACCGCGTCCTGAATGCCCTTCTCTGTCATCGTGGACAGAAGCCGGAGCTGCTTTATTCCACCTGCAACACTGCTGCCCGTAGCGGCCTTTATGCGCGCCTCCAGGTCTATGGTGGACTGACCGGCGGCCTTACGCGCCTTGAACTCCTTGAGCATCGCCTTGGCGGCGTTCTGCATGACCGTCATCCGTTCCTGGATGGTCATGTTCATCATCTTGCTCTGGCTTACCTGGCTTCCGAGAATCTTGGAGAACTTTATCGCCTCTTCGGTGTCGAACGCCCGGTCCGTGACCTGCTGGACCTCGCCAGTGTTTATGCCGAGCTTCTTTGCGGCAGCGACTCCGGCCATGACCGTCTTGTTCCAGCGTGCCATCTGGACGACTCCCGAAGATCCCATGAAGATGGAGTCCTGAGCCAGCTTGACCATTAGCTGATCGATCTCTGCCGAGGTCAGTTGTAGGTCCTTGGCGGCGGTCTGCATCTCGACCATGCTCTTCGTCGCAAGGTCTAGCTTGTCCACCGATCCGCCTGCCGTGACGACCATTGCGTCCATGGTCTTCACCATGCGCGCGATGGCGTCAGTGCTTGCGCCGGTCGTCCTGTTCAGGCTGGCTACCCCCATCCGTAGCTTCATTACTCTGTCTCTGCTGTTTCCGAACATGGTCAGCGAAGTCGTGGCCGCCGTAACCTCCTTGGAAAGGAGGGGCATTCCCTTGGCGGTCATCACACGTATCTCGCTGGCCAGCCCCCGCATCGTTCCTATGCCACGGAACTGTATCAGGTGAAAGGCCTCCTCCTGCTGCATGGCCTCCATTATCCCGACCTTGTACAGTCCAGTCAGGGACAGTAGTTCACCGAGCTTGCCCATGCCGACCACGTCAAGACCCTTCCTGAGACCAGACTTGACATGGTCCACCAGACCGCCCATCTTCTTGAAGACGGCACTCATGCCGCCCGCCACTACGGATCCAACTCGCATTGTCTTGACGAACTTGCCGCCCTGCAGAACCTGCTCCTCTATGTCCTTGACTCGTTCGTCATCCTGCTTAAGACCCTTCTTTCCGATCTTAAGCCTCCCTTTGTTCTGCTTCTCCATGAACCCATAGAACTTGCGCCACATAACCTGGAACTTGGTCTGCTTCTTCTCGTTCTTGTTCTGGTCCTTCTGAAAACCAGTGTTGGTCTTGCCGAACTTCTTAAGATTCTTCTCCGCAGTCTCCGCTCCTCCTCCACCGCTGCGCTGCGCGGCCACCATCGTCTCCTGAGCCTGCTGCACCGCGTCCACCTGTGCCTGCCCAGCCCTAGCCGCCTGCCCGGCCATGTCGCGGTATGACCTGGAGGCCCTATCGACTGCGGCTGGCTGACCGCCCAGGACGTCAAGTGCTCTCTGGAACTGCTGCGCTATGCGTGAGCCCGCAGACTCGCCGGTTGCGCCAAAGGCATCGAGCTTCCTCTGGACGGAGGCAACCTTGGTCTCGAGCTCGTTGAGGACGTTTACGGCACCGCGCAGTACCTCCGTGGCGTTGTCCTGGAGGTTCAGGGAGAGGCTGAGGGCATAGGTGTTGATGTCGGACACGCCTATTTCCCCTTCGGTTCAGGAATCTTCTTCGCTTCCGCGTTCCAGTCTAGCCTGTTGCAGTATAGGTCCGTCAACCACCGGTGCGTGCTCACGCGATGGTGGAACCCATAGACCATCCAGTTACCGCTCAGGAACATGTCCTTACTGCCAGTCTCCGTCCAAGTGAGCTTCAAGTACGAGACCCCAAGGTTATGGGTGTCAGCAAGCTTCTTGCTCGGATCTCCAAGGATCGTCAGCTTCAGCCGCATGACGTGCTTCAGCATGTCCAGGAACCTGGTACGGGCACGCCCGTCGATATATTTGTCGTATCCGATTCCGACGTCCCCGGCATTATGCTGCGGAATGCTGGCGATCGACGTCGACCACTCGTGAGGCTTCTCGACTGGATTCGTCCTGGTCGGTCCGACCACTCCGCTCGGCGCAGACGGCTTAGTAAACCCGCGCTCCTGGTCCAGCTCGACGTTCCACTTTGCCGAAGTGCGCTCGTCATAGACGTGGACGACCTTCCTCGGCCTGTCCTGGACCCTGTCAAAATACCTCTCGGACACGGACGACAGGCCGTGCGTTATCAGCTGCTTCTGGAACGCAGAGATGTAGGGATCGGCGAGGAACTGAAAGGTGGTCCCATCGTTTGCGGACGGAGCCGCAGAGTTGAACACGTACGACCTATAGAACTCCGGCTTCCTGGCGGCCTGCTCCATCACATGGATGGCACCCCTAGTATCGAGGTCGCCGTCACTGGATACGATGTACTGCGTCCTCTGCCTGGTGACCGAGCTAGACCAGTCGATCAGAGAGCCCAGGAACGTCTTGGGATCCTGGCGCATCTGCCACCACTGGTTCTGGTCCGAGTCGTCCGTCTCGCTTACCCGAACCTCCCCGCCGCCGTTAGGATCCTGAAAGTACTTCTGCAGGACCTGCTTCATGACACCGCTGACCTTGCCCTGGTATACGTCTCCGGAGCAGTCGCCGGCATTAAGCCACCAGGTAGGTGGGTCGACCACCACGACCGTGAAGGATCCAGAGATGTTCACTCCGGACGCATCGACGTCCGAGAGATATCCGAAGTGGACGCCCGTGGTCTCCTTCTCTCCGCGCCACTTAAGCTCGAATTGAACGGGGGTAGGAGCCCTTCGCCCGTTGCGGAGATAACCCCTCGTGATCAGGTCGCGGAGAAGCTCCCAGTAGCTGTCGCGGAACTCGACCCGCAGGACGAACCCACCGTTCACGAAGGCCATCCAGTCGACCTTGGTGAAGAGATGTCCCGCCTCGGGACCGTCCGCCACCCGTATGGAGAGCTCCGGCTGATGTGACGTGGTCCTCTTTGACATGCGCTCCTCCGGCCACCAATATCTATCTTTCAGCGACCGGCAGCGAAGCTGGAATTCAGACCATGGCGGCCAGAACGGACATGTCAAGGACCGATCTGTGCCCAAGAAGATACCGCAGGGCCGTCCCGCACCCTCCCTTCCTGTCCATGTCGTTCCAATCTATTCCAGAAGGAGGAAGGCAATATTCAAGCCGGCACTTTCTGCGGAACATGAAGAAGTGGTCCCGCAGGGACTTCGCGCCGGCCTCGTCCGCATCCGGCGCGAACAGCAGGACCTCGGGGGCCAGTGCAAGAACCTTCCTGGCCTGCCTGCCACCCTCGGTCATTGCCGCCCCGCCCGTAGCGACGCAATCATCCCCTATACTAAGACAGTTAAAGATGGACTCCACGACGACCAGGCAGGGACACGGTTGCTCGACGTTATCGAAATTGTACAGCCAGTCCGTCTTGCGCAGGCCAGTCCTGCCCTCGTCCGGGAAGTTGAACGACTTCGCCAGGAAGCTACGCTCCTGCCAGTAGACCATCTCGCCGTACTCGTGATATGGGAAGACTATCGTCGATGGAGTATATCCCAGACCGGCCGTCTCGACGGTCTGTTCGTCCATGCTCCTACTCAGGAGATAGTTCAGCGCATACTTCCTAATAACGTGGTCCCTGCGCTCAGAGAACATGACCGTACCATCAGGAAGGTCCACCAGGTCGACCGGTGCCTGTGCCCTCCTCTCGTCGTCCTGCACCTGGCCGGACGCGACCGCTCCAGTGCAGGACGACAATATCTCCCTCACGGCAGCCCTGTAAGTCAGCCCCCTGTACTTGCGGACGAATCCGATGAACGAGCCGTTGTACTGCCTGTGGTTTGGGCGGTAGTCATTTACCCAAAAGTCACAGAGAGGCTTGCCGTTCCTGCCGCGCCTGCTATGTAGCTCCTTGCGCACGGTGCTGACGTTGAGCCTAAAGGCCCTGTCACCGTCCGGATTGCATATGTGCAGCTCCTGTCCGCCCTTCCTGGAGCGGAACTCGAAGTTCTTGGCGATCCATGCCTTGACGTGTTCTGGCGTTATCCTTGCGCGCACGGCCTCTCCGTCATCCGCACTTGGACCATCCGCAGTCCATGCAGGTCATGCAGAGCCCCTCTACCTTGACGTTGCGCTGGCTGCACGATGGACACTTGAACTTGCCGATGGTCTCCTCTGCCCTGACGTATTCGGACAGTACCCGTGCGCAGGCCCTGGCAAAGTTGGTGATCGGAACCTTGGACTTCAATATCTGGTCGACCACGAACTCAAGAGGAGTACCATGACGCAGTGCCGTGCTCATCAGGCGGGTCACCAGCGATGCGTCCGTCTCCTCGTACCTGTTGAGCTGCCTTATCAGCATGGCTCCGCTCTCGAAGCTATAGGTGTTGCCCTTGTCGGTGCTCTCCTTGAAGATGGTCCCCTCCATCCCGCCTGATACGCATGCCTTCTCGTGCTCCAGGGCGAACACCTCGTAGACCCTGTCGTCAAGGAGTCCCACGAAGACGGCATACTTCTGTCCGTTCGGCTTGATTACATGCACCCTAGCGTCCAGCCGTACCGGGCGCCTCGGCGCACTGCGGACCTCTATGGTGTCCTTTGTAGTCCGCTTGCTGACCAGGACTCCCTCGCGGGACCCGTCGCGGTAGACCGTGATACCCTTGCACCCGGCCCGCCAGGCCTCCACATAATACCGGCCCACTTCCTCCTCGGTCGCAGTCGACGGAAGGTTGACAGTATTCGATATCGACTGGTCGATGTACCGCTGTATCGCTCCCTGCATCCTGATGCGGAACTCAGGACTGACTTCATGCGCCGACACGAAGTAATGTGGAAGGTCCTGGCCGTGTTCCTCGAGGTATTCCTTAGCGACGGGATGGAACACGTCATGCTCCACGACCTCCTTCGCGGTCCCCAGGTTGGTCTTCCGGACGTACTTCATCATGAACACCGGCTCGGTTGACGACGAGCATCCGGCCAGGCATGATATGGATCCCGTCGGTGCTATCGCGTGCAGGGCTATGTTCCTGATGCCGGTCCGCCGGATGTCACACTGAATCTCGAACGGGAGCCTCTTGACGAACTCGGACCTGCAGTGCCTGTCGGCGTCGAACGCCGGGAAGGGACCCTTCTCGACCGCCAGCCGGCACGACTCGTCGTACGACGCGGTCATGAACGTCTCGAACACCTTCTCGGAGATCCGGACGGCATCGTCCGTGTCATATCCGGTGCGCATCTTCAGGAGCATGTCAGCAAAGCCCATCGCTCCAAGGCCAAGCCTGCGCCCGTTGTCATTGGCCCATTGCTGGAACTCCATCGGGGCCTTCTCGAGGGTAATGACGCCGTCCAGAAACCGCACAGCCGACCTGACGTCCTTCTCGAACGCCCCGTGGTCGAACGAGCAATCCTCTCGGAACGGACTGCGGACGTACTTCCCGAGGTTCATGGACCCGAGATTGCACGAGTCCCCGTGGGACAGTGCTACCTCGCCGCAGTTGCCGACCCGCAGTCCAGAGACCGTCATCTCGTGATGCTCAGGCTCAGTAAGGCAGAAGGTCTCTTCCTCTCCGGCGTACTCGATCGAGACGACCTTCTTGTGCGTCCTCCTGGCAGAGTTTCCGGAACCGCAATGTGCGTCGAGCCAGGCGGCCAGAATCACGTTCCTCCATTCCTGCATGAACCCGATGGTCTCATGAAACCTCACTAGGTTCTCCCTGCGCGAAACGATCAACTCATATTGGGCTCTGAACGGATATGTCTTCCTGCCACCGTCCCCGTCGTTCATTTCCTTCATGCCAGGCTTCCTGCGCATGGTCACGGTCGAGTCAATACCGAGCTGGGACAGCATAAGCTGACAGTCGCTCAGTAGCCCGAGCCTAGACTGCGCAAGCCTTATTGATGCTGAACACCTTGACTCATTGATCTGAACGCTACCGTCCGCGCTGAACAGGCCACGCATGAACATGGCTATGGTCCGTTCGTTGCCGGTCCACATCGACGCAGGAATCAGGTGCTTCGAGCCCGGTACCAGGCCGTCCTCCGCCATCAGCCGCCCAAGGACAATTGAGCAGATCTCTGCCTTTGCACAGTCGAAGCCCTTGTCCCGGACGATCCTCGGTTCATATTCCGGACACTGATCGGTCGAGGAGTTCGACCTTTCATAGACCTTTTTCATGGCATTCTTCAACGCCGGCATGGCCGCCTCTATGTCCCTGCCCCATGCACGCACATGGGCCCTATGGCCACGTTCGAAACGCGAGACGGAACCATCTCCTATGGTCCATCCGGCCAACAGGGCATATTCCTCGTAGTCGAAGTCTCCAAACGACGTGTTGCGCTGGACAGGAACCATGTCGCCAGGAACGACGTCCCTGAGCGAAATCCTTCCCTTTCCCTTCACCGGGAACCTGTGCCCTGCAGTCGCGACGATGAAGGATCCGTCGTCATAGGTGACCCGGTAGACCGGTGCGGCCTCGGACGTGCGGTACACGCAGCTGGAACCAGTCAGGCCCGTCCTGCTCACTATTCGCTGAGCCTGTTCCCGGACGGACTCCTCGCAGTGTTCCTTGAAGCCCTGCTCGGCCCAGAGCTCGCGGGCTCTGCGATATCCACGCTCCGTCAGGATCCGCATATCCCCGGCCAGGCACGGGTTGGTAGTTAGGCACTTGAACCTGTCGTACTGCTGGGCCGGAACCTCCCTGCAGGTGGCGTCCCAGAACAGCAGTCCTGGCTCTGCGCGCTTCCATGCGAAGTGGACTATCTTGTTCCACAGGTCCCGCGCCGAGACCGTGCTGTACGTCCTGCCGCCCCACCGGAGGTCGAACGGCGCATCGTCCAGGACAGCGCGCATGAACTCGTCGGTTACCTTGACGCTGACGTTGGCGTACCTGATCCTGTCGAGACCGTCGCCCTTGATCTCGACGAACTTCTCCACGTCCGGGTGAGCGACGTCCAGGCTCAGGAGCAACGCTCCGATCCTGGCGGACTGCCCTATCGTGCAGGTGACGGTGCTGAATAGGTCCATGAAGGCCACCGGCCCGCCTGACGTCCTTGCTGCGTTGTGTACGGGATCTCCGCTCGGCCTGAGGACCGACAGGTCCACCCCGCAGCCGCCACCGGCCTTGTACGTCTGGGCCATCCTGTTTAGGCAGGTGAAGATCGCCTCGACGGAGTCGTCCTCTATCTCTATCACGTAGCAGTTCTTGAGAGTCACCGCAGCCGGATTGTCGAGCCCGTACATGATACGCCCTGCGGGCACGAACTTGAAGTCCTCGAGCAGCTCTCGATATCTGCGATACGCCTTCCTGCCGCCGTCCGTCCTGGCCACCGCCTTAGCCATGCGGTCCCACATCGTGGCCGGACCGTCCTCCAGAAGCTCGCCATCCTCGTCGTGTAAGAGGTACTTGTCCACCAGCACGGTGGCGGCCAGGCTGTCTCCCAGCAGCTCCGTGCACTCCTCGATCACCCTCCTGCGGTCAAGCTTCCTGGTTGCGTCCCTGCGTCGTTCAAGCGTGGCCGTCATGGTGCGTCCTCATTCCTTGACAAAGTCCGTCCCCAACATCCGTTCCGCATGCGCCACTATCCTTTGACTGCAGCATAGCCTCGTCCTCGTGCGCAGCAGCTCGCGCATGCCCGGCATCGTTCCCTTCTCGTGTTCCCTGAGGCACGCCATCGCGCGCAGACATGGACTGAAGACCGCAAGCAGACAGGACGCAACGTATCCGGCATGATGCCACCTGACCATGTCCGGATAGGCGTCCGGAACAGCCCTATGCAGCAGCACACTGGACCACGGTTCTCCATTCCTCCTTCGGGAACTTATGAAGCAGTATGACCTGGACATAGTACTGATTGTGCCTTCTTCGGCTTGACGGTCGCGCTCAAGCTTGGCGCAGCACAGCTCGACCAGGTCCTTGCACGCCAGGACACCGAGACCCCTTCGTGCCAGCTCCCTCCTACCGGCACTCTCCACCACGGCCCCAACGACGTACGGCAACATGTCATCCTCTATTCCGACCGCATCGGTGCGCTTCAGGAAGGCCTCCAGATGACGCCAGCTATACGTCTTGCGCGGATCCGTGCCGGAGCCGAACGACACGTTCTTGCCATAGCGGCGCGCCGCGTCCCTGAACACCAGGAACACCTTGGCTATTCTGGCATCGTCGACCACTCGTCCCATCCTAGTTGGCTCCGTAGATAACCGATGCAAGCACTCAAATACTGGAGAAGCAAATGAGCAAGAAGGTCCGCAGGAAGCCCGGAGAACAGGGCAGAAAAGCCACGGAGACCACCAAGGGAGCTTTGTCGGACACCCATCCAGTCGAAGTTGATCCATCCAAGGCCAGGGACGAAGAAGAGGCCAAGGAGATGCTCGGCGCAGTCGAGAAGTGGATTGATGGCATAGCCGAAGACGTAGGTGAGCTAGCCAAGAAGCACCGCATCAAGGCCTACGCGCTGCTGTTCGTGCATCCTGCGACCGGCAAGGTGATGTACCTGTCGAACCTCGACCGCTATAACGCCACTCGAATGTCTGCAGTGGCGGTCAGAAGAATGAAGCAAGAAATAGCCGAAGAACTAGCGGTCTAGAGACCATAGATGTTGCGCAGGTTCTCGCACAGCGAAGCAACCCTGTCCTTCATTGGAACCTCCCGCATGCGCTTCAGGATCTCCTCATTTCGCCTACCGTGCACGGTCTGCCATCCCGGCATGCGCACATGGAAGAGGTGAAACAGGACGGTATCTCCGTCCCTACACATCTCCGTGCATTGCTCCAGCCTATCTTGGAACTCCTTATCCTCGGAACCGTATCCGATGAACTCCTCGCACAGTCCACCTATCCTAATGTACGCTTCCTTCCTTATGCCTATGCTTCCCCCCGCAAATTCACTGCTCGTCCTAGTGATCTCGGAGTGCCCAATCGACAGGTTGTCCAGGCAGACCTCGTTGGAGGACTCCTCGGTCAGGTAGACGACCTTGCCACAGACGTGCGCGGACTCATGGTCGTTCAACGTCCTTACCACCGTGGACAGATAATTTCCGTGGACCAGGACGTCCGCGTCATGCAGCACCAGATGCCCGTGCGAGCTGATGGACGCACCCAGGTTTAGGGCCGTCGACTTCGAAAACTCGGACGGGCCGCCGACGAGTACGTGCCGAGCCCCAGTGGTCTCCGACCATTCAACGCGCCGCTCTCCATCCTGTTCAACCACTATAACCTCGACGAGCGGATGGCGCTGGGCCCGCAGGTTGTTCATGACAGCCAGGACATGGGGAATATTATCCTGGTCCCTGGACCGAAAAGGGACGATGCAGCTTACCCCTTTCACGTCCGACTGCGTGGTCCTGCCGACGTAAATCCGGTTCCGGTCGCTGCGTAGCTTCTTGAACAGGACGCGGGACCTGGATAGTTCGGACGACTTCTCCGAGCCAACTGCAGACGCGTCTGGACAGATCTTCAGAAACATGTCGGAGCCGACGACGTCGTGATAACCGGGAGGCTGTATTCCGCTCATAGATATGCGGTGTGACCAGTCGACGTGCTCCATGCCATACAATCCGAACCTCTCGTCGAAGAAGCCAGCGGTCCTTCCTGCCTCGTCGTCGTACACGAGCACCGCCCCGTGCGGCTTCTCTGTTATAGTCCATATCGTATGCTTGCCTAACTTCCGCCTGGTCCCATCAGTGGCCCTAGCACCCTGGACTCCGGACTGGCGCATGCAGAAGTGGTGATAGCCGTGCTCCTTCATGGCGGAGACGTAGTGATGCTCCCATCCCGGCCTGAGCACTTCTACGTCGTCGTTCATGATGATCCTGTACCGGAACCTCTCGAGGCACTGCATGAGCCTGTTCGTGTTTCCAGCGACTCCGATGCGCCTGTCACTGTGCAGTATGGCGAATTCCTGTCCGGACAGTCCTTCGGTATATCTCCTGGTGCGCGCGTCCGTGGATTCGTCGCTTATGACCACGGTTGTCTTCGTCAGGTCGGTGTGTCTACGCAGGGACTCAACCAGCCGCCTCAGGCTGCCAATGCGGTTGTAGCTCAATATTCCGACTCCGACCTCGTTCGAGACTGGAACCACTGGTATCCTGTCGAGCTCGGTCCCGATGGGCCTGGAAAGGACCGCCGCCTGCTTCTTCCTTGCTACCTTCTTCGGCCTGGCCTGCATGCGCCGAAGCTTGGTCTGTCTAGCCACCTGCATGCGCTGCAGCTTGGTCTGCCTGACCGCCTGCATCTTGGTCCTCAATCTCTCTGCGTGCTGTCTGGCCCGGTTCGACGTGGCAGCGTTCCTGGCACGCTCGGCCTCCGACCGCAGGACCTGCGCACGCATCGCCCTCGACTTTGCCTCGGCCATGCGACGCACCGGTACGGCGGTTGGCCCAGACACGTTGCTCCTGGTCACCTTGAGATACCTGGGCACGTACCTGTCAAAGTACTGATCGAGGGCCTTGCGCTGAGACCTTGCGAACTGCACCTTCTCGAGCCTAGGTGGAGGGCCGGTCAATATCACTATCCTGCCCGTTATGTTCAGATATTCGTTTCTCGGCATTTCCCTTCCTCACGGCCATGATCGCCGAAACCAGACTATCTACGTCTGGCTCTGTAGTACCGTCGAGAAATACCTTCACGTCGGCCATTCTGGACAGCTCTGGGATACTCTCAAGCATCTTCTCGCGGTACCTGTCCATCGTCTCCGCCGTAAGGAAGTCCTTGCCGCGCTCCACGCACTCCTCTACGGGGCACTTAACGTAGGCATATAGCACGGCATGCCGAAACCTTCTAGCTAGGCGAAAGTATCTGGACATGATCCGCAGCGAGGCGCAGGCCGTGTCGTATATCAGGACGTCGCCCGACCCGCAGCACTCCATCTGTTCCATTAGGACGTCCAGCGAGACCGCCCAGGCGTCCAGGTCGCACTGCCTCTTCTCGAACTCTGGAAGGTCGTCATAATCCTCGGGACGCATTGACTTCGGCTCGATCACAGCATGATCAACGTCCATCTCGCGCAGCCTGTCAACAAGCACGGCGGTACACGTAGTCTTGCCCGCCTGCGGTAGACCTGCCATGAAGACGACCATGCTGGTCAAATACGCCGGATCATATGCCCAGCTTACCGTACGGATATTTCAAGCTGGTGGTGGCCGCATACGTGCTGGACCCAGGAGACCATATGCTGCCTCCGCCCCCGCCTGTCTTCTCCGGCTGCCAGACCCTCTCCATGCTCCTGCGCGACTTCCTTCCATACTTGTCCTTCTTCCTGCCCTTCCTGCTGAGGGACTCTACGGATACCTTCTGCCCGAACCATTTCCGCTTCCGTTTCCTCCTCTTAAGACCGCTCGCTGGAAAATAGTTTCCAGGGCCGACGTCTATTGCTGCCGTTGCCGTAACGGACTCAAGCATTGCGCTCAGCTTCATGTCCTTCCTCCGCGCTTAACTTTGACGGAGGACTTGTCCTACCATAGACGGGAACTATGGCCCCGTCACGTTCCATGTGCTTGAACACGGACGGCTTGATGATGAACGATGACCTCCCATACATCTCCTCGCCCGAGATCATCTTGCCATACAGTGAATCGTCCAGGACCATCGGACCAGCGGCTACCTTCTGGATCGGAACCTCCTGCCTGCCGATGAAGTCACGGAGATAACCTGGACTGCAGAACTTGTTGAGCGACACGCGCACGTCAACCAGTAGCGGTCCCTCCGCTCCGAAGGCCCAGTAGAAGATCGCGTTCGGTATGCCGACATACTTCATGGTGGCCACTATACGGTGGCTATACTTCTTCATCACCTCCTCGACGACCGGAACGATGTCTCCGGGATCTTCTGCGTCGAGCACCCTTCCGTCGAAGGCGGCCAGCCTGACGAACACGTCCCCATCCTGCCTGGAGACCAGCATGGCCAGGCCTTCCGTACCGTATTCCTCGATGACGTAGATTATCCTGTTGCGCAGCTGCTGCACGTGCTTCAGGCCCACTATCTCTGGATATGGAAGGATCTCCGGAAGCTCTACAATCCTACTCATCGATGTACCAGACTCCATCCTGGAGAACGTGATATTCTCCTCCCATGGACGACCTCATTGCGGAGAGGGAGACCTTCCTTGTGTTCTTCGCGTATTCAGCCTCCAGCATGGTGAACAACAGCTTAGGCAGGCCCTCGATAATTACGTGCAGAACGTCTCCGTCAATCGCCCCTATGACCCCGTACCATCTAGTGAAGAAGCCATGCCAGATGACGAAGTCGCCGATATTAGGAGTCCACTTACGCAGAGAGGCAAACTGCGCGAGGGCTACGGACGAGGAACCAAGACGCGTGCCCGCAGTGCTATTCTGCATCGTCCACCTCGTAGAACTTCAACGATGTCGGATCAAACTCGTACGTAGTCCCTCCGAGGTGCCACTGCACACGGTAACCGTTCCTGCGGCCCATCAGCCTACGCTCAATAACGAGGTCCACTGCAAAGCTGGTCATGCGCAGTCCACCGGCCTCCTTCGCCTCTTCGTCATATTTCCTGACTACTTCCATGCCATCCCTAAGGGCCTTCAGAAGGGAGGGCCTTGAGCTGCGTGCCTTGATCGTCCCCTTCCTGTCTCCACCGTCCTCCTGCCACCCGACGTCCACCTCGAACCCAACCGGAGCGGTGTTGTCCTGCTCGATCATGGACCTTATCATCGCGAACAGGTCCTCGGGGCTGCGCAGAGGCCTGATGGCCACTCCGATCTCATGTGGTTCGTCCACAATGAGGTCAGGAACTACACCATCCTCAGACATCGGTTCCTCCGTCCGGCATGAGTAGTCCGTCATCCTGTCCGGAGTTCTCAAGAACGACATGCCATGGATGTCTCTGGAACCACCTAGATAGCAGCTCGTGAAGGACGTTGGAGAGTCTATGCAGCACGAAGATCCTAACGACTACCGACATTGCCGGAGGACCAACGTCAAGAGATGGCAGGTAGAGTGCCAGGGGAACCGCGACCCACACGGACATGCAATAGCCGCAGCTGACCAGCTTGCTGAGCAGCTGACCCCTCCTCGAGACCCATGCGCGGACTCCAAGAAGAATGTCCGACGACACCAATATCTCGACGACAGCCTCTACTGCCAGCGTTGCGGCGAACCATGTAGCCAGGACCATCATGACGCTATATACGCAGACTACCCTGTTATCCGATATCCGCACGACCTGTTTGTGCATACGAATGAATATCTGCGGCGCCTCTCCTTGACGTCATATCTAGGCAATCCTGCCATTGGCCAGGTACAGCGCGGGCACTTCTTGTGCTTGGCTATCTGCTGTCCGGTCACTCCCCTCGTCACCGCCTTTACAGGGGCCTTGCTCAGCGGCACCTTCCTTGTCGGCTTCGGCCGCACAGCACTACGCGCCGTGCCCTTTAGTGGTTGGGCGGTCGGCCTGCTCCTCGCAGACCTAGTGTAGAGAACGTTCCGTTTGCCACCTCCGCAGCAGCCCATGTCAGGCCCTCCTGTCAAGATATTTTTGTCAGGGGCTGAAAGAACTTCTCGGGGTTGCACGACCTGGACAGTGATCTCCATCCGACTATGCAAGGAGTAGGAAGGCTCACCTCCTGCTTCTTTACGCCCTTGCGGCTGACCACATTGACGGTCACTACGCTGCGGTAGGAGTCCACGACGATCCTTGGACCTCCATATTCGAGGTGCTCAAGGGACCATGCCGTCATGGCCACGAAATCGTTTCCCACGTCCTTGTTCGCAGACCTACCGATCTTGAACCCAAGGAACGGCTGCAGGCCGACCTCGTCTGCGTCCGAGCACGTCTCGTTCCACCAGGTGGTGAAACAGGCAGGTCCGGCATTGCTGGCTAGTAGGCCTGGTTGAAAGTCGTTCGGCCTGTTCTTGGACTCTACGCAGAAGGCGAAGAGAGGATCATCGCATATGACGTCGCCGCAGAACCTGTGCTGGGCTATCTTGACTCCGCCGAACTTGTTGAATCCGCCACTGCTTGGAGTCTTGCGGAAGCTACGCCCGGTAAGCTCCATTAGCAGCTTCGCCCAGCGTCTCTCTCCATAGTCTCCCTTGCGTTTCGACTTATTGCCCATTGGCGGTGCTCCAGGTTCTGGAGCTATCTACCCGGTGATCCACTTGTTCCTGGGAGCAGTAAAGGCATCAGCGCCGGACTTATCAGGCACGCCACGCAGGACGCCGTTCAGGAAAGCCTTGACGTAGTCGACCTGCTCCGGCTTCAAGAAGGTATCGCTGCCTGGGGCAGGAAGATATACGTCCAGGACGGTCGCAGCGGCGACCACTACGTTCTTCACCTCGTCGGGAAGGTCCTTGAACAATGAGGAGTTGATGAACTCGCGCACCTCCGCCGAAGCAGGCAGCTTGCCTTCCCCGCTGAAGTACGGCAGTAGGACCTCGGTGACGTTCTTCTGAAGCTTGGCTCCAGCCTCCTTTGCTGCGGCGGCATCCTTCTCGCTCCACTTAGCGAACCCGATCCTGACTCCCTGTCCGACTGCGAGCTCAATCCCGGCCACGATCTGGTCATGGTTCTTCTTGACCACCTCCTGCAGCTTCTGCTTCTGGGCATCCGTGCATCCCATGTTAGGTACCGACAGGGCACACAACATCGCTACGAGAATGATCTTCCTCATCATCGATCCTCCTAGATTATCAACAGGCCAAGAAGGCCTATTGCAAGCCTCGTTCCTAGCTTTCTGCCAAGCTCCAGCCAGAAACGCCTAGCCGCCTGGATCTCCAGTGCCGTCTCCATCATCTCCTGAGCACTGGCCCCGACCCTGTCGACGATCTCGACGTTGTCCAGTGCCGAGTACATCTCCACCAGGGCGTCGAACGACTTCCCCTCGGACATTAGCTCCAGATATCTCACGACGGCATCCTTGCCGACCTGGAGCAGTCTCTGCCGGTTGTTCCGCAGAAGGTCAACGACCTCATCTGAGACTTCGGCCAGTACCTCCTTGCCAGTAGGAGAGGTGAAGGAGATCTTGCCGTCGTCCTTCAGGGCCTCCTCTAGGACGCTGATTAATTGGCTGAGCCATTCGTTCGACATGTGGTCGCTACTTCCGGCCCCATCCGTTCACTTCACGGTCGAGGGCCTCTAGGGCCTTTAGCGTCGCTCGCACCATCTTGTCGTCCTGCGCGGGAGTCGGATCGTTCTTCTTGTCGCCATCATCCTTCCTGTCGATGTACACCTTAAACAGCGCGTGCTGGTCGCGTATCCGGGACGCAGTCGCACGACTTACCGACCTGCACCCAGACAACACGGCAGTGAAGGACAACAGGACGAGAATGGCGAATGCTCTGCGCATCAGACAACTTTCTTCGTGATTATCATGCTCTGGTCTACCTGCACAGGCTCGAAACCGGCGGCAGCCTCAAGCTCCAGAAACCCCCTGATCGTCGGGTTGCCGGAAGTAGTGGGGATCGTCGGATCGTCGACCAGCCGGTGCTCCTCGACGAACGACAGAGCCTCCTTGATGGTGACCGAGTCCTTTCCTACCTGATATATCCTGCCTGTGCTCTGGTTGATCCTGAATAAGCCCATGGCTGCAACATGAACCGAGACCGCCATCTGGATGCTCCTTGTCCTGGGGGCGACGCATCAAGCTCTTCTATCTTTGCGCCGCAGCCGCTCCTATTGTCTTGAACGTCTGAAAGGTCCTGCCGTATTCCGCCAACAGGCCCCTTATCCTGTACCTCGTTGCGAAGGCTCTGATGGCATCGCCGTCGAAGACCGGTCTACGGGCACGGACGCGGGAGACGTAGGAGACGTTCTCTAGGACGTATGGACACATGGACAGGTCTATCAGGGCCCTATTGCGCCTGTACGTCCCGTCGCCGCGCAGGTCGAAGAACTCCAGCCTGTGGGCATAGTCGGCGATGATCTTTGCTGCCCTCTTTGGCCCAATCCCGTCGTAGCCAGGAATGTTGTCGGCCTTCTCCCCAACGAACGACTTCACCTCTACTGGATCGAGATCAACGCAGGCGAGTCGGCCTTTCTGCATCGGATTGTATACCTGCACGCCGCGCAAGTTGAATTCTAGCTGCCTAAAGTCACTATCGGAGCTAACGATCACGGCCTCGTCTCGTCCTCGTTGTCTACAGAAGGCATATACGAGGTCGTCCGCCTCCTGCCCGGCCCGGACGTAGTTCAGGCAGTTCATGTGTTGAGCTAGGGATAGACAGGCCTCCGAACACCTCTGCAGCAGTTCAGTGACTTGTTCACGGTCATATCGGCTGTGCGCATTGCGCCCGCACTTGTAGGTCGGCAATATCTTGCGCCGCCACAGTCCATCCTTTGGCGTGTCCCAGAACAGATGAACGTGTCTAGGCCTGAAGCGTCTTACCCAGGAGTTGAGGAACCGGAAGAAGATCAGGACATGGTCCTCGCCGGCCGGATCGGAGAGGCCGGCGAAGACCGCCCTGTACATGCTGTTCCTGGCATCGACCAGAAGATGTTCCGTCATGCAAGCTCCGCCCGCTCATGCTCCCTTGATCTGTTGAAGAAGCGACGCCAGTTCATCGTCCTCTTCGCCGATGGCTGGCTTCTTTGCTGCCTTAGCCTTTGGCTTCTCTGCCGTAGGTTCGGTAACCTCGGCAATCACCTCGTTCTCGGTCTCTTCGGACGAGGCCCCGGAGACCTCCGAGACTACCTCCTGGCCCACGACCGCAGCAACCTCGGTAACCTCGGCAGTCGTCTCCACGACGACTTCTGACTCCTTTCTATCCTTTCCTGCGACGTCGATCACCTGATCTGCTCCGTCATGCTTTCCGCCGTTGATCTTGTCGTCTACGATCTTCTGGAGCTTCTCCGGCTTACGCGCAGGGAACTTATTCACGAGCACATGCCGCTTGTCCAGGATCGCCTGAATCGCCTTCTCGTCCGGCTTGCCATCCTTGGTCGCGACGAGCGGCCCAAAGGTCTTGGGTAGAAAGCTTGACTCCTCGTAGGTGTTCCAATCGCCCTTGTTGCCCACTACGAGCTTGAACGTGTAGCCCTCGTATGGATGATAGAAGATCCCGGCGGCCTTTGGATCGAGCTCATCGCCCTCGTCATCGTTCAGGATGCACTCGTCCATCTTCTTGAAGACGGTCATCGGCATGCTGAACCACATCACCTTGCCGCGCACCGACTCTGGATTGTTCTTGATGTTGAGGAAGTAGACGTTAACCGAGAAGTATGTCCTCGGGATATACTCCTTGAAGATCTTCTTGCGGACATCATCGTCGGTCTCCCCATCGAGCATGTCCCATCCAAGGCTGCACAGGGGACAGTCCTCGCTGTCATGGACCCTTGGACACTCCAGCTTGTCGTTCCCGACCCAATGAGCCCCGTTCTCGTAATACCACATGTCACTAGAGACCTCACAGGTCCCGGTTGCGCACTTATCCTCCTTCTCGAGCTCCGGCAGTACGCGGAAGTATGCCGTCCACTTATCCTTCCCCTTCATCTTAGGCGCACGGAACTCGTCCGGATCCTTCGCCCTAGAAGACCGTTCGCTCCTCTTCTGGAGCATGCGCTTGCGCAGCTCCTCCCTGCTCGGCCACTTCTTCATTGCACTTCTCCTTTAATGCGCGCTCTAGCTCTAGCTCTAGCTCTAGTCCTAGCTACGGCGCTGTTCCTCACGCTTGAACCCCGCAAGGCTGCGGAGATGTTCAGACTTCCTGCAGAGAGCATAGACCAGGGCACGGATCTTATGCTCCTTCCTTGACTCATTCACGATCTCGGCCTCCACCCGGATCATTCTCTCATCGGCCAGTGCCAAGTCCTTAATCACCTGCACGCTCAGCTTGACGCCATCGAGCCTAGCCTTTTCCTGAATCGTAGAGACTATCTGCCCACGGACAGCCTCCTTCCTGGCCTCCAGGACCGCAACGACCGCACGCTGCTCTGCGAGCAGCATGTCGAAGAACACTAGCTGCTCCGGCAGGACCGCCAATTCCTCCTCGAGATCGTCGAAGTCAATCCGAAGGTCAGGACGCACATCCTTCTGGAAGACAGTCCGACCCGGAAGCTCAACCCGCAGGTTGAACAGATAATCCGCCACGTCCGGGTCCACGTTCTTGGCTATCCAGCTCATGCGTCCTCCAGCCGTCAAATACGTCACGGCACAGAACGAAGCAGCTTCCAGCCGCGCCACCGCCGACCGACGCTCACCCTCAAGGGCATCATTAAGCCCCCGACACCCTCCAACGGCCTGGCCACTATCTCCTGAAGCGACGGAAGTAGTTCTCCAATCGAGTTCTCTGGCGCGCAGAGGACGACCGAATCGTGAACCTCCGTCAACACGTTCTGTGGACACCTCCGCAGCAACCTGGCCATCACGGAATGCATGGCGTGCGCCACGGAGCCTTGAAACTGCGCATTGAACACGCTAAGCTCATTGCGGCCATTCTCTCCCCCGACGCCATACCTACGCCCCAGGATCGTCTCCACGAAGCCCTCCGACCGCATCCTGGCAACCCTGTCCGCCATCCACTTCCTAAACTCCGGAAAAGGCTGAAAGACCGGATCGTCGGTCCTGAGCGAATAAAAGGAACGGAAGAAATCACGCTTGCACTGCTCCCTAGAGGGCTCGCCGAGGCACTCCGCTATCACGCTGTACGGATCACCCCTGGAGAACGCAGCGGCCATCGGCCCGTCCCCGGACATGAACGCAGCCATGCGCACGTCCGCAGCCGTCCAGTCGAGACAAACGAACCAGTCATAATCATCCCGAACATGCCTGACGGCAGTCTCCCCGGTCATTCCCTGAACGTTGAAGCCAGTCGTCCTCGAACGGCCAGTATAGGTCCCAAGATCATAGTGGATGCCATCGACGCGCCTATATCCGTGCATGACCCCACGCTGCTGCAGAATCGCATACATGACTGAAGCCCTGCCCATCAACACGCGCCACGGATCTTCACGGACGCTCCGGACAGACTCTACGGCGGCCCTCAACAACGACTTCCGGACCGACGCTGCGTCCCTGGCCCGCCCAGCCGCGACCGGCACGCACGACTCAACCAGCCCATGTCCGCCATGAAGCTCAAGACCAAACCCCAGCAAGTGCGTGACGCAGTCGTTACATAACGCCCCATCCTCGAGCAGCTCACGCACCCTCTGTACGCCATTCCTGACCTGCTTCAGCCTGAGACCAGTACCGGGAAGATACGCGTCTATGAACTCCACCCTGCCGTCCTCCACCACGACGGACGACAATGGCCTAGGGTGATTCCTGCTCTTATCGAACAGCGTTACGACATGGCGCATTACGCGCGATCAAATACTCAGCAGACCACCAAGCCCTACTTCGCCGACCCTACGGACTATCTCGTCGCTGCACTCTTTGGTCATGTGGTTCGCCCAATCTCCGACTATACCCTTCCTGGGCAAAACGGGATTGCCTTCCCATAGGCCAGGAACCCTCACTCCAGTAAGCTGCCTGTCCAAGAACGACGATACTCTCTTCATGACGTCGACGAATCGACGCTTCAGGTCCGTGTAACGCACCATGAGCACTCTTCCATCGGACGACCACGGCCTGACGTGCGCGATCCACCTGTCCACAAAGTCCTCCGACCTGATCCACGAATACGCTCCGTCGAACGGCCACTCATATGGCCTGGTCCTAAGGGCAAACTCCTCGACCGACGAAGGTCTTGGAAATGCCTGGACCCCTACGGAACGGAAATAGAAGAACATACTGACGATCACGTCCCTTGGATCGCGCACCACGTATATCGTGCGGAAGCGACCCAGCTCCTCTGAGAGATATTCGTACGCATGGTGCGACTTATATATCGTGCCCGGACTGCTCTTCCTGCAGAACAAAGCCGTCCTGTCGCGGTAACCCTCCTTCCATTCCAAGCCAGGATCAACGTAATCAACTATAGGAACGTCCACGTGCGCGGCAGGAAGCCCCAGATTGGCTGACAACGAGTTGATCATGAAGTGAGTTCCAGAACGCTCATGCGACGCGACCAGGACGCTGCCCATGTCCTATGCCTCCCTTATCCTTCCGGACAGAACGTCCACGCTCCTGTTCCCGTCGTACTCGTCCAGGTCCAGGAGATGCTTGAGCACGGCAGGCAAGGTAGAGGGGTCCACCTTGCCGAACCTGTAGTCCGCATCAACCTCGCGGCAGAGACGGTCCGCGTCATACCGTCCCTCCTTGAGCATGCGCATGCACAGGTTCCTGGCCCTGACGTAGTTCGCCGATCCGGGATAGAGGACACAGTGGTTGATGTGCTTGTTGCACACCTGCCTTGGAAAGCACCAACCGACGTGATACACGGTCGCCGCAGAGGGCACTGCTCCCCTCACATCGAAGCTATATCCGTCCTGAATGCTCCTGGCACCATGGTCGATTATGCGCACAGCCCTGTCATAGGTCGGATTGAGGATCCTTCGATCAAAACCGTTCCGAAAGTGGAGGAATCTGACGGAGGCAGGTCTGCCTGCGTCCAATAGCATCTCCAGGGTGGTCATGTCGCTCTCGTGATAGACCTCGTCGGCCTGCACGTAGAACAACGGACCAGCGTCCGGCCACGTCGCCGATATCATCCTCATGGCGGCGTTGGTGGCGACGGCTATGGAGCTGCCGCCTGGGGATGGCGGAGGCCAGACGGCGGTCCTGATGTGCACCTTGCCGTTCAGTCCGGAGATCCTCTCCAGGACGTCTCCCGTTCCGTCGTCGCTTCCACAGTCGACCACCATGAACGAGTCGACCGTCGGAAGTGCCGAAAGAATAGCCTCTACGAACGGGTATCCAAGCCTGACGCCATTGCGCAGGACCATGAACGCAGTCTTCATTGTCCCTCCAGTTCACTTGACACTGCCCTTGCGGGCCTTGTGCGACCTTCCATTGACCGCGAAGTGCCTCGGGTTCTTCTTCCTGCGCCCACCCTTGCGGAGACGGTCCGCAATGTCCGCCTTCTCGCCAGGCATCCGCATGCCAGCATAGGGATCGTCGTTGACCAGCTTGTGCAGGTGCATGTCCCGCCGTCTGCCCTTCTTGTCCAGCCACCCGTTTCCGCGCACGTAGCTGATCGGAATCGTCAGGAACGCAGTTTCTGCCCTGCCGCCGCACCTGGGGCACTTAACCTTGGGCTTCCTGTCCATCGGATGCTCTATCTCGAACGTGAAGAGGTCCTCGCCGTCGCTGCAGCTCCTACAGAAGTAGTCGTATTTCATTCTTCCTCCAATTATTTTCTCTTGCACGCCCATTTTATGGCTAGGTGGACGTGTAGGACCTGCAGGGAGGAGAACATTGATCTCCGCCGCTCCTTGGATGCCACCTCAGCCCCCTGTAGGTACCATTGCTCCAGCAGCACGTCGTCCACTCCATAATTCTCGATCAACAAGTCCCTCTCGTCTCCTGACTCGAACCACTTCCTGGTAGAGGCCACCTCCTTTAGCGGCATCTCAAGATGGACCTTCTCCCACGTCGCCCGCCTAGTCGCGACGAGGACGCCCTTCTCCTCCTTGAACGGAAACCTATACCTCGGCCTGTCGACGGCGTACAGGACCTGTCCGCCCTCCAGTCCAGATATCCTCATCGACCAGTTACCGCGTATCATCTAAGGTCAGCCTCCCGCATCACCATCGTCTCGTAGTTGATCGTGGACGACACGGTCACGAACTTCTGCCCGTTCCTGTTCTTCGCCACGTAGAATCGGCACTTGGCGTCGGTCACCGGTCCGCCATCGCCCTGCCTGCCGGACTCGTACTCGTCCCTCGTCTGGTTTATCGTGACCACGTAGCTCAGAGGCATGTTCTTGCCATAGCTCTCGGCCGTCTTGTTGAGGTCAATCACCTTGTCGCCACCCTTGCCGTCCTGTGGCTCCAGGCCGGCCCTGTTAGCCTGGCTGGCCGTGACCACGAACACGTTCTCCTTCTTAGCTAGGCGGCAGATCTCGGTGCTTACCTTCTTCTGGGAATGATATGGGCCGTCGTCGCGCTGCATCGTCCGCGGAACGAGCAGCTCCAGATAGTCGATGATCACCACGTCGATGGTCAGCCTGTGCATCCTGCGGAGACTGTCTATCAGGGCATGTATGACGTCCACGGAGACGTCGTCCGGAGGATACTCCACGATAACCAGCTGGGCCTTGTTCGTGCTCTTGATCGCGTTCAGGTTCTTGGCCATATAGTCCCTATAGTCGAGCCTCCTGCGTATGGGCTTGTGCGTGAAGGTGCCGAGGTACCTGTGTCCGACCTGCTGCCTGGTCATCTCCAAGGAGACGTGCAGCACGTTCCTTCCCCTGCGCACGTTGGACGCGGCCACGTTGCCGAGTGCTATAGACTTCCCGACCCCCGTCGGAGCCATGAAGCACAGCACGTCCTTGCGCACGGGGCCACCGTCGTTCAGACACCTGTCCAGCATCGGGAATCCAGTCGTGAACCTGTCCTGCTGCTCCTCCGAGAAGAGCTGATCATAGTCGTCGAAGAAGAACATCAGGTCCGTGCCGAACCTGGTTATCCTCCTGGCCTCCTCGATGATTCCGTCCTGGACCGCATAGTCGCCGCGCTCGTGTGCCTCCAAGGCCTCCCTGCTATATAGCTGAGCATACTGCTTGTGGCGCGCCCACTCCATGAGACGCTCGACCACGACCGGCTCATCCCTGGGATCCAGCTCCTCCTTGATCAGGTCGATCACGTCGTCATGGGGATCGTCCACCGTGAGCTGCTGCTCGGCCACGTCCAGGGCCATTCGCCTACTGAGGACCACGTCGTGCTTCTCGTGATAGAACTGCACGATGCTGAACACGAACCTAGTCTCGTACTGCTCGAAGTATTCAGGCTTGAGGAACTTCAGGACCGACGAGAAGAACTCGGGCTGATCGAACGCCAATGATATGATCGCCCGCTCCTCGGCGGGACCGAACGTCCTGTCGTCTGCATCCATGTGCGCTTCCGTGGCTATGCAGTCGCCTCAGGGCACAGGCTGGTGAGCCTCGCCTCGTCGTTAGAGACCGACCTCTCCATGAAGGACACGGCCAGGCCGAGAGCCTCGCATATTGAGCACAGCTCACTCTCCCTATAGGCTACTACCTTATCGTGCTGCATCGTGCCCCTGTCTCCGACCGGCAACGGCCTCTCCGGACGCGGCTTGAAGACGACCTGGTATGACCACTGCCCGGCCCCGACGTCCCACGACGACTGGTCGAGTCGAAGCCCCTCCAGGCGGCCCGTCGTCTCCGCAGTCTCCCTCAAATACGCCACCTCGTTGAACCCGAACCTCGGAGCAGGAAGGAAGTCAGACGATCCAGACCTCGTCGCCCGGCCTGGCTCCACTGGATGACCAGCGTCCGTCCCACCGCACAGCGAATCGAACCTGCTCCGCAGGTCCGCAAGCTCCCTCGCAGAGACGGCCAGCCGAATAGGAAGGGCCTCGCACAGGGTAGCCAAGTTCTCCTCCCGGACCTCGACTGGGCCAATCGCCGCGTCCTTGCGAGCGACGAACCTGCCGAACGACTTCCGGAACTGCCTCTCCGCCGAATAGACGTATGCACTCAGGGATGGCTCGAACCTAACACCAGCAACGAGGACCGCCTCAATGAAGCCCTTCCTGGCGGACGGAAGCAGGTACACCACCTCGCCCACCCCGAACGATGGCTTCCCCGGCCTAAGGACGCTCCTATCAGGCATTCCATCACTCCCCAGGCTCTAGCTCCATGCCGACCAGGACGTCCTCACCACCAGCCTCGTCAATAGTTTTGGGCAGAACCTTGGCCTCAAGGAGCTTCCTGAGGCCGTCACGGACCTCCTGAGCACCACTGAGGAACTTCACAGCGTTCATCCACCCCATGCCTAGCTTCTGCTCGCCAATCGAGAAGCTGGTGCCCCTCCGCTGGATGACCTTATGCTTCAAGCCAAGGTCCAGCAGATCCCCCTCGGACGAGATACCATGATTGAACAGGATGACGAACTCCGCAGTCCGGAACGGGGGAGCCACCTTGTTCTTCACGACCTTGACCTTAGTCTTGTTCCCGGAGAAGCCGGACTCCGAGCCAGAATCCTTCATACTACCTATCCTACGGATGTCCAGACGAACCGAAGCATAAAACTTCAAGGCACGGCCGCCAGGAGTTACCGTCGGATCTCCGTGCCCAAAACTTCTGATCTTCTCCCTTATCTGATTGATGAACAGTAGACACGTGTTGGACCGGCGCACGGACCCCTTGAGCATCCGCAGGGCCTTCGACATCATCCTCGCCTGCGCCCCGACCTGCACGTCGTCCATTGCGCCCTCCAGCTCCTCCTTCGGCACGAGGGCGGCCACCGAGTCCACCACGACGACTCCGACTATTCCGGAATCAACGCACTTCTCCACGATCTGGAGAGCCTGCTGGCCGCTATCCGGCTGCGAGAACAGGAGCTTCCGCATGTCCACCCCTATGTTGATCGCATATTCCGGATCTACAGCGTGCTCGGCGTCGATATATGCGGCATGCAGCCCAGAAGCCTGCGCCTCGGCCACGACGGTCATCGCTAGGGTTGTCTTTCCGCTCGACTCCGGACCATAGATCTCGGCTATCCGCCCCCTTGGAAGGCCACCAACGCCAAGCGCGGCGTCCAGGCTAAGGCACCGAGTGGATATAGCATCGCACCGCTTGATGACGCCGCCCTCTCCGAACCTGACCGCATCGTCGCCAAAGTCGGTCCTTATCTGGTCAACGAGGTGTTCAATGTCGTTCTCTTCCTTAGCCATCGTTCTCCTCCACACTGTGCACGTCAAGGACACGTTCAAGGTCCTTCCTTGTTCGAATACTCCGCGCGAGCTTCGCGGCGGACTGCGGATCATATGAGCCAACCTTGACCACGTCCTCCTGTGGAACCTGTATAAGGGTATGATTCCTGGCGAGCAGCAGCATATCACTGCCCTCCACCCCGGCCACGACCGTCCAGGTACCCATGGGAGAGGCCGACGCCCCCGCAGGCCCGGAGACCCACGCCACGCGCCGCACGGACAGCAGCCTTACGAAATCGAACCTTCCAATCATGGTCAAAGATATCTACGGAAAACCGGAACGGCGGAGAATCTCCATGCGCAAACAAGAGAAGACCGTACTCGAGGCGATAAAGAGCATACTCGGAACCGGCAAGACCAAGCACGGAATAGTGGACGTAGACCGTGACGAGACCTCGCACCGGTTCGAGCACGAATGGAACTCCATAGAAGCAGAGTTCGCCCTCAAGTGCGCAGGTTCCCCACACCTGGACGGCCTCACGGCCGCCTTCCACGACATCCACAGCTACAAGTACCTCGACGACCCAACCTTCAACGTCTCCCTCGAAAAGAGAATGACCGCGACCGGCATCCCAGCAGAGGACCGCACCAAGGCCCAGAAGGCCCTCGGCGACATGCTCAACGAACGCAAGGACATGGCCGAGAAGGACACAGGCTGGCATCCACAGCTAGACGAAATAGCCGACATGACCCGGAACGCCGACAACCGCGACGCCAAGATCACCACCCCCTACACTGGAGGCGGACCCGCCCCGTCCGAAGACGGCCAATGAAGCTGGACTCCCTCAGCGGAATGAGTCCACTGGAGGCCGCGCTGGCCACCAACCCACTTATGAAGGACATCTCCAAGCGGACCTACATGCACCAATGGCAGGACTCGGACAAGATAGAACGACAAAAGCAACCAACCCTACGCACACAGGTCGGGAACGGCGGAGACTCCTACCTCGAGGCCAGACCACGGCTAAAGAAGTACTTCGGAGGATCGTTCGCAAGGGCCCTCTAACATGAAGAGCATAGGCATACTGAACAACGTCCTGCTGGCCAAGATCAACTCCCAGGCAGGGCCCGGAAACCAGTTCCAGGTGCTCGGTCTCGACAACAGACCCAGGATAGACGCAGGATCGCTCGGAGCCCAGAGTGGACTCGGCGTCGAAGACTTCACCATCTACGACACCAAGGTAGTCCCGGACGACAACACAGTCAACATAAGGCAGGTGTCCGTCAACTTCCTGGCGTCGTTCGGAACCGTCCTGTCCTACGTGGCCCCGGGTCTCTCCGGACTGAGCCAGGACCAGCTCCGCAGCACCATATTCAACGCGCTAAACCAGAGCGCCGGAAAGGTCCAGGAAGGACCGGGAGACGAGAACGGCAACGAAAGGTTCATGTTCGTGATGGGCAGCACCAACGCCACCTTCCGCAAGCGTCCCCCGGTATGCCTGCGCTAGACATTGAGAAGGCCCATTCCACCACACTTCTTGCACTGAACCTGCTTTCCCCTATCCTTGACCGCGCCAAGGCCCTTGCACAGGGTGCAGTCGCGCACATCCGGGCCACTCTTGGCAAACGAGTGAAACGAGTCGCCGTCCAGTGACTCCCTTGCGAGCCTCTTGAATCGCTCCTGGATCACCCTGTCGTCCACGCTCACTATATTGGTCATGGACTTGCCGCTTATGTTGCTCACGGTCTCCCTGGGGATCTCCACGGTCCGCGGGCCAGCCTTGATCCTCTGTACGTCCAGGACCCTAGTCACCGGCTTCACCTTCTTGGCGTCGGACGGCAGCTCCCCCGCATCGACCCCAGCACTGATCTCCTGCTGCACCGCCTCCGTCGGATCGACCTCCTGATGCTGCTCGATCTGGACTCCACCGACCTTCCCGCCTATCGACCGTGCCCTCCGCACCTTCCGGGCCCTCCTCCCGCTGACGTCCACCTCCGCACCAAGCTCCTCACCCGGACTAGGCTTTCCTGGCTCCGCTACGGCCTGGACCGACCCAGTCTCCTCGGAGACTACCTCCACAGCATCGCTGCGGGCCGTGCTCGACGCCAACACGAGGCCTGTACTGCTCTCCTCTCCGGTCATTCCGAACTCGCTAAGGACCTCTAGGGCCTCCTTTACCTTGCGGAGCTTCTCGACAAGGAGCTTCTTGACGGTCCGCGGAGTCATGTCGTCGGAATGCTCCTCACAGACACCGACGACGTACTCGCTCCCATCGATCCTGACGCCCATCGTCACGGAAACATCGGCGGAACCGCACGATATGCACGACTTCCTCAGTCTAGAAAGGTTCATGGCATGGCCTCCGGCTCCGACAAGATCGACCTCGACATTAAGTACTTCCTGACGACCTCACCAGGCCCCATACCGAAAGCGACCATCAAGGCCATCGACCACGCGGTCAGCCTGGAAGGAGCGGTCGAAGCGCGCATAAGGAAGGTCGCCCCAAGGCACGGACCGACCGAACAGGACCTCCACAGGACCCTACACGGCCTGCTAAAGGCCGCCCAGCACGGGCAGGGACTGGCCAAGACGCAGCTGCTGGAACTGGCCAGCGTCAAGAAAGACAGGCTACCCATCCTCGTCAAGAGACTGCGGAAGATGCTCGGAACGGAAGGGCAGTACGTCCTCGAAAGGAAGGGAACCGGAAAGGCTACATCCTACCTTCTGAAGGTCGACCACCGGCGAACCTCAGGATCCGCCTGACGCATCCCGTCACGTCCATCATGTCATCCCACTGTGCATTGCTGCCGACGCACAGCACCCCGAGCTCCTCCAGCCAGCCAAGGTCGGGAGGAGACCCGACCGGAACTGCGCCCGGAATCCTCCTTGCGTCGACTATGTCAAGGTCGTATCCCAGACAGCTTCCGAAGTGCAGGTACGGATTGTCCACCGGCTCGAACGTGAAAAAGACATGCTCAGACACGCCCGTCCTAACCACCTTGTAGAACCCAATGTCAAGGTCACTGACAAGACACTGCCCGGCTCCCTCCAGATCGACCCTTGATGACACTATCCGGTACGCGCACGAATCCCTCGCGCGAAGACCAGAAGCATCCCTCCCGCAGAGTCCCAGGAAGGCATCCAGCGGAACAGTGCTCACCAGCCTGTCGTACTCGAGCTCGCCGCTGGAGCACCTGACCCTCCTTGCCGACAGGTCAATGGACAGGACCTTGCCTATCTCGGCCGCTCCCTGGATCTCGTCCCAGAACTTCCTCTGAAGCCCAGCATAGAGCTGCATTACCGTGCCGGCGAAGGTCATGAAGGCCGTCTCCAGGGCCTTGGCGGCATGCACTGGCACGCTCTCCCCATATACCTTCCTGAGGTATGGGTCGACCACCATCGGATGCGCATTGTAGAACAGCTGACCTTGATAGGAGAAAGGACGCTTGTACATCAGCTTCGGGCCGCAGTCCCCAAGGACGTCGCCCAGACCATCGACGTCGGCGTACCGTATGAAGTCGTCCGCCAAGGGACGGTCGAACGAATAGTATCTGGACTTCCTAAACGGCACCATCCTTGCACCGTCCAGGATTAGACGGGCCAGGCATCCAATGACCCCGGAACCGAGGATGACAGTCATCGCCAACAGCCCAAGTCCCACGAAGCCACGATGTCCTCGACGTCGCTCAAACCGGAAGGAGGCTCCGGCATTCCGTCGAGGACACGAGGAAGTGCTACCGTATCCATCGACACCGTGCCCTCATAGGCCTCGAAGCCATCGGTGTACGGAGCATGCCCGAGATGCATCTCGGAGGCGTAGAACGATCCCTCAGCCACCGGGTCTACGAACACGTCCTGCTCAGCTGCCCCCTCCTCCTCCGGATCGATGATCTTCTGTCCGACGTTCTGCACCACCGTGCCAGAGGCGGACACGGAAGCGTCCGGACCACACGCAGCGCAGGTCACCGGAACCACCTCAAGGCCGACAGTGATCCCAGCATCGAACGTGACCATACCACCACAGGACGGACATGTGGTCTCGTACGTCAAGGCCCGCACGACGTTCCCCTCGCCGTCCATCTCGAACTCGACCGGACGCCCAGTCAGGCGCTCCCCATAGACGTCGACCATCACCCTATCGAACGGATTATCTCCCATCGCCCGACTCCCCGATTACGCGCCTGACCCGCTCCATTATCCCATCCCAGCACGACCTGCACAAGTCCAGATCCATGAACCTCCGGTCGATCTCCTTAGGACCAACCTTCTGGGCGACGCTGTCCACGGAGACCAGGTCGACCTTCGCGCTATAGTACTCGAACACATTCTGATGCACGGAACCGCACAGATCGCACCGGATACCTGTACACTTGCCGTTGGCGTAGTGACCGGCCACCAAAAGGCTCCTAGTACTCGAAGACGAACCTCGCCCTGCGCAAGCCCCACTTCCTCACGTATCCGCGCTCGGCTGCAAGCTCCGCCTCCCTCATCCCCATCTTCCGGGCATGGTTGTACATCGTCTTCTTGTGCATCACGAACCCGTCCCGGTCTACGTACCAGTATGAGCGACCAGACCACCCATCGAACTTCCAGTTGCACGCCCGGTACACCGACCCAGAATGCCCGAACGTACCGTCCGCAAACGACAACAGCAGCCTAGTGGACGACCTGACGCCGCGCAGCATCCGCATCGACCTGGACAAGAACCAGCTCAGCAGATTTCTGTTCTCATATCCAGCCCTCCTGCACAGCCTGGTAAGCTCCCTCACCTCCCCAGGGCTCCGCCCGAGCCTGATCAGGCTCTCATTCCTCGTCACCCCGGCAAACGTGCACACCGCGACCAGTTCGCCATCCATCACGGCTCCGAACCTTATCTGGCTACGGCCATGGCCCAGCGAATAGGTATAGTGATACTTCTGGATAAACTCCACGGCCTCACGGTTTCCTATCGGGACTACCGAAAGGTCCGACAGGTCCACGTGGACCATGCCCACGTCCGCACCCGTCCATGAGCGCACGAGCTCCACCACCTTGCCCCTACACAGGAACTCATGTTCCCATATCGTCCTGACCTTAAGCTCCGGAAAGTACCGCTCCACATAGGTCGTCTTCGCCTTGTCGTTCCTTACGTGCACCGGAGTGTTGTGGAAATAATCACCATTGCACTCTATCAGGACTCCATGATCGGGCAGAAAGCAGTCGAACGCATAATGCCCGATCCTGTGCTCCGGCACGTGCTCGACACCGAGCTCATCAAGGATCGCATAGAGCGTCCTCTGGATGCCTGAGATCCTCGGCATCGGAGCAAAGATGCCGGTCCCAGCCTCCCTCTGGGAGTCCAGGATCCTCCTTCTCTTGGCGCGGTATCCGTCGTCCAGCCAATACCTGCAACGAGCGGCGCAGACCCTCTGACGGTACCCCTCATCCTCTGCGAACTTCCTGCTAACCGTCTCTCCTATCCTCCTACGGACTTCCCCTGACATGGCCTCCCTACTGCGCCTGCTCCTCTCCTCGCCGGACAGTCCATCCCAGAACGCCCTGGATGCCCTAGACGCCCTCTCCCTGGCCTCCCTGGAGGACCAAGCCCTAGCCTGCGAGGACTTGCGCGCAGCGACGACGACCGGATGCCTGCGGTAGCACTTAGGGCATAGGTAGGATCCCACGTTACACGCCTGTCTCCTGCACTTACGGCGGTGCTCCTTCGGGACCACGCGGTCCTCCCTGCCACACTCCGAGCAGCGCGCAGTGTTCCCGGACAGGCACTGGTCGAAGTCTACCACAGCACCTGTCCCTCCGAGTACACGTCAAGTTCCTCCTCCGGAGAGGACGCCTCTCCGCGCCGGCTCAGGGGGACTATCACGGACCGAGGCCCTATCTTGAAGCTGTCCCTCTCCCTATCGTACACGACGTTCATCCTGATCCCGGCTCCCTCCTGCAGGGCCCTCTTGTCGGACGAACCATAGGCGTCCGCCCACACGAAAACCCTAGCCGTCCGTATCCCGTCATTGACGTGCAGCACATAGAACTGATTGCCCGCCTTGGACGACCTACTCTCTATCTTCTCCACCACGCCCTCAAGCGTACCGCCGACCTTCGCCCTCTCGACCGTATGGCCATGTGACCGGAAGGCCTCCATCGGAGAGCTCCAATAGTGTCCGAGAAACTCCTTCTCCATCTCCAGACGCTCAGCCAGGGACCAGTCCGTCCCGACCGTGGACATGACCTGCCCCCTGGTAACCGTTATCTTAGGTCTCCACTTCGCGATCTTGGACGGCAGCTTCTTCCTCCTGGGATATAGCTTGAAGTACTCGCTCGCCTGCCTCGCGCGCTCCTTCTCTACCTTCTCCTGCGGCCACTCGAACTTGGCTTCTATCTCCCGGCGGAGAGCCGTTATCTCCTTTCCAGAGCAGTACTTGTAGAGATACCAGGTCCAGAGAGCCTTCCTGTTCGGATGGATGGAGTCGAACCCACCCAGCTTTATGAGCCTCTCGAAGATCCTCTTGTCCTTCCCGCACCGCTCGACCATCTCGTCCACGTCACGGAAGGGACCACATACCGACGCAAGCTTCTCCGCCGCCTTGTCTCCAATTCCCTTGACGGACGCGAGGCCGGGCAAGACCTGGTCCCCACTGACGGTAAAGTCCTTCTCAAGGGAGTTGACGTCCATGGGGGCAAACTCCACGCCGTCCGACCTTGCCGAGCCCATGTAGCTGCTCATCTTATAGGCAGGACAGGCTGACAGGACTGCAGCCCACCATTCGGCCGGATAGTGCGCCTTGAGATACAGGCACCTGTAGGTCATGATGCTGTAGGCCACGGCATGGGACTTATTGAATGCGTATCTCCCAAAGGTAACCATCTGGTCCCACCATTTCCGCGCCTCCTCCTCGCCGAGCTCCTTGCCGGCCCCGGACATCCACCTCTCCTCGACCCCAGGAAGCTTGTCCAGCCACTTCTTGGAGACTATCTTGCGGGCCTTCTCCGCCTCAGGAACAGTGAACCTACCAATCTGGATCCACACCGCAGTGAGCTGCTCCTGAAAGCAAATTATCCCATGCGTCTCCTCAAGGATGCGCACGATCCTAGGATCCATCCCTTTCCTCCAGGACCCCGAATGATCATCGCGCCGCCTGATGTACTCCGGAATCATGTCCATCGGACCCGGACGACCGAGAGCATTATACACGATCAGGTCCCAGAAGTCCCTAACGCCACCGTCCGAAATGATCCCCTTCTGGATGTCAGTCTCGATCTGGAATACAGAGTCCGTCCGCAGATCATTGCACATCCGGAGAGCCTCGACGTCGTTGAACGAGATCGGCTCCCTCCTCCCGTCCCTCTCAAGATATCCTGCGACCGGAAGATCGGACCTCGGATCCATCCCGTCCCAGACGACCAGGACGCCCCTATTGCGCAAGACAAGGTTCCCCGCCTGCCAGACATAGAACATCGTCTTCAAGCCGAGGACGTCGAACTTGATGAGCCCGAACTTCGAGAGCTGCATGCTCCGGCCCTCGGTCCACTGGCTCGTCCATGTCCCCTTCATCCTAGACAGGGGCACCACCCCACGCAGGTCCCTATCCGCAATCACGATCCCACCCGCATGCGTAGACTGCGCGCGTATCTTGCCCACGAGCCGAAAGGCCAGATCGACTATCTCCGGATGCTCACTCCTGTACCGCATAAACTCCTCAAGACGAGAAGCGTCCACATGAGCCTGCCTGCGCACCTCCGGATCCGGATCCTCTGCGCGCTCAACAAGGCCATCTATGTCCCCCAGCGACATGTCGTCGAACTCGTCCGGAAGACCCTTGGTCATCCTGGACACTGCACGCCAGTCCGCCCCGAGCGCACGCGCCACGTCCGTCAGAGCACTCCTTGGCTTATACGTCACCCAGTTTCCTATACTGCAGACATGCACATACCTCTCCCTGGCATATTGCTTGATCGTCTCCCGCGCATGCGGCAAGAAGTCAAGGTCTATGTCAGGGAAGTCCGTGAGCCGCACCCATTCATGCGAAACTGCCTCGGCCACGGGATCGACGGGAGTCATCCCAAGGAGAAACGGTATGACAAGGCCGTTCTGATTGTGTTCCCACCTACGCCCCTCAGACACGCACTCGGTCCAGTATGTCTCCGCGCCCTGCTTCGAAATCTCGGCGACCTCAGTCTGAAGACGCTCGACATACTCCCCACCCCTCACGGCAGCAGCCGCTGACGCTCTAGAGCACACCTCGTCCCAGTCCATCTAGAACACCCCACTGAAGGACTCATTGCCCGCCCTGGCCGAGGTCACCAGCTCCTCACGCATCGACTCCAGCTCATCCGGAGAAGGGATGACCGAACACCTCCCATATTCAAGGGACAGGTCGCGGACTGTCCAGACCAGACCCGGATCCTTCACCGCCTCGACCCGCCACGTGTCCACGAGCGTGCGCTCCAGGACCAGAGCGGCATAACTGCACGTTGTGCGCACCACCATAGTCGTCCCCGCCCGCGCGTCCTCCCCGACGCTCCTGAGGATATACTCCATGGCCTTCAGCTCAAGCTGTCTAGCCTTGATGACCATCCCGCCTGCATGGACGATGCGCCTGAACCCATGCTTACCGCATGCAGCCGACGCGCTGAACCACGCGCCGTATGGAGACTGCCTAAAGACCACTGCCCTTGCCTCAACCAGAGCTCCCGTTCCCGGCTTCACCACCTCCATCAGGTCCATTTCGCTCCTCCAGAATTGATTGTATGCCTCCGACCGCCACCCCGGCGGACGACAGTACTCTTGCGGACCTACGGCACGCCGAGACAAGCCCACTCTTGCCCACCAGGAGTGCATCCAGTGAATCCACCGCGACCCGCCCGGCCACGGCCCCTATCGGACCACACCCCTGCGCAACCATCCTCTCCGCCAGGCCCCTCGCCACGGCACCGACCGGCCCGCACGTCACGTACTCCGCGTCAGCCCAGAACCTAGACTCGTCCCCGTCAAGATACGAGCGTACCAGGTCCGGCCACTTCGCGAGATATCCGGACGCCGCAGCCAGGCTCCCACAGGACGCCACAAGCAGTCCAATAGAATGCTCCGCCTCGGACAGCACCCTCCTGAACGAAACCTCATCCACCATTCCTCACTCCATCTTCACCTGCAGCATCCTGCCGCCCCTGTTCGGGCTCAGGAACCTGTTGAACGAAAGTCCCCACGCTATGGGATCCAGGGACGTTATCCCCAGAAGCCAGCACACCAAGGACCCGCCCGCACTCCCCCTCGCCGGACCGATCGGCCAGCCCCTCCTATGGGAGCAGTCCACCAGGTCCTTAGTAATCAGGAAGTACGAGGCAAAGCCCTTCTCGACGAACCTCCTAAGCTCCAGGATCATCTGCTCCCGATAGGTCACCTCCAGGCCGTCCATCGTCGAATACTTCGTATCATCCAGGTGAAGACCACGCCTCTTGAAGCCCTCCCACGCGGCCTGCACCAGGACCGGCACGTCGTTCTCAAGCCTAGGTAGCTTCGGCGAGACGTCCGGATCGAACGCCTCGCACATCTCCGCGACCAGCAGCGTCCCGTCACAGGCCTTCTCAAACTCCGCCAGCCCTACCCCGTCCGAATAGCCCTTCGTAAGGAAGGTCTTCCGAAGCTCCTCCCTCGTCTTGAAGAACTGCTCGTCCGAATTCACGTGGAAAAGCTCCGGATCGTCTACCGTGGTCCCCTGGTCTATCGCCATCATCGTCTTCTGGACCTCGAAGTCACGCCGTTCGAGATAGTGGCAGTCGTTCGTCAGGACGGTCCGTATTCCGAACCGGCCGGCCAGCTCAACAAGGGTCCTGAAGGCCTTCACGTCCCCAACCTCCTCGTCGAGGCACGGCATCTGCAGCTCGATGAAGTAGTTCTCACCGAACGCCTCCTTGAACATCTTGACGTACTCGACCGCGCCGCGGAACTCGCCGCCTGAGAGGTTATCCTGCCTGATCTCGTGAGCGACTGGACCGTTAAGGCATCCGGAGAGGACGATGAGTCCCTCGGAGTGCGCGGCCAGGTTCTCGAACCACACCCTGGGCTTGTAGAAGAATCCGTGCTTTATCGCATAGTTGTTTATCTTCAGGAGGTTGCCGTATCCGGTCATGTTCCTGCACAGGACGGTAATGTGCCTGTTCCTGCGCATCCTGGCGTTCAGTCCGCGCTGCGTCTCGAGCAGGTCCTTGACCTTTCCTCCGGACTCGACCAGCTTCCTCCTGCGCTGCTCGTAGTCGTTGTAGTACAGCTCGCACCCCGCTATGAACTTCACGGAGTGCTCAGTTGCCGAGATGTGCGCGTCCGGGATGCTGCTCATCGTCCCGTGCTCGGTTATGGCGAAGGCCGGCCACCCCCGTTCTGCGCAGGCACCGAAGTAGGCCTCTGGTTCGGCGACCCCGTCCAGCATGCTGAAGATGGTATGGTTGTGCAGGTGCACGAACTGTTCAGGAGCAGCGTCCATGACGGGTAAAATACTCCGCCAGTGACAAAGATAGTATGGAGCACGGGAAAGTCCACTGAACCGGCACGTGGAGACACCTAGATGAGTAGCGTCGATGGAATGGGAGCCAGGGGCGTCGTCCGTGCATGGGCAAGGTACGACGTGAAGAATAACGTTATTGGAAATTCATATCGGCTTCTCTCCATAACGGACGGCGACACCGGACAGGTTTCGTTCAACTGGGACGTGAGCTTTTCGGCCACGGACTATGTCACCGTGATAGGAACATCGTACCAGAACGGAGTCATCTTCAATGCGTTCGGAACTCTTCCTGGAAATCCATCACAGACTGTTACTGCGACGACCGTTCAGGTCAGAAGGGCTTCCGATGGAGCACTGGTGGAGACTGACAACATGAACGTCGCCGTTCTCGGGGATTTGGTATAACACCAGTCAAGACCGACAAAGCGAGGATCAAGAATGTCATCGGCGGCACATGGAGCTGGTTCTATAGGAATAACTAAGGCGTGGTGTTCGTGGAACGGCGACACCACCGCCATCTATTCCAGTCTAAACGTGTCCAGCGTCACGGACTCTGACGTAGGAATCTACTCAATCAGCTTTACAATACCATTCAAGGACACCAACTACGCAGCAGTCGTGTCCGCAGGATATGACGAAGGAGTAGTCTTCGATGCAGGATTCAGTCTTTCCCAGCACGGCAATAACCTAGTCACACAAGTTGAATGTAGAGCCAGAAGGGGCTCCACGAAATATGATCCTGACAACAACACCGTCGTGGTCTACTCGACCTGAAGACTAGGAGACAAAACATGAACCCCACTACCAAGAGGATAATCCTCAAGGACCAGACAGGACACCTCCACGTCGTCATTCCGGCCAGACCAATCAAGCCCGGAGAGACCGAGAAGGAATATCTAGACGACATAGCCTCCAAGGCAGCCATCCCAGGAACCGCCGAGATAGCCAGGATCGACGCCTCCGAACTCCCAGCCAGCCGCTCCTTCCGCAGTCAATGGCGGCACGACGGAACGGCCGTCAAGGTCGACATGGCGTTGGCAAGAGTCGAAAAGATGAAAAGAATACGCGAAAAGCGCAACCAGCTCCTAGCCGCAACGGACGGCGAATACCTGAAACAGAGCGAGAGAGGGACCGCAAGCCAGGCCCTGAAGACCAAGCGCCAAAGCCTCAGGGACATCCCACAGAACACCAACCTGTCCACCATCTCCACGCCAGAGGAGCTCGAGGCCTTCGAGCCGACATGGCCGGCATGACGGCCTGATCCCCAGCCCTCAAACATAGCACGACATGGCGACAATACTAGGACAGGGATCCACCGTCCCCAGCTTCAGCGCATACGAGGGGACCAGCGCCGGTTCAAAGACCGGTGCCCAGGTCATCACCTACGACACCAAGGTCTTCGACACCCACGGCTGGCTCGACGTCACCGTCAACAAGGGAAGATACACCCCCAAGATAGCCGGAAAGTACCTCTTCACCGCCTGCTGGCAATACGGCCTCTCCGACGCCAACAACATAACCATAGGCATCGCGCTGAACGGCACCGTCATCAAGTGGGGAAACGAAATAGAGTTCTCGGGCGGCTTCCCATGGGTCCAGTCCAGCTGGATCCTCGAGCTGAACGGAAGCACCGACTACGCCGAGATAATGTCCAGCGCAACGTCCACCTACGCCAGGCAGCCAGAAGCCCAGGACACCTGGGTAATGGGCACCCTCCTGGCCTAGGTCCCACCACAGTCCGGCGGCAAAGCCAGCCGGTACGTCACCGACACCACCCCGGACAGCCGACCGGGCCTCCGCACCGAATCCCACAGCCCAGCCAGGAGCACCGCGTCCGTAGCCTCCCCGTCCAGACCCTCAAGGTCCACGTACAGGTCAAGGTCCAGGTGCCTAGCGTCCGGATCAAGCATCTGCGACCCCGGAGAGTCCGCACCGCCCGGATTGTTCGCCGACAGGCCATTCTTGACCGACGTCACGAAGTCCTGGACGTCCCTCGTAAGGAACTGCCCATTCCGCACCACCTGACTCCTAGTAAGCAGGTTCCCCTCATCGTCCTCCGCATACTCCGGGAACAACGGAGGCGGATCCGCAGACCTGTCCCCCGTCGGATCCACGTGCGCCCCATCCGGCCACACGTTCCCCTTCGTGGAGATCCTCGCGATTATCTTCCTCTGCTGCGAATCCAGTATCTCGTACAGGTCCCCCGGAGAAGGAGTACGCACCTTAGTCCCACCGGACAGCGTAACCGCCCTCCACGGCCTCCTCAGGATCAGCGTGTCCGAAGTATTGTCCCTGATCGTCCTGGACTGCCCGGCCAGGTCACCGGTCAACAGCGTCACCCGAAAGCCGTTGTTGGCCGGGAACGACCCATTGTCGTCGTTCTGGCGCTCCTTCCACTGGCCGTTCGTCCACGTCTTCGTCGTGTCTATCAGAACCCGCCTCGACGAGGAAGCCGTCGACACCGACCCCGTCCCATCCACGGGAGGGCCCGAAGGCGTAGTGGACGACAGCACCACCAGCTCGTCCCGCAGGGTCGGATGCAGCGTATGCCCGTCTCCGCGCAGGTTGTCCCTCTTCGACTCGAACGCCTCCCTGTCACCCGGCCACTCCTGCCTCGTCGCCCTGTTCGCGGACGGATCGCCCTGCCTCCGGCGCAGCGTCATCAGGTCGAACGTGTAATAGTTGTTCAGGGCAAAGTCAGGATTGTTCGAGTTCCTAGAGACGCGCAGCGCCGCCGTAAGGTCGACGATCAGCACGTTCGCCCCCTGCCTGGTAAAGTGCAGCGGCGTAATGTACTCATAGTCCTTGTCCAGGTTCCGCCTGAACTGCTGCGCATGGCTCCGCCCGCTCACCGGAACCGTCTGCTGGAACGTGTCCACCGACACCCACGATCCAGTGGTCGACGCATCAACCGCCCGCACCACATCCGGATCGAAGTAGAACAGCATCTTGCGCGCCGTATCGAACCACACCCGGCAGTCCGAAGCCGTAGCCGTCCCGGACGTCCCCGTCGCAACCACCGGACAGTCGGCCTGCGCACAGAACGTAAAGTCCCCACCCACGGCTACCGGCAACCACCCCGTCTTCTCCCCATCGTTGAAGACCTTGATCCACAGCGTAGTGTTCTCGTCCGGCGGATCCGAACCCGAAGGATCGCCGCTAGAACGGCCATAGACCGCACCGATCCGGCCCCGCACCACCCCCTCCGGACTGCCCGGACCGAACTTGACGTTGTCCCCCGTCACGAACCCATCGTCGTCCAGCAGGCCATTCCCCTCGCCGCCCACCGCGTTCTTAAGGCCACCCGCCACGACGGACCGGGATACCAAAGCCTCCCCAAGGACGTCCAGACCCGACGACGAGAAGAACCCACGCACTGACGGACACACCCCGACCGCGCCCGTCAGGAACCTGACGAAGCCACCGGAGCCAGTCGCCGACGCGTCCGACACCACGTCCACCACCGCCGAACCGCGCGAAGTCGAAGAGTCCAGCGAACAGTCCGAAGTACCACCAGTGCCGAGCCCAAAGGAAACCCCCGCGCTCAACAGGGTATGTTCGGAGTCCGGTCCGAACAGGCCCTTTGCCGCCTGCACACGGCCCAGAACGTCGCCGAGCTCCAGCTTGTAGGACAGCAGGCCACCGGCCATATCCAGGAGGACGTCGCCGCCAGAGACCTGCAGCCTGTTTCCGAGGCCCTTCACGGGCACCGCCGTCCCGATCCCGACGGTGCCCTCAGAGTCGATGCGCATGTGCTCGACTATCGCGAAGTCAGAGCCAGTGCCCCCGACCGTGCCACCGGTCGCCGGAAGATCCATCGTCGTCGCGAACTGCAGATACCCAGCCCTGCTCCCATCCTCCCCCTTCTCCTTGCGCCCAGCCACCGTCCCGAACGCAAAGACCTCATCAGAGAGCGACGAGCTCTTCCCGCTGAACCTAAGCTGCGGGCCGACATCAGCACCCGGAACATCACAGCTTATCAGCCTGACGTTGCCCGCCAGCTCACCAGAGTCCACCACGTCCGACGGAATCTGGAAGCCAACGGAGCTCCTGAAGATCTTCAGGCCGTCTATCTCGAACTGGTCGCTGAACGTGTCGACGAACTTCTTCGTGGACTCCCCCGTCCCACCGCTCGATATGGGCAGGACGAACCCCGTCGTGCCGTCCAGGGAGCCGGATATGGCCACCGACAGGGCCTTCTCGGCGGTGGCCCGGATCTCGTCTATGAGGGCCTCCACCCGCCTCAGCCCATCAAGGTTCTCGTTAGCCATTCAAGGACTCTCCGGGGATGCGCCTGGTCCGACCCGATATCTTTGTCCAGCGTCACGCATAGAACCCGTCCGAGTCCACGCACACCAGGTCGTCGAACGACACTATACAGTACACAGGCCGCTCCGGATCCTCCACCGTGGGACATATCTCATAATAGAACCTGGCCTCGCGGTCTATCACCACCCTGTCCCCGACCGCCACCTCACGGCACCCGAACCTCCCGTCCTCCTTCCCGCAGAGCGGACAGTCCCTCCCGAAAGAGACCACCCTCCCCACCTGCGCAGGACCGTCCGCGTCCTCCAGCTCCAGAAGGACATGCCTCCCGACAGGCACCGGCAGAGCCTTCCCGCCCGGTCGTCCGCTCTCCGTGCCCTCACTCATCGGAGTGCATCTCCGCAGCCGTCAAGCAGCCCCTCGACACCGCAAGCAGCGGCTCAGGAGCCTGCCTCACCTCCCCAACGGGAACGCCCAACTCCCCAGAGTGCTCCGACAGCTTCGCCGAGAGCAGAACCATAAAGCCCTTCGGCATCGACGTCCCCCCAGCGTTCACCACCGTCACCGGCTCCGGAAACCTACACTTGTCCCTGTTGTCGCCAAAGCCCCTCGCTATCGAATGCACGATATTCTCAACCTGTATCTCGTACATGATCCTCAGGGCCTGCCCCACCGAACCCGCCGGATGGTCAACCCCAAGGTCGAACTCGGGAGACGTCTTCACCGCCGCCACCGACGTAGGAGTCTCCCTATAGTCCCCCTCCGGACGCGCCGGATCGTACCCGAACCTCCTCGCCGCCTCCAGGTCGATCAGGTCACCCGCCCCCACCACGCAGAACTCGAAGATCGGGATCCCCATGTACGCCGCATGCACCGTGATGGTCCCCGCGCCCCACGAGATGCCAATGGCAGGCCCCTGCACGTCCATGATCAGGCACCGCGCCTCGTTTACATGGAAGGCACTGATCCGCTCCTGCCCCACGAACTTCTCGATCATCAACTGGACGATCCTACGGTGAAAGTCCACGTTCAGGGACTCGGAGTTCACCGCCTTGGCCGTCGTGCAGTAGTACAGCACCGTCCCCTTCTCCGGAGACTTCCCCACCACCGACTCTATTATCGACTTGACGATGATCGCCATGATCTCCTGCGCGGCCGGATCGTCCCGCGAAACCCCACCCTCCGCCATCGGACGGCGCAGCGTCTTGTTGAACATGAACGCAAGCTTCTCCGCCTTCCCCCCGATCGCTATCAGCGACCCACCATGCTCCACGTGCGGCACCCCCTGCTTCACCAGAAGCTGCCTGGTGAACTGGTCGTCCCGCCTCAGCTCAATGTAGCCGTTCACCTCGTACCGGCTCCTGACGCGGCCATCCTCCCTCCACGACAGCACGATGTGCTTAGTGCCCAGGTCAAGTCCAAGCCTATCCATGATGATCCTCCTGATCCGCCCCCTTGACGTCCTCGCCGAACCCGACGGGACTGCTCCCGAGCCCCCCAAGGCCCGACGCGAACTGCTCGAGCCGCTCCTCGTCGGACACCGGAACGACAGGCCCACCACCTGGGCCGCCTCCTCCCGCCTCAACCCATGGTCCGGATCCACCGGAAGGCTTCCCCTCCGCAGGCCCGGCGGGTCCATCGACGACGACGCGAACCGGCGCGACCTCAACCCGCACCTCCAGTCTCCCAGGACAAGGACCGAACAGCCACCTCAGGAACCTCCCGATCACCGACCACCCCCATCCCTCCCGGCCAGATGCAAGAACCTGGCCGCGTCCCCCTCCCGCACGAACATGACCGAACCCACCCCCACCTGCGAGACGGTCACCTCCCCATCCCATATCACCATGAGCTCACGGTCCCCACAACCGCACACCGTCCCCAGCCTCTCCCCACACGAAACCCTCACTGGAGCAGGACCCTCCCCATGCCTCTCCTCACACCACAGCACGCACGCCCCCGCGTCCCCCGAGCAGGAGGAACCGGAACCAGGGCAGGCCCTATACCGCGCGAACCGATAGCGTGCCCCGGAACGCTCCTCCCGCCCGACCAGCCACCCGTCAACCTCCCGCCACAGGACCCACGCCCCGCTCCTGCCAGTCCCCGACGACCGGAGAGTCCTAAAGCCCCCACCCCCGGCACGGTATCCTGCGGCCAGCCGGAGCCTCTCCCGCCTCGATGGAGGATCCTCTGGAACCATCGTCTTCACGAACCTAGGCACGCCCATGGCCGACCCCGCGCACCAGGTGCAGCTTCAGCAGGCTGCACACGAACCCCGGACACCCGGCCCAGCCAGGAGGAACCCTAGCGTCCAGCCCAGCGTCAAGCCTCACCGCAGCCTCCACCGCCTCCCTCAGCCTACCCATCCCAAGGAAGTGGAGCACCATGTTCCGGTGACCAACTGGAGGAAGCTGCTCCCAGCACGCCCTGGAGGCCTCGTGCACGTCCATGAACTGCCTCGAGCACGGCCACGCCGCAAGATACGCCCCGCGCCGCCGTTCCGGGCAGCCGTCCAGAAAGTCCTCGAGACCGCTCACTGCCCCAGGGCGTCCCCTACGGCATCCTCGAACGCCCTCATCACCCTCTTCCTCGGAGAGTCCAGCCGCTCCCCGTCCTGGAACGGTAGGAGCCCCTGCACCATCTCGACCTCCCCATCCGGAACGGATGGCTCCTCTGCCGGCTCGCTGCTGCACTTCCACCCCTCCTTCTTCAGCCTGGAGACCACTATCGGAATCCTGGCCGAAGGCGTCCCTATCGACCTGGCATAGCGCCACCAGGCGTTCGCGCACGCCTTCTTGGCAGACACAGCCTCCGTCATGCACGAAAACTTGACCATCCCCCGCAGAGAAATGGTGCACGAATATGTCATGCAGTCACCCTCCTAGAACCCGTAGCCAAACAAGTCTATGTCCGGAGCAAAGGTTCGGCCGACCAGCTCCCTGGTCTCCTCGTCGTAGAAGTCACGATAGGACACCCTGTTGGAGACGTTCAGCCTCGGCAACACGGCCGACACTCCAATCCTGGAACATATCGACCGAAAGTCATCCTCAAGACGTTCAAAGCGACCAACGAAGTCAACCAGCGCCTCCCCATCGTCTGAACAGACGAGGTCCTTCTGAAACCGGACGTCGTTATCGCACCGCCACTTGACGTACGCCCCAAAGCTCCCAAGGCCCTTGACGAGACCGTGCTGAAAGTGACGCTTCTCGAGCAGCATGTAGCAGTACTGCGAAACCTGCCAGTCCCACGGATTCCTAACGAAGGCAAAGGAGAAGAGTGACCTGAACCTCTCCCTCCCAAGCCTCTCGACGACCTCGGCAGCGCTGACGTGGGCATGAAACGGCCCGGGATTCTTCTTCGCGAACGGACCAAGCGCCCTAGCAATGCTCATCCCGGCATTCTTGTAGACGTGTATGAAGATGAACCCATGCCTGTAGGAGATAAGCATCCAGCATCCCCAGCGAAGAAACCATATTTACGTTTTGCCCGCACACTCTAGACGCCTGAGCGGCCCCGCCAAAGATCAAACAGGAGACCGGACCAAGGAGACGGAACATGGCAGATCGCGCACGCACGGCAGCCACGCTCATCCTCGTCGCCGCAACCGCCGGCTGCATATCCGGAAACCGCGCCAACCACACCGACACCGGACCACAGGTCCTGGCAGGCCCCGTCATCGCCGTCCGCGACCCCGCCGACGCCGCCGCAGGCAGGAAGCAGATAGTCTCCGACCTCAAGGACCAGATAGTCACCAGCTCCAACGCCACCAGGAACCAGCTCTCCGGAATGGTCACCACCAGCATATCCAAGCTCGGAGAGAAGGTGACAGGCATAGAGGCCTCCATCCAGAGCCTCCTCCACATGGACCTCACCGCAGACGTCAAGGCAAGCCTCAACAACCAGCTCAAGGCCACCGCCGAGATGCACAACAGCATAGAGTCCCTGCTCAAGGTGCAGAGCACCGTACAGGGAAACCTCGAAAGCCTAGTCCGCATCAACGGAGAGCTCCGCGCCCAGGTCAACGGCCTCGAAGCCAGCCTCAACGCCCTCGCCAACGGCCAAGCAGGCATAGGAAACAAGATAACCAGCAGCATGGACCGCATTGATTCGTCCATGCGCGCCAACGCAGGACGCGACGTCAACATGTTCCCAAAGCAGGCAGTCGACGCCCTCATAGCCTCCTGGCGCACCTTCACGGCAGTCATAGCCATGATCCTCGCCCTCATCGCCGCCATCACCGCATACCTCTACCGCAGCAGAAGGGACGAACTCCACAGACGATACGAACTCGAACGCGCCCGCAACAAGGCGACGAACGACCTGCTCCACCACGCCCTCCTCCACGTCCCGCCCGAAAAGGCCAAGCAGATATTGCCAGACCAGCCACCGGCCCCGACCACATAGGACCGAGCGGTCAAACCGGCCACGGAACGACAGGCCTCCGCCTCCTGGAAAGCCTCCCAGGAACACGGGGCACGCACTCGGAAGGGTTCAGGATACAATACAGGTCATCTATCTCCCACCCCTGACGAACCACCCCACGGCACAGCGACGACTCAAGCACCGCCGCCCACTTCCCCTCCCCACGATCATGCACCCACGCCCTACACACCCGCCCGACCAGCCTAGAACCCCAAGCGTTCCAACCACGCTTCGGGGAGAACCTCTGCCTACGCACAAGCTCACCACAGCGGACCCACCCGGCACCGGGCAGCCTAATGAAACCATCTCCGAAGAGCACCCTCTCGTGTACCGGAGCCCCAGTGCCCCTATCCGCCCTAAAGCACCCATGGTCACCACCGCGCAGGACCCTCGGAAGGTCCCCAACCGACCTCACGGACGGACGGACGAAGTCAAGGACCGCCACTACGTCCCTGGCGGCCTGCTCGAGCACCACGGGGTGCACCGGCCTCAGCTCCCTGTGCGACCATGTTAGCTCAACCAGGTCCCCTAGGACGTCCTTCATCTCGAACACTGGTAGGGAACGGCCCTCCACGATCGCCCTATACCACCCGGACAGGATCCAGTTGTGGACGAACCTAGTCGCTAAACATGACCTGCTGAAGGACTCCTCCTGCTCCTCCCCAGGATACAGGTGTACGGCGTGCCTGTCGAACAGCCTGATCCCGGACCGTATGCGGACATCGAACTCGGCCATCCGGTCAAGTCCTCCACTCAGTGCCTCTTTGCACATTGGAAACATATCCTCTGAACCAGGACTCTCAGGAGAGGGGCAAGCGGCCTGTCCTCTTAGTCGATCCAGAGCGTATATAGCGTCACTGGAGGGAAAGGACCCTCCCGAGGGGACAGGCCTGATCTTTAGAAGGGCCAGTCCAGGCGGTCGTTAGAAAGGCAGCCGGGTCACCGACCCTGCAGCGCGTCGTGATGACGCCCTGTGTGACCAGGCGGACCCGTTCAAATGGGTACGGCTAGACCGCCAAGACAAAAACAGCAAAGCCTAGGGCGCAGTTAAAGCCAAGCAGGACAGAGGACCGCCGGTGAACTCTAAAGTCTCATAGCCGGCAACACAGAACGCCATCGTGAACCGGACCGGGCGTGGCACCCCGGAAACGACACGATGCCGGCACGGCGCTGCACATGCTGCTCGATCACGGCACTAGAAAAAGCCGAACGGGGCACACACGACGCTGAGTGAGGATGGAAAGGGACGACAAGCCACCTTCTCCTGAGAGCACATGTGCAGGACAGACCGACCGGAATAACCAGCGGGCCAAGAACAGGCGACTGTCCTTGGCGCCGGAGAGTAGCGGTAATCAGTCCGCCACGATGGAACTCCGGCAATGCGGACCTCTGCTTGGTCGTGACCGCCCGGACGAGATCCGGATGGACGCGCGAAAGGAAGCATCCTGGCCACGCCATGGTCACCTGTCTAGAGGACCATGGCCCACGTTTAACAAGGATGGTACCTTGGAGGTGATGAACTAGGCTACTGACAACCAAATAACTGGATCCATCTCATGGCCAGTGGGCTCATTCTCTCCTGCCACATGCAGCGGCACACCAAGGAGAAGAGGAAGAGGAAGAGAAAGATAGACATAAAACCAGTGCCATTGACCTCATTGACCTCATTCTCTCCTGCCACATGCAGCACAACACCAAGGAGAGGAAGAGGAAGTAGAAGGCGGCAGTCGTTCCCTTCTGCCATATGGAGTGGATCCAGTGCTGGGGGCCAGGAAGTTCCTCTCCCTTGTCCTAGTGGGCCATGGACAGCAGGATAGATCAGTGGTCACCGCAGGATCTGGAGGCCAACAGCTGAGGTTCCGGTTATCTTGTTGAAGTCCCGGTTACCTCTACCCCTGATAGCGATGGGACAGCTGACTGTTACTGGTGGACTGCTAGTATAGAGTACCGCTGGTCCAGGGCCTTGCAGGCGGCGGATGCGGATGCAACTGGAGACATCATATCCAGACAGAGAACGGACAACTAGAAGAAAATGAGCCAATGAGTGAGACAAAACAACCGGTTGTGATAGATAAGGAACATAAAACAACCGGTTGTGGTCTAAAGAAGTTACTTGCATTTAGTCTCTTATTTGATATCGTGACCCTGGTCTTGGAGAAGACAAAGTGGCCATGTTCTGGATATGTAAGGAATGTGGTGAAAGGATGACCGATAGGCAGTCATATCTCGAACACTCGTGCGCGCCAAATGGTTCAGTGCAGGCTTGCCTCTCCAAGCGCGACAAGGCCCTGGAAGAGATAAGGTTCTGGATAGGCAAGGTTCCCTATGAGTTGCGTTCAGTCCTCGTCATGACCGTCAACCTGCTTAAGATGATCGATCCTGACGAGAAGACCTTCGTCGTAGACGGCGAGCTGTATAGGAGAAAGATGGAGGATGCGGAGGAGCGCGCCAAGGATGCGGAGGGGCGCGCCAAGGAGGCGGAGGAGCGTGCCAAGGAGGCGGAGGAGCGTGCCAAGGAGGCGGAGGAGCGTGCCAAGAGAGCGACGGAGAGATTCATGGCCCTGATGGAGGACAACAACGCACTAAAGGCGAAGCTGTTCGACCTGCAGGAGGAGATGGACAGGCTCCGCGCAAGGATGATGTCGACTGAAAAGAGGATGCTGGACCTGGACTAACCTCAAACATATCTGGTCCGGAGTCCTTGCAGAATGCCGAGCGCGACCAAGCTGCCAAAGAGAGCAAACGATGGTGACCAGGTGGCCGACCACCTCGGCAACGTCTACGAGTACAGCTCCGAACAGAACTGCTGGCGCAACATAGGCATCCTGAAGCCTCCACAGGTGGTCGACTCCGAGAACAATGGTATCATCACCCCAGAAATATTCGATAGGATACAGTCCATACGGAAATTCAAGAAGGACGGAGTCAAGTTCGACCTCAACAAGATATTCGTCGGCAGGACCGACCGGCACCCCTACTTCTACATGTTCCACTCGACGGACGACCTGATCAGGTTCGACCCCTACGTCGAACCGGACGGAACCGTCAAGCTGCCGATAGAGTTCGACCGCCAGAGGTTCTATCAAAAGCTCACGCGCACACCGTGCACAGGGCCACGTGGTCACCAGGGGCCGCCAGGACTTCCTGGAAAGGACGGCAAGCCGGCACCGAACGAAAGGCCAAGGTCACCGGTCAAGCTCGACAAGGACTCATTCACGATCAATCCGGTCAGGATCCCCGCCCCGCTTCCCGACGAGCCAATCTCGGTTCGGGTCTTTGACAACGACGAACAGGTTCTCGAGGTGCTCGTTCCGGTCGGCACCGGAGACCTGGAGGCCGTTGATGGACCGGTCTTTACCGTCGACCTCGAGAGGACAGACCTCTCGTTCAACGATGGCATGCTCGGCGGAACTGTCTTCGTCAGCAGCGGAGAGTTCGTCAACGAGCCGAACAGGTGGAGGTACAGGGCTAGGCAGCGGGGCAGGGCGGGGCCGCCAGGAAGGGACGGATCCGGTCTGCTTGAGGTCGTCGAGGACATGTTCGTTGACGATGCAGTGTCCTTCAACGGGTTCGTGGCGTCCGTTCACGTTACCCCGACGGAGGATGTAGTCGTCCTTAATGGCTCCTTGTCGGACAAGCTGTGCAGCAGTTCCCTTAAGCTGACCTCCGAGGACCTGCCGGTCGCCGACCTGCTCGAGAGGCGGGTGGTGGCCGTGGAGCAGGCCGCGAAGAGCTGCAAGGACGTGGCCTCGTACACGTTCAAGCCGGACGAGGTGGTGGTCCCGAAGCTCTCCCTGCCCGACTGGACTCCGACGATGGCGTGTAGGGATCAGAGGAGGTTCGAGTTCCAGAAGTTCAAGTGGTTCGACGAGATTGGGGAGATAGTGCCCGAGAACGCCGACTGCATGACGGCGGGCTTCGCGTTCACGATCCTTGGAGAACCGAAGCCTGGCGTGGAGTGCTGCAAGGAGGATTTCTTCCTATGCAACAACCAGGGAGACTTCTGCGTGATCGACGGGTCTCCTGCAGTCGTTTCGCGCGGTGAGAACTCGCCGGAGCCGTCCGCCACGGTCGGGACGGTCAGTTCGAGCACGGCAGTCGTGGAGACGCCCGACTTCATCATTCCGGAGCCGGAGCCCGTCAAGGAGGGGAAGATAGTGCCGGCGAGGTGTCCGTTCGGATCCTCGTCGTCTTCCAGTTCGACAAGCTCCTCCAGTTCGTCCAGCTCGAGCTCATCTTCACTCGGGTCCAGTTCGTCCAGCTCGTCGTCCAGCTCTTCATCGTCTAGTTCAAGCTCGTCGAGTTCAAGCTCGTCCAGCTCTTCGTCGTCGAGTTCGTCCAGCTCCAGCTCGTCCAGCGCATTGACTGAGTGCTGTACGGACGGGCTGTCGGCGTCGTATAAGGTGATCTGCGGGGCGGTGTTCTGCGACTCGAACGATCCCTCAGGATTTGCCAAGAACTTTGCATTCCTGGAGTTCAACAAGGGATGCTTTATCAAGTGCACGGAGGTCAATAGTGGTGCCTGCACGTCGTGCACGACGAATGAGTTCGTCGGGCGGTGTGAGCTGACGTGTCCAGCCGGTGGCGCCAATGGCTTTGGTCATCTGGACGAGAAGACAGTAACCCTGAAGTGGAAGGACAAGATCCTACAGAACGTACTCCACAATGAGTGTGGCGCAGATAGCGTCAACACCCCCTTCACTGGTACGATAAAGCTTGCGTGCGACGTTCTCTGTGAGAACGGAAATCCGAAGGTGAAGTACATAAAATTCATCTTCACCAACGGATGCCTGAATGGTATTATTGGCTGTCAATAAGGAGGACGGGATGCACACCCTCAAGAACAAGCACCGGCTGCCGGCAGCCAGGAAAAAGTTTCTATACCCATGCAAGCACCGAGTGCCGGTGACCGAGGTCGAGAACCCACCGTTGGTGGCCAACAAGAACAGTAGCGTGTGTCTTGCCATCAGTGAACGGTGCGGGGCCATGACCTCGACGAACGCCACAATGTGTGCGCAGTGCCAGCTAGACGGAGAGATGAATGAGGGCTACGTCCGAAACTGGGCGGACAAGATGATAAGCACAGCGATGCGGAACGCCTATCATGGCTTTCATGCCAAGGAGGAGATTCTGAACGTGGCCCGGGTGGCCCATCAGGGCATCTGCGACGTACGCGCTGGCCGGAATAAGCTACGTAGCTTCCTGGAGCAGATGGTGATGTTGGACAGGCTATCCTTCGACGAGGTCGAGAAGCTGATCAGGGAAGAGATGCCGGAGATCAACGAGGATGAGCTTTCTAGAGAATCTGAAGGAACTCAAACAGGGCAAGCCAAGGACGACGCCACAGCACCTCGCAACGACCGGAATGCCGAGTCCGGACGAGCTACCTGAGAACCTGAGGACGCGCGGCGGCTGTGGATCGTGTGGAAAGAAGAGCCTTGGTGGAATCAGCTACGTCCGCGCCATGATGTCCGGCAAGGTTCCGGAGTCCGTGGCGAAGGAACGAATGACGGCATGCGAGGCCTGCAACGGCAAGGATTCCGCAGGTGAGCGTCTCTTCCGGATAGTGGAGGGCAAGCCATTCTGTGGTCTTCCGCGCCTAAAGAAGCCGTACAGGGACGAGTCTAAGGATGGCTGCGGGTGCCCGCTAAAGGAGAAGGTGCTATACAGGCAGTCGTCCTGTCCCATAGGCAGGTGGGGCCCGTGGTCGGAGAAGAGGGAGACTGGAAAAGATGGCTGAACCGACCCCTGCCCCTGAATGCCCATCGTGCGACGAGTGCTGCAAACCATGCTGTCAGAACACGGACTGTAGCTGCGGGACGCTGGACTGCACCATCGACCTCGTCATAGAACCGTCCGACCTGCCTACGCTGGACTATTCCGCATCGGCGCATGATGACAAGTGCTGCACGCCGACGTCTGCCAAGATCACCATGGTGGACACTACCTGTTCGGCGATAACCATAGAGGCATGCTGCAACGACCTCAATGGCTGCGTAAACTCTTCCTGCAAGAAGATAGGATGGAACGTATGCAATAAGACCAACCGCTGCATAGAAGTACCGACCTTCTTCAAGATCAGTGGTCTCAAGAAGGACCCAACCGGTTCAGTCTGTCCGGACGAGGACACTGACTGTTGCTTCCTGCAGTTCAAGGGTTTCTTTGACACAAAGTGTGACTGGTCAGATTTCGTTTCGTTCGAACCAAATGGCGTAGCAAATGGGCCGCGATTCTGCATCAAGCCATGCAGCTCCGCGACTTTCTGCGTCAACTACCGGGTAGGCATGCCGTCCAACGAATGTGGCTGCAAGAAATATTCGGACTCGCCGGCAGGAACGAAGGACTGCTGTGAAGCAACCGCAACGGTAGGCCCGACCTGTGCACAGGTCTGCTGCACTGATAACATCAACAGTCAGCCTCCAGGTTCACAACCTGACACGGCAGGATGTAACTCTTTATGCCGCAAGTCATTGGAACAAGACATAGCGGTGGACTGTCCAGACTGCTGTGGATGCTGCGTTCCTGATCCAGGTACCGTTCTGGCCGATTGGGTCATCCTCGCCGGAGAGGACAGTTGCTGCACTGACCTTGTTGTAAAGACGACGGACAAGGCCGATTGGGATTGCTGTTCAGGCGGATGCACGACCGACGACGACTGTTCTGTGTCTGTTCAGATACCTAACATCTATGACTGTATAGATGGATCAAACCCAATAAGCACGTGCTCCTGTACGTTAGAAGTCGCAGATCCCACGCACGATAAATACGTCAAGCCATGCATCTGCGATCCAGGAAACACTGAAACTGCATGTATGGGCAATCCTGACACCTGCAGGCACGGCGCAGCATTGGTCATGGTCGGCACAGAAAATGACCTATCATCGTCGACCTGCTGCTATCAGCAGACAAGGGTAGCGGCGTCGACGACATGTCTGACAGACCCCTGTATAGGCGCGACTACACCCAATGGCCCTTGTCCGTTCTAGGTCCAACCATGATGCACGGTCATTCGGAACTCCACACACCATCCCTGCCAAGGGACCAAGGCTCTCCAGGCTGATTAGCGAGTCAGAATATCTGCTTGACCGTCAAGCGACCGTCGACCGGCGTCACGTCCATGACTATTAGAAAAGTCAACGATCGCATCGATCTCGGAGACCTCAACCATCTGGTCCGCCGAATACAGAAAGTGCGGCGGCAGGAACCTCAACAGCTGCCTCTTGCTCTCCATCGGACACTCAACGCAGTCAGGAGACAGCTGATCCCTTCTGATCTTGAGCCCACTTTATCAGCTCTCCACGATGTACGCAAGTTACTAGGAAGCAGATTTCGGACATGTCTTCCTCCATTTCAGCGCGCCAAACCCAGTACCGACGTCATGACATGAGACCCTTTATTCTCCGCCGCTCCAGTCCACCACCTCCTTGAACCACGCCGGAAGCATCCTCTCCGAGCTCCTATAGAACCACTTGAAGTTCTGGTCCAAGACGTACGTTATGCCATGGTCGTCCTTGCTCCGGTAGATCCGGCCATACGACTGCACCAGCTTCGTGGCGGTCAACCAGTCATAATACTCCGACGACAGCTCCATCCTCGCCTTGACCTGCGGATCTCCCTTGGACGGATACGGCACCTTGCAGATGACCTGGAACCTGCCGAGGTCGTCCGCGAGGTCCAGGCCCTCGTGCATTGCGGGTGCTACGATTACCGAGTCGGACGATGCCTTGTGCGCCCGGAGGAGCCTCGCCTTGTCTCCGCCGAAGTCGAGGTCCTTCTGGTAGAGGAACCTGTCCCTCACGTCCCTGGCGCACCCGGACAGCAGCGCGTTCGCTATCTCGAAGGTGTGCGTGTGGATGATCCCCCGCTCCCCGGCGTGCCTGCGGCAGATCTCGTTGACGTCCTTCACCATCTTCGGTAGGGTGCTTGACTTGTTCGCCCAGCTCATCGGGCCGCTCGGCCTATACAGGATGGGCCTCGCCTTTGGAGGAAAGGTACTCCCGAGGCGGATGAAGCAGGCGTCCTGGGGGTCTATCCCGAGAGCCTCGCAGACGGTGCGCTTAGAGAGGATCGTCGCGCTCATCATAAGCACCTTGTTGGCCTTCGAGAAGACATAGTCGTCCGCGAACCTGTCCACGAACAGAGGCTTGAATTGCAGCGTCCTGCTCGAACCGTCCTTCGCCTCCCTATACTCGCATATCCAGGACTCCGGATCCATCGTGTACATCTTCTTGATCCGCTCCAGGACCGACTTCCACTCGTCCTCGTCGCGTACGTTTTCCGCGAGGCGCGCGAGTTTCCTCTGGTTCTCGATCCTGTCCAGGAGGTCCACCTCCTGGAAGAACTCAAGGTACTCGGCCACGGAGCCCAGCTCCGGAAAGCGGATTCCGTCGGTCAGGAAGGGCCTATCGTTTACGGACGTCCCGACGAACCCCATCAGGACCGACTCCACATTGTGGGCCTCGTCCAGGATCATCAGGTCCCTCTGGCCGAACTGGTTGGCGTAGACGGTCTGGTACAGGAAGGAGTGGAAGTTTAGCAGGGTCATGGACGCGGCCTGCGCCCTGTGCAGCTGATTCCAATATGGGCAGATGCCGCGCTCGAGACAGTCGTCCCGCTTCGAATCACCCTTCTTTCTGCACTCCCCGACGTCGCACCCAGGCCCCTTCCCGGCCTCCTTGAGGAGGCCCGGAACGTCCTCGGCTCCGCAGTCGAAGGCCTCGGGATCGAGGGCGGCCTCCGAATAGTATTCGCAGGGATAGGCGTTCCTGCCCTTCAGCTCCACCATCGGCTCGTGCAGCCTATTGGCGTGCACTCCCTCGGGGCCGAAGTCCCTGGACAGCTGGTCCTGCAGGAACTTCTGTGGAGCCAGGTAGTAGGACTTTCCGAAAAACTGGGCTAGGGTCATCGCCACGGCACTCTTGCCGGAACCAGTCGGTGCCTCCAGGAGGACGTACTTATGAGTCCTGAACGCCTCGAGCACGGACCTAATGGTCTGTCTCTGCCCAGCCCGGTACTTCTTCATGGGGAAGTACTGGTCTATCCTTCTCTCGATCGGTCCAGCTGCGGTAGATACGGCCATTGAGCCTTCCTCCCCTGAGCCCCGGTATTTTACCTGCCATGAAGATCCTGATCACAGCCGACGTCCACAACGGAGTGCCAGGCAGGCTCGACGACACCGTCTGGGCAATGGATATCATGCGGGACTACGCCGACAAGCACGGCATAGAGCACGTCTTCGTGCTCGGAGACCTCTTCCATGACCGGGTCAACCTGAACATCGAGGTCCTGAACAGGACCTACGACGTGCTCGAGCGTGCCAGGAACGGTGGCCAGGAATGGATGTGCTTTCCGGGCAACCACGACATGTTCTACAAGAACTCATGGGAGCACAACTCCCTGCACCACCTGCGCACCGTGATGACCGTGCACGAGGAACCGTCGAGGTTTGAGCTCGGCGGAAGGGCCTTCCACGTTCTCCCGTTCATCTACTACGAGTCCGAGTACATGGAGGCCCTGTCCAGGATCGACGCCGGGGAGGAGGACGTCCTACTGACGCACATAGGCGTCAACTCAGCCCAGTACAGCTCCTGCTTCCTGCTCCAGAACTGGAACATGGTAAACTTCTCGTCCTCCCCGTTCCGCAGGATATACACGGGACACTTCCACTGCCATCAGCAGGTCGGCCCCAAGACCTGGTATCCGGGCAGCCCGATACCGTTCAAGTTCGACGAGGGAATGGTGGACCATGGCTTCCTCGTGTTCGACGTGGAGACCTGCGAGCATGAGTTCGTCAACATAAACGACGCTGGGGCGCACACTGGGTACCGACCACCCGACTACCTCACCGTGACCGACGAGGATGTCGAGGCCACGGTCCCCATGGCAAAGGGGAACAGGATAAGGATAGTACTGTCCAGGGAGTATACCAATGAAGAGCTCGGGCGCATGCACGACGTGCTCAAGGAGGCCGGAGCGGAGAAGGTGGATTGGACGACCCCGAGGATAAAGGAGGACGACGAGGGGCCCGAGCTCGACGTCGTCCTGGACGGGTCTGGTGAGCCGCAGGATGTCTTCTCCGCGTGGGTCTCACACGACTGCCCGGAGGACCTGGACATAGAGTTTCTCGCGCACCTGCATGGAGAGGTCTCGCAGAAGGCCGTTGAGTTGTACGTCTCAACCGAGGAGGACGAGTAGGTGCTGAAGCTCAAGAGCCTTAGCATGCGGAACTTCCGCTCCTACGGCGACTACGACACCACCATGGACCTGGACGGCCTCGGGCCAGTGCTCATCGTCGGAGAGCTCACCGAGGACCAGAGGAAGTGGTCCGACAGCAACGGAGCAGGAAAGAGCACCATAGTCGACGCCATCGTCTGGTGCCTCTTCGGCAGGCTGCCCAACAAGGCCGCTCCCGGCGACCACGTGGTCAACGTGGGGACCGGAAAGGGGTGCTCCGTCACGCTGACCACCATGGACGGCCACGTCATCACCAGGACCAGGAAGTGCCCGAACGATGACCTGCTCATAAGGTCCCCGGACGGCAAGGACGTCTCGGACTCCGTCAACCGCAACGCGCAGCGGCACCTGAACGCCATGTTCGGGCTCGACTATGACCTGTTCATGTCCAGCGTCGTCTTCAGCCAGAAGGGGAAGTCCTTCCTCGAGCAGTCCGACGTCAAGAGGCGCCGCGCCATGGAGCGTATGCTGAACGTCGCCAAGTACGACCACTACGTGCAGGTCGCCAAGGAGATGATCTCCAGCGCGGAGTCCGCAATGGAGCGCGCAAGGGCCGGCACCGCACAGCAGGAAAATGAGCTCCTCAGGATCTCCGCCATGATAGAGAAGAGCCACAGCGAGAAGATAGCGGACGACCAGAGGAGACAGGAAAGGATAGACGAGCTGCGCAGGCAGCTGGTAGGCCTGGACGGCAAGTACGCGGACGAGCGCAATGCGCTGCTTTCCAGGATAGCGGACGCCGAGAAGGAGCTCGCCGCCATACCGGTCATCGACGCCACCTCCCTAGCCAGGGAATGGGAGCTCTACGAGGAGCGGCTTAAGGGCCTACGGAACGCTAGAGAGGCACTCGACCAGCTCAGGCACAGGGCCGAGACCGCCGAGGCCACCAGGAAGGCCCTCCTCGAGCATAGGGACCGCGACTTCGGGGAGCAGGCTACCAGACTACAGGCGGAGCACGCCCGCGCCCGTCGTGAACTGGCCGGATCGTCCACAGTGGACGTCGACGCCCTCGAGAAGGAATGGAGCTCCTATAGAACCGCCACGCAGGCCATCAAGGAGGCCGAAGATGGAGTCAGGAAGCTAGCGTCGGAGCGCAGCGGAATAGAGAGCGAGATAGGAGTCCACAAGGCCAGCGTCGCAGAGGCCGAAAGCAAGCGTGGAACGACCTGTCCAGAGTGCGGACAGGAGGTCGCGGACGGCTTCGTCACCGACAGGAAGAGCCGACACCAGACCGAGATCGACGCGAGCAAGGAGAGGATCGCCGGACTGGACGCCGAGATAGGCAGGCGCAGGGGCCTCATCGAGAAGGCCAGGAGCCGGATTACCGATCCGAGCATCACGCTGGACGCCGCCAGGATCAAGAACCAGACCAATGCCTGCCTGAAGGAGGCCATGGAGCGTGCGGCCGAGGCCATCAGGCACATGGCCGAGGAGAAGAGGCAGGCGGACGCCGAGAAGGCCGACAGGGAAAGGAAGGTGGCCGACCTCGCGGTCGAATCGAGAGAGCTGGCGGACAGGATCAGGAACGGCACCGAGGACCTGGCTGAGGCGGAGAAGCGCGTCACCGCTACGAAGCCAGGCACCACCATGGCCGAGGCCGAGGCCGTCCGCAGGCAGGTGGGCGCCAAGCGCGGAGAGATAGGGACCCTCAAGGAGGCCCTGACCGGAATCGAGGAGCGACGGGTGACCGAGGCTAGGACCCTGGAGGACGAAATCCGGCGCACGTCTGAAGAACAGAGCCCATACGACAAGGTCCTGGCAAGGTTGGAAGCGGACCTTGAATCCGTAAGGAAGTCCATGAAGGAGGGCTCGTTCGAGATAGCCAGGAGGGACGACGAGGTTAAGCACCTGACCTACATCGCCAAGTCCTATTCGGACCGGAGGAGGATCAAGGCGTTCGTGGTCAAGAAGCGGATCCCCTTCCTGAACGACAGGATAGCATACTACCTCAAGATGCTGCGCTGCGACTTCCCGCTGGAGTTCAACGACTTCCTGCAGGCGAAGACTGGAACCTATCCCTATGAGCTGTGGTCCGGCGGGGAGTGTAGGCGGATCGACCTGGCGCTGATGCTGGCGATCTACCGCCTTAACGGGGTGGTGCACGGGAGCCAGTGCAACGTGCTGGTCTTCGACGAGGTCGAGAAGTCCCTGGACCGCAGCGGACGTGAGGCCTTCGCGGAGCTGGTCATGCGCGAATTCCCGGACAAGACGGTCCTGCTGGTCTCCCATACGACGGACCTGTTCGACGCATTCCCCAGGAAGTTGGTGGTACGTAGACGGAGCAGATATGAGTCCTACGTGGAGGAGCTGAGATGATCTGCAACCGGTGTGACAGGGACCTTCCGGAGTCCGAGTTTCCGCTCGACGGGGGCCGCAGGGGGAACCTCCGTAGGCAGTGCAAGGAGTGCATGCGGAAGATCAACAGGGAATATCGCCGGAAGCGCAAGGAGCGGATGCTCCGAGAGAAGCAGGGAGGTTCCGGCGGAGCATGATGCGCCTAAACAGGCCCTTCCTGCTGTACGCCGACTGCCTAGTGCGGTACGACGGCAGGGCCAGTTCCAGCCTGGACCGTGGCAACTATCTGATCGTCCGGAAGGGAGACGGCTCGCTAATGGTGCACGGAGCGTCCCGCCTAGTCCCCCTGAACTATCAGCCTGCGGGGGCTGTGATGACCGGAGCCGACGACGTCCTGACCAGCGAGCGTCGTGGGGAAACGATAACCATAACGGTGCACGGTGTGATCTTCTTCATGGAGATGAACTCCTGGTCAGACCTCAGGACCAGGATGAAGATGACCGAGAACGACCTGCGGGAACAGATCGTCGAAAACGTCTCCCAGATCGTCGGAGAGGACGTTACAGAGGTCTTCAAGGAATACCGCACGCCCTATGGCCCAGTGGACCTGCTGGTCACAGCAGCCGGGCGTGACCACGTGATCGAGGTCAAGAGGGGCCGGGCAACGGTCTCGGCATGCACGCAGCTCCTGCGCTACCTGGAGTACTTCAAGGAGACCGGAAGCGACGCGACCGGATGGTTGATGGCACCAGAGATAACCGACAACGCCAGGAAGTACTGCGAAAAGCACGGGCTGCGCTGGTACGGAGTCCGGCACAAAGCTAGGAGACGAAAGGAGGACGACATGTCGCTTGGAACGATAGTCGAGCAGATACGTGGGGCCGACCAGCACAGGATAGTGCAGCAGGATGGCAAGCACCTCATCGAGGTGCTAAAGGGCGGACAATGGACGGCCGTCCATTCCTGCAGCAGTAGGCAGGTCGCCGAGGACGTCGTCAGACAGGCCAGCAGCAAGGTCATACTGGGATGAAGAAGACGCTCGTGGCGACGATAGACGCGACCGGAGTGCCGGAGTGGACCATCCGCGCCCTCATGAACCAGATGAAGGCATGGATCGACGCCAACCGCAGGACCCTCCCGTTCGAGGACATCCTCATGATGCCCATGGATGGACCGTCCAGGCTGTATTGGCTCGAGGGCGAGCACGGCGATCCTGCGGATGAGAAGGCCCTCGAGGAGATCCGCGACAGGCTCAAGCCCCTGCTCGAGGTCGCGCTCGACCTCCGCCTGGACCGGGCCAACCAGTACGTCGTCCCGAAGAGGTTCAGGAGCAAGTGAATCTACCAGGCCGCAGATATGACTACGAGCGTCCAGAACTGCCCAGGAAGCTGACCAGGACGGCCAGGAGGAGACCGGTCATGCGCAGACGGGAGGTACCGGGACATGGACGGGTCACCGCCCTGCGCGTAGCGAGGACCAGGATAGCCTCTGCAGACGCCGTGCGCCCCGAAATGCGCATAGGGCATAGGTGGTATCCGTTTCCGGACGGCAACTCCTTTCTGCACACCGTGATAACCAGCAGGTCCATAAACGGCACCAGGATGGGCAGTGACCACGGCTACCTCATCAAGGCCTGGAAGGACTGGCTAAAGAAATGGGCCAGGAAGAACGGAGTAAGGACCGAGATAGTTGAACCAGTCCGGAATGACGCAATCAACGGGAAGGACCGCAAGAAGAAAAAGAAAGAAGGTAGAACAGAGAAGGACGTGAAGCAGGAGCAGGTAACGGCACCGCCGGCACCGGTAGAACAGGATGCTGTCCAGGACCAGCATGAAAACGGTCAAACCTCCATGGGAGGGTGACCATGGACTTCCACATAATCGGAATCGGACTGGACGGTGACAGTCACGTCAGGATAACCAAAGCAGACCACCTGACCGTCCTCGGCGGCACTAAGGAGAGCCACGAACGGATGCAGGAGATGGGCATCAAGGCCGTCGAGCGGATCCGCAGGAGAGGCAGACACCCCTCGGAAATGTCACGTCAGGAGCTAGTCGACGTCTTCAATGAGTAACAGGAACAGGCAAGCAGCGATATCTGACTCCCGGTCAAGACAGGACGCGACCGTAGAGACGGCCTACGGGACGCGCACCTGGTCGAAGTTCATTCACTCCAACAAGGATGGTAGGGCGGACTGCCAGCTCGTAACCATGCTGAACGCCTACTATTACATGTACGGCAGGCGGATACAGCAGGACTCGGCGACGTACGAGAGGCTGACGGACGAGTGTCACTGCAGGAACGGAACCGCCCTGCAGATAGATAAGCTACATAGGCGGTACAGGATGAGGACAACCGAGTATGGTGCCCTGGTCGGATTCAGCTCAAGGAACGTAGCCATGAAGTGGCTACCAGTGGAGGCAACCGTGCAGGACAGGAGATACGGAAGACACTCGGTCCTGATAATCGACTACGCACACCGCCCATGCGCAGTCCGCGTCCTGAACGCAGGTCTTATGGATTGTGTGGCGTCGAACGGATGGACCCTGCTGGATATCTTCCTGCAGTTCGTCAGGTCCGCAAGGTCGTTCAAGCCGCTATAGGTCCAGCGGTCCGTCCCACCGTTCAAGCCACGCCAGGGCCACTGCAGCGACCTGCACCAGCTCCTTGCGCGCATGCGCGCATGCGCCCGGTCTCCGTCGACGATGCCCTGGGACGTCTCGCCGGCCTCCTCGACAAGGAGGGCAAGCCAGAACAAGTCCGAATGGCCATGCCTGCCCCATTTCGCGTCCTGTCTCGCACGTTCGGCAAGTATATCCTCGAGTGGATCAGGCATGCCAACCCCCATTTACGTAACCTCCCACGAGATTGACCGACCTCCAGTCCGGAAGGTCGGAGACGTGGAGCCCGACTGAACCATGCGACTCGACGTAGTCAAGGGCCTCCCTATCCAGCAGGTGCCTCACTATCGTTCCGTCGGAGGTGTGCACTATGTGTAGACGGTCACCATCCCAGCAATAGTTCGGATACGAGCCCGTCCTGCCGGACAGCCTAAGCAGCGGAGACGACCCAAGGATGGCACCGTTCCACCTGCCGAGGACCAGACATCTCCTGTCGTTGCCATGGTTCCACACGACGAAGGGCGATCCGCTATCGTCATGTAGGGCCACCAGGGAGTTATTGGCGTTGGTCAAGCCAGACCGTAGAGGAAGCGACCATGACCGGCCATGGTTGTCGGACGTGAAGTACCACGCCCTCCTGGTAGGCGTCACGTCGCGCAGAAGGGCGTGCAGCGTCCTCCCGTCGTACCACAGGGTCGGCTGCATCATCGAGCCATTTCCGAAGCGTCCGTTCACCGCTCCGATCCTAGACCCTATGGATCCGCGACGCCACCAGTCCCTGCCGTCCTTGCTGGCCATGATGGTGCCATAGCAGTTCTTCTCACGGTAGGCAGGCAGTAGCCACCTTCCGTTCACCATTATCGGCTGACACCTTGCCAGGAATCCGATCCGGCCCCGGAAGGCACGCCTGACGTCTCCTGGCTCGCTGAGGTCGATGGTCCAGTTACTGCAGAAGGACCACCTATCGACCGGGTGACGGCACTCGTTATATCCCAGCTCGAACTTCGAGTACAGCAGGATAGCAGGATTAGTGGGGATCAGGACGCAGTTCCCCGTGCCACCCGGAAACGTCAGGCGTCCGGTGACGCGGTCATCGACCATCCTCTCCACGACCACATGCTGCATGTCCGTGCACTCCATTCCGGAATAGTACGCGACCCATAGCGCATCCCTTGACCGGCACACGGTTGCACAGTGAGAGGGTCTTCTGGAGTGAATGTACGTGACTGCAAGCATCCGTAGTTCCTCGGGCCGCCCCAGGCCGTATCTACTGTGGGAGCGCGGAGAACCTGTCCATGAAGATAGCCGTATATGCCATAACCAAGAACGAGGAGAAGTTCGTCGAACGCTTCATGGCGTCCTGTGGGGACGCCGACGAGGTCGTCGTGTGCGACACCGGAAGCGACGACGGAACCCTGTACCGCCTCAAGAGGACCAGAGCGAAGGTCGGGCACGTCAAGCTGACGTGGGACGACTGGCCCGAGACTACCAGGACCGAGGAATGGAGAAGCAGGCTCGGACGTCCATGGCGGTTCGACGTGGCCAGGAACAAGTCCCTTGAACTGGTATCGGAAGACGTCGACGTCTGCATATGCCTAGACCTCGACGAGATACTCCTTCCAGGATGGCGGGACATGCTCGAGAAGACCTGGCGGGAGGACACGACCAGACTGCGCTACCGCTACGTCTGGAGCTGGAAGGACGATGAGAAGGGAGTCCCGGACCTAGTCTACTATGGCGACAAGATCCACTCCAGGCATGGGTATGAGTGGAGGCATCCCGTCCATGAGGTTCTCTATAGGACAGGCGGGAAAGAGGTCCAGAGCTGGGCCAGGGACGCCACGCTCATAGAGCATCACCCGGACCATGGAAAGTCCAGGGGCCAGTACCTGCCCCTACTGGAAGCCTCCGTCAAGGAAGACCCTCTGAACGATCGGAACGCGCACTACCTTGGGCGTGAATACCACAACCGGGGGATGTGGGACGAAGCGATCAAGGAGCTTGAGAGACACCTTGGACTGGAGAACGCGAGATGGGACGCAGAGAGGATGGCCTCCATGCGGTATCTTGCCCGCTGCTACAGGGCCAAGGGAAACGAGAACGAGAGGATCAGGTGGCTGCGGAGGGCCTGCGCAGAGTGCCCCGGCGAGCGCGAGCCATGGGTCGACCTGGCCCAGGCCGCGTTCGACAGCAAGGACTACCTGGAGGGGTACTTTGCGGCCGAGAAGGCCCTGTCCGTGAGGGATAGGTCGCTCTGCTACATGACCGAGGGCCTGGCGTGGGGCGACAGGCCATATGATCTTGGAGGCACGTGCGCGTTCTACGTGGGCCTGGTCGAGAGGTCGCGGAGGCTCAGCATCGAGGCGTGGCGCAGGAACAGGACCGACGCGCGCCTGGCCGGGAACGTTAAGCTGGTACGCCTTGCTTCACGCAACAACGTGCCGGCCGTAGTTCCCGACGTACACGTCCTGTGGCCCACCGTCCGGCCCGGTGCGTTCCTGGAGATGCTCCATGAGTGGCGCACGAGGGCGTCCGGAGAGTTCCGGCTGCGGGTCGCCGTGAACACTGCCGAACAGAAGGATGCAGTTGGAGAGTGCGGCGCGGAGGAGATAGTCGTGGTCGAGGGGTGTCGGGGCGTTGCGCGGGCCGCCCATGCCCTGACCAGCACCCTGGAGGCTCTTCCTGGGGACGTGGTCATCCTTGCCTCTGACGACTTCATGCCGGTCGAGGGCTGGGACGTGGAGGTCAGGAGGATGTTCTCGGACTTCGACGGCTGTGTGGTCGTCGACGACGGATGGAACAAGCGCAGGTGCGTTACGATCCCAATAATGGACGCTGCGTGCCTGTATAGGCTGCACGGCGTGATGTACCATCCTGCCTATGTCCATCAGTATGCCGACGAGGAGCTCTTTGAGGTGCTCGAGGAGATGAAGCTCCTGCGCGATGCGCGCGGCGACGGGGTGCGTACGTTCGAGCACCTTCACTGGCATGCCGGAAAGAGGGAGAAGGACGACGTGGATGACGCGATAGCCGGTGCCTGCGAGGTGGACGAGGCTACGTTCCGGTCCCGCAGGAGGCTGCCGGTCCATAGGAAGATATTGATCGGCGGTCAAACCTAGAAGCAAGGAGGACTGCAATGCCGGACGATGCACCGGACAGGGTCGTACTGGAGCGTCTGCTGTACAAGATTCCTCAGTGCATAGACTACCAGAACCTGTATGCCATGGAGGACGAGTTCAACAAGGTCGGTCTGTCCGTCCATACCACTCCGAAGAATAGGATGATCCTGTGCAGGGTAGTCGATGGCCGGATCGTGGCGGACAAGGTCATCGACGACTATATCTTCATCGGGAGCATCGAGGACTCGATGCGCGAACTGTCCGAGAGGGCGATATACAAGATCTGCAACTTCGTGCGCAGCAGGGCTGACAAGGCCAGCAAGCCGTTGAACATAGCCAGGCCGTGGCGCAATGGGCTGCGAATGAAGGACACAATCATGGTGGCCAACGAGGACGTAAGCCAGATAGCTGACGATCTTGACTCTGGACTATTGCTGGGATGATGCCCTGGCCGTCATTGCGCTTTAAAGGAGCATGGCATGGTGACCAGAGGCAAGAGCGTCTTTTCTCGCGCCATGGTGGCTCCGAAGTCCGCAAGGTGCCCGGAGGTCGTGAACGACCTTCTGCTATATGCGCTGTTCGCCCGGGTGACGCTAACCCCGCACAATGAGCAGTGCGGCAGGACCATCGAGTTCTCCACTTCCTACGACGCGGCCACCAGGACAGTCGAGCTGGAGGTCGCGGACGACGACCTTAAGTTCTTCGACCAGCTCACCGGCGTTCAGCGCGGGCCCAGGTTCCAGAAGTTCATCAACTGGCTCATAGGGTCCAGGCAGTTCGAGTCCACGGTCACTCCTGACTTCGTGTCGGCGACCGCGTTCGACTTCTGGTATGGCGCGACCCCGACCCAGATGGAGGACGTTCCACTGGTCCTGTTTCCGACGGTGGAGCCGTCCGCGATAGGCTATAACGCCAAGCTGAGGCCCACGAGCACCAAGGCGGTCATCTCCGCGACGTGGAAGTTCGTGTGCGGCAGCGGTTCGTCACTGACCGTCCGGGTAGTCGTGACGGTGATAAGCCCGGACCAGGATCCGTACGAGGTGGTGCACGATGCCATGGTCTCCACGGCAGGACTGTCCGCCGGCGACGTCTTCGACACGGACCTGCTTTCCTTGTCAGTGCCCGCCGGAAGCGTCCTTGCCCTGTCCATGATGAGGAACTTCTCCGGCTCCACCGATCCGCACAGCGAAATGGTCGGGCTGATAGGGGTCAGGATCAGCGATGAGTAGACCCGTTCCGGTCACCGACAAGGGGTGCGTCGAGTCGACCGCTGACCTTCCGTCGTCCGGCAACTTAGTCGGTGACTTCTACCTGGTCAAGGAGACCGGCGTCCAGTGGGTCTGGGACGGTTCTACCTGGATACCGCTGAACGTGGTGGCCCCGACCGGTCCTGGTTCCGGGTCTCCTGGCCCGACAGGACCGACAGGACCGACAGGACCGACTGGTCCCACGGGTCCGACTGGTCCCGCTGGGACTTCTGCAGCCACTGGCCCGACTGGCCCGACTGGCCCGACTGGCCCGACTGGCCCGACTGGCCCGACTGGCCCGACTGGCCCAACTGGCCCAAGTGAAGCCAGGTATTTCCTAAGGTACTCCGAAAGGTCAAGAGTTCCGGTCGGAGGAACGAGATATCTGCGCGCTGGACGCGTCGTCGTATCGGACACCGGTGACAGGCTGACGGCAGCGAGCACGCTGCGTGGAATAGCTGTCTCCGTGAATGCGTCGGATGCCACGAACGACTACGACGTCGAAGTTATAACGGACCCAGGGGGCACTCCAGTAGTGAAGGGGACCTTGTCCCTCCTTTCCGGTAGTACCGGCACGTCGCGGCGTGATCTTTCAGCATCGATTGCAGCCGGGGACGCCATCGGGGTTCGCCTCGTGCGGACCTCTGGTTCTGGCTCTTCAGACTTTAATAGGATCGTGGTCGAAGTCGAAGTAAGCATTCCATAGGGAGCACCATGGTAGATGGCAGAAACGCTGATCATCAAGTCCAATGCTCTCAGGGTCACGGAAGTCCTAATAGACGACCTTGGCTTCGCCATCCCTCCAAGCGGTGGGTCCGTCACCTTGACGGAACCGTCAGACCTGCATGACGCCAAGATATCCATCGATCTAAGAACGTTCCTGACGGACGACGTATTCGGTCCTTCATCGTCCACACTGATATTGAACGATGGCTCGTCTGACATTGCACAATCTGCCGTTGGCGACTTTCTGCGAATAACAGGTGGGGTTGTTGGTCCGACTGGTCCGACTGGTCCTGTTGGGATTTCTGGTCCGACTGGTCCGACCGGTTCTGCTGGAGTTGCTGGTTCCACTGGTCCGACCGGTCCCACGGGGGTTGCTGGACAGACTGGCCCGACTGGTTCTGCCGGAGCTGCTGGCGTTGTGGGCCCGACTGGCCCAACTGGTTCTGTGGGGATTGCTGGTCCCACTGGTCCCACGGGAATTGCTGGACCAACTGGTTCTACCGGAGTTGCTGGACCGACCGGCCCAACTGGCCCCACGGGAGTTGCTGGACCAACCGGCCCAACTGGTTCTGCGGGAGTTGCTGGACCGACCGGCCCAACTGGTTCCACGGGAGTTGCTGGACCAACTGGTTCTACCGGAATTGCTGGACCGACCGGCCCAACTGGTTCCACGGGGATTGCTGGACCAACTGGTTCTGCGGGAGTTGCTGGACCGACCGGCCCAACTGGTTCCACGGGAGTTGCTGGACCAACTGGTTCTGCTGGAGTTGCTGGACCGACCGGCCCAACTGG